AGACGTGCGGACGAACCGTCAAAGCAAAGTGTTCACGCTGTGGTGCAATCGATACCTCTTGTGGCAAGAGCGCGCAATTTTCGCTCAGCAGGCCTATTGGCTTCGAGCGCGTATGGTATCACATCGAACACATCGAACCTGACCCAACACGCCACATTCGAGGTGGCGACAAAATCACATGCTTTGTGGACGATGTTCGATTGGACATGATGGTTCATTCCGATCAACCATCAACAAAGGTTTCCTTGGTACGCACCGGGGTGCAGCGTTATAATCCGATGGTGGAGGATTAGAGCGATGGAAGTCATCAGGTCATCTTCAATACCGGAATTGGTTGCGCACAAAAGCGTAGTTGTTGAAGGGACCGGGGTGATCACGCAATATGACGCAGTAGCACCCATCGGGACACTTGAAAGCGAAGCTAAGTGGTTGGCTTGGAGAAAAGTGATCACAGAATCTGGAACCACCACCACGACTGTGACAACTTGGGCCGACGGCGACGGCAGCTATGACAACGTAGCAACAGACCTTACAACATTGGCGTACTCGTAATGTCATTCAATCCAGCAGAATGCATCGATGAGTGGTTGCTCAATTACCCGAGCGGCCAAGGCACGTATTACGCAAATGTGATGGCATCGGGCTTCGTTGCTGTAATACCATACCAACCACTGGTGATTAAAACGCCTGTTTCAGAAGTGCTTGGAGGTGGAGGGATCGGGGCGTCCGGTGAGTTGATGTTTTTCTATGATTCGCTCCAAGGGTATCTAGGGTTGAACAAGGCAATCCTGTCATACCCTGTGTGTTCTGGTGTGAACATTACGTGGAATGTTTCTGATGGTGTGGATTATGTAACGACTGTTGTTGTTACCAACCCAAACGTTGCGTTCTTGCGCTTCCAAATGCCAAGGGCATACGCCGCGCACACCACCGAAGATTTTGAACGAATAACCTCGCAGATTCGTGTGACCGGCAATGACCCGGCTAGCTCGCTGGCCTATGACAAATTGAACGGCAAATTGGTTTTACACGACCACACCCCAGCGTTGGATCAGAGATACGGGAAAAAACCGGCCTCAACAAAAGGCAAAATCCACGCATACGATCCGGTGAAGGCGATTGAATATGATACCGGCGTTGATTTGACAGAGATATTTTCAGGCCGCATCAACTTCTTCAACGCAGATGAGTGCGCAGACAAGAAGCTGCTTGGTTATGACACTGGAAATCCTGTGACGTATGACAATGGAATGATATCTGGGTTTATTCCTGTAACACCTGGGAGAACGTATGCCATATCCACTCCATCAGCAGAGATAGGCGGCGGGCAACCTGGGGCTGTTGTGTATTTTTATGACACCAACAAGTCATACTTAGGAATAAGCACAACAATAGGCTCGTACCCAATTGCTCCAGGCCAGACTGTCACAACAAACCTTACAGGAGGCGGGCGCGGCTATTCGAGATTGGCGTTGTCACAAGGCACTCCAATACGATACATCAGATTCCACCTCACATCCGCATACACCACCCACACCACCGAGGATTTTGACAGAATCAGGAATGGAATTCAGGTTGAAGCGAATGCAGATTTTACGCAGTTTGTTACGCCTGAACAATTCTCAAACCCAAAGCTTCTCCCTAAGTCGCTGCCACAGCTCTACAGAAACAAGACGAAGATGATCAAATCAGGTTCTGACCTGTACATCAGAACGCCTTGGTCTACAACGCACGATTTCGTCCAGAGGTTGGATCTGGGGCTGAACGGGGCGTCGTACGAAAACAACCCATTCAGATTCACATCGGCGGGCCTGATTTTGAAATCGACGCTTGACAATAATGTTCCGGGTGGAACGTACGAAACGCAGTACATGTCCATGACAGACGATATCTGCCCTGCGAATTTCAATGGAACGTACATTGGAGCAAATCACGGCGCGGCGACGCTTGTTGTATTGACGGTATCGAGCCACGACAAGACGGTTGAAGACGTAGGTTCAGAATGGACAGACGGATTGTCAAGAAAGTGGTATCTGCTGCGCGTAGTGAACAATACGACGCTGTGGGTGATGTCAGAAGATACATCCGCCACCGATGTCTGGTCATTTTACACGTCGGCCAACGGCACGACATTGTCTCACAGTGCAAACGCAACACACCAATCAGACATCGTGTTTTCGTCACAAAGCGTAACACAGCTTTGGCCCGCTATAAAGAATCAATCCAAACAAATTTTGGAAGACGGACACTCGCCTGTCACCGAAGATGGCGTGTATTTGTGCGACTTCATAGACATCAAACACACATACGACATATCACACGTTCCATCAATATTGGATTATGTGATCTCACAAGTCGGCGGTTCCAGCCAACCTGCGTTTGATCACGAATCGATCGATAACTGTGCAAGATTCTCGATAACCTACCGCTTTCACCAGAACGGTTCTGTTACAATTTACCACAATTTCAAGGCATTGAAGCAAATCCAAATTGGGTACATCGGGTTCATACAGTGCGCGCCATTGTTGTATCCTGGCGGAACGTTGCATGAGTACATCCCAAAAATAGGAACAATAACGGTTGGTGGAAATGCTTATGATTTCAAAAACATCGAGGACATATCGAGTATTGCGGATAGTGTAGATCTGGCCAAGGCCGACTGGGACGATGCCGCAAACCCTCCAGAACGCTTTGTGCAATTTGCGAAAGACTCAGGCGCACAAAAAACCTATGGAATATGCATTGGCTATAACCAAGACGTAGGGATCGGACAACCATCCATTCGTGCTTCAAATTCCGGCAGCGCGGCATTCATATACACATCCAAAAAACAGTATCCACGCGGCGTTTCATCAGGTAGCACAACGTGGCCATCCAATTTGATACCGGCCGGCACGGTTTTGGATATGGTGGCGTTTCGTGCTCCAATCAATTACACGCTGAATGAATCTCCAACCAACGCATCTTGGTATTTTGTCGGAGATGATTGCTATTTGATGGTGGATTTTCATGAAACATTCGATGGATGGTTGAATCTTCCTGACTATTTGATTGGGATGAAAATTGCTGTTGTCGAGTCGGACGGAATAACAATCAACAGCGGGTTCGTATCACCGGACGGCATAGCGCTGAGTGTTCCAGGAACGTACGGGACATTGGTTGCGAGGTTATACAAATGAGCGGTCCTAAAGTGTGGAACACAGGAAGTTCTTTTCCAATCGAAATATCCGTCATCGATGAATCAACTGGACAAGGCGTGCCTGGTCTAGCTTCAGCAATCGGCCTTCACATCCGAAGATTATCTGATGGATATTGGTGGAATGGCTCTTCGTACATTTTATCTCCACCAGCACAATTGAACGTGGTTGAAGTAGATTCCACTAACCAGCCTGGACTTTATCGCCATACATTTATGGGCAACAATTCTATCACAGAGGAGATGTATGAAGCTCGGTGGGACATTAGCGCCGTTGCACTTCAACGCGATGCATATGAATTGCACGTTTGTCGGCCTTCGCTGTCTCCATCAGGAGCTTACCAAACAACAATCAGAGTTGTTGATACAGGGCTGTCACCTATCGTTGGGGCTACTGTTGCTGTCTTCGATGCATCCAACACATCCATGTTGGCGAAAGGGGTGACGGATAGCGGCGGCGAGGTTACGGTTGCCCTTGATGCAGCTACGTACAACATCAGATTGGCTTGCGTTGGCTTCACTTTCACAGTGCCGGAAACGCTTGTCGTTGCTGCAAGTGGTTCAATCGAGTATACTGGTGTCCAATGGGTGCCGGATATGAACGGATCTCCATTTGATCCACAAGGTGTGTTGCCATAGGAGATACACATGTCAGAGAAAGTTGCTGTCGAAATCTTGGTGCAGAAGGCCATCACGCTGATGAGCGGCGAGTCGCTGTACCAATATGAAGAGAATTTGCGAAACGCCGCGCGTGATGTGGTGAAACGAAAGTACAACTTGGCCAATGACGACGGGTCATACATGGCCGAAGTTTACGACGGCGCATCAATTTGGTCAGTGTACAAGAAAAACGAAAGCCCACCACACCAGTACATCATGATCGAGCACACCCGGGATGAAAACGGGAATTTCAAGTTTGGAGGCTCGATGAAGGTGAAACGCACCACCAAATATGAACCAGTTGGTGCGGTAGCAAAAGTCACGAAAGGTCGCTGGATCGAGGCCGAGGCGTCATCCAAAGAGTCGACAAAGAGCGATGAAGGTTCCACCGAGAAAGAGTGTGGTAAAGAGCGCGCTGTCAAAAAGGACTTTTGGAACGGCGTGTTTTGAGGTGATCCATGCCGTCAATAGCCAGAGGCCAAGCCAACACACAGTACATTCTCAACTGGTTTTTGACAGTCGGGGGAGTGCTAACAGACGCATATGCTGTTGAGTATCGTATCCTTGACATAACCGGAGGGTTGCCAGGAACACAGGTGTTTCCGACTGTCGCGGGGACGTGGGAGGATGTGTCAAGCGGCGACGGACACTTTGCCACAGGCTCGTACTATGCATATGACAACGCGCTGGCAGACGGGTGGACGTCTGCTGCCGCCGAACCAATTGGCACACATCGAATCGAATGGCGATGGAAGTACATTGCCACTTCGGCGTATGTCTCCGGGTTTGAAGACTTTGACGTCAAATCAAGTTCAAGTCCAGATTTGTATATATCGCTGTCGGACGTTCGCGCCGAGGGGCTTGATTCCACGGTAGCAGACGACGCCAAGGTGATGGCCGCCATCGAGCTTTGGCAGGCGATCATTGAGAGGGCGTGTCGACAATGGTTCAATCCAAGAACGCTAATTTTGAAGGCTGATGGAACCGATTCGGACGCACTTCACTTCGGGGTTCCCATCATAGACATCGAATACCTGAAACTCAATAACTCATCCGACGAGTTAGACACGGGGTTGTATCGGGTGTACAACAGCCGATCATATCCCGATGATCGTCGAAACCCGAGGATCAAACTGATTGGTTCTGAACGAGCGGATATTTACACGGCACCGTTGTGCAGCCGTCTTCGATTCGCGAAGGGACGGCAGAACCAAGAGATCAAAGGAACATTCGGTTTCACCGAAGAGGATGGAAGCACACCATTGCCAATAAAGAGGGCATTGTTATTGTTGGTGATCGAAAAATTGACAAAGCCGCCGTACCCGGGGAGTTCAACAACGGTCACTCCTCCAGCAATTATTGGTGGAATCATCGAAGAGCAAACAGACGAACACCGGATCAGATATGGCGGCGCAGCGAGTACCACAGGCAAGATATCCGACCGAAGGCCAGGGCTGTCAGGGATAACAGCCAATCAAGAAATCCTAGACATCATCAAATTGTACAGAGCGCCGATCGGAATAGCCACCCCAGCCCATACGAGTCTTCAATGATCCCGAACCTTCTCCATCCCGTTCCAGTTGACGTGGAACAATTGGACAAGTCAGGGACAATCTATGACGACGATTTCAGGGAGCCAACACAACAAGTTGAACACAAGACGGTCGTTCACCTCGAAGGCCAAGTGCATTGGGGTGAAATGAAGGAAGTTGGCGTGACACAAGCTGGCGTTGAAGAAAACGCAGCAGGGTACGTTGTGTTCAGGTACGTTGATTTGGAAGCGCAGTCAGTCGTATTGCGTCTCAATGATCGGATAACAAGGCTTGGGAAGCTTGACACAGATTTGTACATCACCAAATTGAAACCATCTGGACATTGGCCTGATCAAGGCGGCGCCACTCTGTTGAAAGCATATTTCATGGATCGGCAACCCTCTCGCCAGGAGGCGTAAGGTGCCAGTTGCAACGATCAAATTCCACGGGTTCAAGAAAATTGAACATGCGTTAGATGACAAACGTTTCAGCACAGTGTTGAGGGCGCACATCCGTAAGGCCAACGTCAAAATAGGTCTTCATGCGCGAAAAACGGTCAGAGATGTTGTCAAATCCAGCATCCTAACCAAAAACAGACCGCTCACAATCGCCATCAAAGGGTCAGAAAAATCCATGGTTGATCGTGGAGATTTTTGGCAATCGTTGACGTACAAGGTGATCAGCGATCTTCAAGTTTTTGTCGGGGTTCTTCAGCAATCGGCCGAATACAACATTGCGAAAGTCCTTCACGATGGTGTGGTGATTCCAGTCACACCACAGATGCGCGGGTTGTTTTGGGCGTTGTGGCAAGTGTCAATCGGGGCAATGCCAAAGTCCAACCTGTCTGAACGCGGCCAAGAGCTGATCGAACAGATGCCCGAGGGATGGAAACCGTTGAAAGACAGCACCACAGCAATCATCATCCCTTCGCGCCCATTTATCCGCATCGCTTTTGAAAACAAATCGCTGGAGGCGTACGCTAGGCAAATGTGGTCGTCTGCTACGGCGGCTGCGTTCAAGGAATTGTCCACTAAGGGTTGATTGTGAGACTAAAACGACTGATCAAAACGTTCTCGTTCACCAATGACAATCGTTCTCGCATAGCGCTGGGGGCAGGCGCGCGCCTTCACCCAACGCGCAACGCCATTGAGTTGTCGGAACCATACAGCACAGCAGCGGACATCCAAGCATCAACTTGGATCACCAATCCTCGTAATGTGAAACAATGGCTGGGATTCCAAGCAGTGGACAACCACCAGAAGGACGAGGACGGCGCGCCATATACGTCGCTCGGGTATCGGATCGGCGACGGAACAGACCAATATTGGTGGGACGGTGGCGCATGGGCTATCAACACTACAGATTGGAACACAGAAGCAGAGATAGCAACCAACATCACCACCTTTCCAGCAACGTCAAAGCAACTCCAAGTGATTGTCAATTTGGTCACGACAAACGAATCCTACACGCCACAACTTTTCTCTGTCAAAGTGCTGTATTCGAGTGACATTGAATTCCAGGAAGACTTGATTTGGCGCTCGTTCATCCCAGAGCTTCGGGAGCAGATCAGACCAATATCCGATTGGCCAATCAAAATCACCACGGCTGGAACTGAAATCAATTTGAACGATTACGCATTGGACACGCCGTACAACATCGTTGGGATAGATTCTGTATTCAACCACACGACTGATCCAAACCACGACACAGATGCCTTTTCATCATACGACGATGTCACGAAAATCATCACTGTGAATTCAGCATTAGCGGTCGGTGACGTAGCGTGGGTCAGATTCACATATGAGCCTGAGGTGGCCGCAACCACGAGCCAGGAATACACCGAGATCGCAAAAGTACCTGCCATCACTATTGGCGACATTTCGTTGAAAAGATCTTCAGAAGTGACACGTGATGACTCTGTGATCGACAAAGCAGCCGGAACAGCAGTGAAAGTCCTTGGGCCAATGATGGCTGACGTTGAGATGGTGCTGACAGCAATCACAGCCAGCGCAAAAGACAACGTGCGGTTGGCCGATGAATTGAAAAGGTTCTTTCGTAACAATGTTATGCTGCGATCACGTGGATTGGATGAATACTTTAGGCTTTGGATGGTTGATGAGTACAGCCAAGGCACTCTTCCGACCCAAACAAACATTCATGCCAGTCGGCTTCGTGTTCGCATTGTGAACGGGCTATTCTTTGAGCGCGATGCAGTTGAAGCATACCCCGTATTGAATTTTCATCTCACCGGAGACATGAACACGGTTGTTCAGTAATTGAGGAGAACGTAACATGGCACAACGAAGATTTGGCCCAACACGCGGCGCTGGCGTCGCCTTGGTCGAAAATGAAGGCGACAAACCCATCGAGGCAGCTGCGCTCGGGTATGCTGGGTATGCAGGGTTGTTCGAAAAAGGCCCTACAAATGAGCTAATCATTATCACCAACAAGAAGCAATTCTTGAAAAAGATGGGCAGTTACATCCCTGAGTCGTATGCTCCTGATGCATCTTTCGACTATTTTGACTTGGCCAACGGGGCGGGCGGCCTTTGCCTCGTGCGTGTCACCGATGGTAACGAGCTTCAAGCATCAGCCACGTTGTATGCTCGTTATGGCAGCATCCTTACTCCAATGGGAACAATCAAAGCCAAGAATGGCGGTCGTTGGGGCGGGAAAGAAAACCGCTACACAGCGGACATGGCGAGTGGTGCTGACTTGGCAGAGACCACCTTGGACACCGGCCTTACCATGAAGACAGATGAATGGAAGGGCGGTTGGATCGAGCTTGAGCAAGTCCCCAACACTCGCTATGAGATCATTGGAAATACGACAGCGGGCGTCGTAACGGTGGCTGCTGATCAAACCATGAAGACAGATTGGGGAATCAGCGGCGATCTCCGCTACTACCTCGTCATCGACAATGATCGCGAGAAGGCAGTCAGTGTTCTGATCAGCGACGGCGAGGAGAATGCTAGCACAGAATTCAGCATGTCTGTGTATGTCGACGGTGTGTTCATCAAGAAATACCCCAATCTCAACACCAATCCAACGAGCGGTCGTTATTGGGTGAACGTCATCAACAACGACGGCGCAAATGACGAAATCGAAGCAGTTGACTTGTGGGTGGGGACGCACACCGCAGCGGTTCGCCCTGCCAATCACTACGGCCTCATCAGCACCGTCACCACGCTGGTGATGACAGCTGTGATCCACGATTTCACAATCAATTCGCCCACCGGAGCAGACCCGACGTTTGCCATTGATGCTTCGGATGATGAGATGGTAGCGCAGAAGATCACCATCACAATGTCCAGTGCTACGGCAGGGACAGCGGCGAGTGACAAATTTGGCGCACTCGGGGCTGTCACTGTTGGAACGGCGTTCGTTCCCAACAACAAGTGGACACCAGAGTTCACGGTTACGGCGGGCGCCACACCGCTCGCCGCCGCTGATACTTTGGTGATCAATTACAAACCATTCGTTCCAAGCATGTTGGTTGGCGGGTACCTGTACCCCGACAAGGTGAATGCTCCTTTTGTGAAATATCGCATTACCGCGAATGACCACGAAAGCATCACAGTTGCCGATGGATCAGATCTCACTGTCGACGGCGCCCCGGCGGACGAATTCATGGTTGAGGCGCGTATTGACCTCATCAATGGTCGCGACGGACACAGCGCTGTGACAGATGGGATCTACATCAGCAAGGCGTGGGACACGGGGCTAAGCCCGTTCAATCGCATTGCTGGTCGAAATCTCGGGTTGGTGAAGATGGCTACGCCTGGTGTTAGTTCGACCGCTGTTCAGAAGGCCGGGGCGGCCTATGCGGCAGCGAAAAATCACCAATACAGATATGAATTCCCGTCATCCATTGTGACCGAACAGGGCGCAATCGATTACATCAATGAAACAATTGGTCGAAGTGATTTTGCTGTCGCCGCTTTTCCATCGTGGGGATACGTCCCAGACCCAGACAGCATCGACGGCAAATTGAAGTTGGTCCCCAACACAGGGATGATTCACGGGCGCGAGGCGCGAATTGCCGCTGACTACAACGGGTATCACAAGGCAGAGGCGGGCATTGATGCAACGTTGCCTGAGCTTTTGAAGATCACAACGGCTGATGCCATCCTGGACGAAGAGCAGCTGAACCCTGTTGGTATTGCTGTTGTGAAGAAGGTGAAAGGCAATTTCGTGATCTGGGGTGATCGGACGTTGTACACCGATGCCAACTGGAAATGGAAGCACCAGAGAGAGCAGATGTCACATTACGAACACACGCTCCAAGAAAATTTCGATTGGATTGTGTTCATGATCAACGATCCAGACACAGAAAAAATGGCTCTTACGTCGCTGAAGACGTTTTTCTTGCCGGAGTTTACGAAGCGGGCGTTGCGTGGGAAGACGTTTGAAGATGCAGCAATCTTCAAAGTCGATGAAGAGAACAACACCGATGCAACCCGCGCGGCGGGCGACATGTATGCGGAAGTCTCGTTGAGGCTTGCCGACACGGTTGAGCGATTCATAATCAGAATCGGCAAGCAAGGCATCTTCGAGTCTGTGTCGTAGTATTGGTATTGGTAAACAACACGAAAACAGTGCACGCTTAGTGTCTCTGAAAAGGAGTTGGTGATGACGGTAACATTGAAAGAAAAATTGGGAGAAGCCGGATCGTTTTTGGACAGATCATCCGGCAGCGACAATCTTTACGATGTGTTGGTGGCGATGCACCAATGGATGACAACGGTGACAGCCGAGGTCAACGCAATCAACGGCGGGGCGTCCATCGTGACACAGTTCAACCAACTATTGGCTGATCACAACGCGTTGGCCGGTGAGTATTCGCAGTTACTTTCTGACTTCAATGCATTGTCAGCGCAATACACGCAATTCGTGACAGATTACAATGCCACGACAGCACCCACAACGGCTACCACACCAGGCGATTCAACAGCTTCATCTGTCGCAGATTCAACGGCTGAAGAGTTGGCTGAGCCATCAGGTTCCAGCAGCGATATCGCAGCAACCATCACGGTTGAATAACGCCAACAGCTTAACACAGGAGAAGAGCCGATGAAAGGCACAATAAAGCCAGACCACATCCCGGTCAACAAATACAAGCTGTTGGTGCTTGGGTTGCCCGAGATCACTGCCACCGAGATATCTGGACTGGAAGACGAGCTTCAAACAACAGAGCTTCCAGACAGGACAGTGGCCAGCGGCGGGAATCGAGGCCCGACTGAATTCACCATCATGGTCCCAATGCACCACACTGTCGAACAGGCAGCGATGGAAGTTTGGTTCAGGGAGTCACAAGACCCCGTTCTGCCAACGTACAAGAAGGCAGGGACAATCATCCATTACAGCATCAGCGGACAAGTCGACCGTACCTATTCTCTGATTGGCGTTTTCCCGTCGAAGCGTGCAACGCCCGACCTTGAAATGGCCAACGAAGGCGAGATGGCTGCTGTTGAATGGACGTTGAAGGTTGACGACGTTCTACCATTGTAAACAACACATAACACGGCTGGGCCATCACAAGGGTTCCAGAACTGATTGGAGGTGAGCCGTGAAAGAAGCACAAGAACAAGACATCGGCTCTTCGCAAAAGAGCAAAATCACCAAATCATTGCTCAAAGATCTTGGACCCCGGCTCCCGCTCGGGGTCATTGATTCATCGGGCGCGTATGTGAAAGACTTGGCTGTTCGCCCATGGCGCTTGAAAGAAGAGCGTGAGTTGGGGGAGATTCGAGACCAAAACCGAGACGCCAATGTGGCGCAATTCGTTTCAATGGTTTTGGGGACTATGTGCACTCGAATTGGGACGCATGAATTGGAGACAATCAAGCTTCCCGAACGTCGAGTCATCGTTTCACAAATGTTCATGGGCGACGTTTTCTTTGCCTACATCTGGCTGAGAATACAGGCCCTTGGACCAGAGTTGAAGGTTGATCTGACATGCCCGAATTGCTCATCCAAATTCCCGTTCAGTGCAGATCTCGAAACCATCGAGGTGACCAGCGCAGAAACTTTGAGCGATGCGCTATGGGAGTACAAACTGCACCACCCCTTCTCATTGCGCTCACGTCAAATAGAAAGACTCCAACTAGGGCCAGCCAGATGGAACGGGCTGGAGATGATGAGCAACTCAGGGTCACTTAACACGGGTGCAGCAAAAGCCGGAATCATTCGAGCTTCTGTTCATGGCATCCCGGACAAAGACGGCAAGTTCACTTCAACAGCACTAGGCGAGTATGAATTGGATGAGATGTCAAAACGCGACATCGAAGAGATTTCCAACCAAATCGATAAGCACGCGATCGGCGCAAATATGGCCATTGAAGGCAAGTGCACAAAATGCCGTTACTCCTTCAAGATGCCTATTGATTGGGGATATGACGGTTTTTTCGCTGTTTCTGGCCAGTAAGCAGTCGTGAGTCATTACTGGAACAGATTTTCGCACTCACGTATTGCATGGAAGGGATGACATATCGTGATGTCGTGGAAATGGACGGAAAAGACCGCGAATGGTTCTTGACTCGACTGCACAAGCAATTGAAGCGAGAATCCGAGGAGATCAAACGGAGTAGTCGGGGAAAAGGAAGGTGAAGACAAATGGCGCTTGAAGCAATTGGGTTAGGGGGCGTCTTCACCTTCGACAACTCGCAGGCCAACCCACAGATTCGCCAATCTAGAGATGAACTAGGCCGTTTCATCAAGGCATCGGATGGCGTTGCCCCTGCTATGCAGCGAATGGGGCAATCAGTCTCGTCAACCGTAGCGCAGATCAAAGCACAAGTTGCCACGTTGAAGGTTGGGATGAAGTCGGCCGTGGACGGAATGCGCAACGCGGCGATGGGGATGTTGCCGGTGACATTGGCGGTAGGGGTTGGCGTAAAACAATCGGCTGAATTTGAGAAACAGATGAGTGCCGTGGCATCTGTCACCCGAGCCAGCGCAGTTGAAATGGACACGATGAACAAGAAGGCCCTAAACATGGGTATGACTTCTGTGTTCACGTCAACACAAGCTGGCCAAGCAATGGAGGCGATGGGCCGCGCTGGCGCGACCACCTCAGAGATTGTTGACGGTCTCGGCGGTGTCATGAACGCGGCGGCGGCAGACTCGATGCCGTTGGCATCAGCAGCCCAGATTGTAAGTCAAGTTGTTCGCGGCATGGGCATGGAATTCAAAGACTCTGCTCACATTGCTGACGTTCTTGCTCTTGCTTCTGCCACCACCAATACAGACATCACAGCATTGGGCGAGTCGTTTGTGTACGGCGCTTCCCAAGCCCGCGCCATGGGCTTTAAGCTTGAAGAGGTCACAGCAGCGTTCGGCGCCCTAGCTAACGCAGGCCAGCGTGGGTCTCTCGGCGGCACCACTTTCATGAACATGTTGGTGAAGCTGTCGAAGCCTAGCCGAACCGCTGCTGGATTGATGGACAAATGGGGGATATCGTTGGTCAATGCCGATGGATCGATGCGAAAATTAGCTGACATCGTCGAAGACTTTCGCGCCAACATCGAGCAGATCCCGTCAAAAGCACAACAGGCAGCCACGGCAGCTGAAATTTTTGGCTTGAGAGGTGCCCGTGCCTACAACGCACTATCTGCCGCAGGAAAAGACTGGCTGCTGTCACAAGAGACTTTGCTACAGGATGCATCCGAGGGTGTGGGAGCGGCACAGGAAATGGCGGAGAAGCGCCTAGATAACTTCATGGGCTCTTTGACGCTGTTCAAATCTGCTGTTGAGGCGTTTTCAATCGGAATGTTCAGCCCGATGCTGAAAGAATTCACCACCACGACAAAGCAGATCACTGATGGCCTAAGCAGCGTGCTCCAAGCAATGCAAGGGTTGACGGATATCGAGAACAACCTGAATCTAGAGCGACAAAAGAGTGCCGAAATCATCGGGGCGAATTCCGCAGCCATCGCTGTCAATATGGGAGTATCCAAAAAACAGCAGAGCGTGGTGATGAAGTACATGAAGGTGCTCGGCGAAGGCGCAATGGCCGAAGGGGAGTTGACCGGGAAACAAAAAGAGCGCCACGCCCTGGCCACCAAGCGGCTGACAGAAATCATGAGCAGGGAGAAGCTGCGAGGGAATATGACTGTTGATCAGGCCATGAAAATGATCCAATCTGATCAACAATACCAAGCATCACAACTCAAGACCAATGATGTTTATCGTGCACAGATGTTTGAGCGAAAGAAGATGGCCGAGATCGAGAACAAATATGGCCGAACAGCAATGGTAATTGCCCAGGGGCTGAAGGATGCCATCGATGACATCAAGAATGCTTGGCGTGGCGCCGTCGGGTTGGTGAAGAAGTTTGGGGACATGGTGCGCAGCAAACTGGGCGAAGATGGATTGCGAACGCTTGTTCGAGTTGCCACAACGTTTGCGATCATAGCCGCTGCAATGGCGCCGGTAATTCTTGGCCTATTGGCGTTCAGTTGGACCATGGGGAATGTGATCAAAATGGTGATGGCATTCAAGACGATCGCATTTGCCGCTCTTGGATTGGTGAAAAGCGGCATAATAGCCATGGCTACTGCGTTTTGGCCTGTTACTGTCGCACTCGGGTTACTTGCTTTGGCCTTCGTAGCGTTCAGGAAAGACGGCGAAAGCATCGGCGACACACTACGCCGCGCCTTCGGGATGATCAAATCAGCAGCAATCATGGTTTACGACACAGCCATCAAACCATTCATCCAGGGCATTCGTGATGCTTTTATCCCAGTTTGGGAAGAGGTGAAAGTGGTGGCGTTGGGAGTTTGGGATGTATTGAAGGGAACGTTCAACGAAACTTGGCTAGCGATCAAGGCCACGATGTCCGAGATTGCCGCTGAGTTCATGGGAACTGCGCAAGGCGCGGAAATCAACTGGAGGGAATTGGGGCAACAAATCATCGCCATCATCGGGGCCGTTGCGGTGTCGACGATTCAGCTGGTTGGATTCATAACCAACACCGTGATGAAGGTTGTACAATTCCTACTCCCAACGCTGAAAATACCATTCACGTCGATGATCAATTTTTTCAAACTGTTCATCTCAGGATTCCAAGACATCATGAACGGCGATTTCATGAATGGGTTGAACAAGATCGGCATCGCAATCTTTGATACGCTGACAATGCCGTTCCGTGCTGCCATCCGAACCATATTGTCGTTGGTGGAGAAGGTTCCAGGAGCTTCAAAAGTTCTGGGCAGCGGATTCGGGAAAGCTGCGAAGCAATTCGCCGAAGGAGGCTTGGCCAGTTTCACATACCCGTTGATGAAAGCACAGAACAAGGCAATAGGTGCCCCAGATTCAGCGGTTCCAGACAAGCTCGTGCCGCCGGTTGATTTGCTTCAAAAGAAGCTCGAATCGATGAACGATCTCAAGACACAGCAGGCCCGTCGACAAGCAGAGAAAACCAGTGTCAACGTTGAGCTCACCGACAAGCGCCAAATCAACGTGAACACAGACGTGAATTTGGACGGGGAGAAGGTTGCACAGTCGACCTCTCGCCACAGACAAGAGATCAGTGATCGCGCCGGGTTCAAGAGCACCCCATGGTCGCGCCGTATGTCGGCCGAACAGGGGGCAACGCTCCTTCGTGGCGGCGCAGGAGTTGGATGATGATACGAAACATTTTCAGATCATGGTTCATGCTCAACACCGATACAGGACAACTGTTGAAGGGTGACTTCGCACCGGTAAGCACAACCGAAGAGGTGAAAGCCAATTACGCACAACACACGTCGCTCGGGATGCAAAAGACCATCCTGCAATTTCTACATGGAGAAGCGGACAAAGTCAGCGCAACCATCCGCCTTTTCAACGCCCATAGCCTTGACTACAACGCAGAGAAGACGTTGACGTTGTTAAAGTTGTGGACGAAAAGAGACGCACTGCTCCAGCGGCCACCGGTGTGTTCATTTTGGGTTGGTGATGCGCACGTTGAAATGACCGATTGTGTGATTGAATCTCTATCCGGGATCACATACGGCCAACCATCGTTTTTCGGCGGCCTTCGTGACGTTTCGTTGACGATGAATTTGCTGAAATATGAGCAATACACGATCGACGAAAAGGGCGTGTACGAAACCCGTTACCACCGCATGAAACAAAATGATTACTTCGAGGCGGTTTGCCAGCGTGAGTACAACAATCCAATGTTGGGCGATGTCATCCGCCACCGCCATCCCACGAACGTCAACCCACAGATTGGCGACGTGGTGAAGTTGCCTTCAATCGAGGCAATCCGAAAAGAAGTTGTCGAGCCAAAATCAATCCCACTCAATGGCGCGTATTCAAAAAAGGAAACACCACAAAGGGCGCGCAGAATCGAGATGTTTGATTTGAGAAACGTCGCGTATGTGAGCCATGTTATGACAGAGTATTGACATGCCAATTTACAGCAGGGCGCCTGACACTCTAGCACCTTTGTTTTCGGTTGACGTTCAGGGGCAACCAGTGCCGAGTGGCATTACACAACTCATCCAGAAAGTGGAATACGAAAGCTGCGATGGGATGGCCGACGTGGCGAGAATTACAGCCATCAATCCAGAATTCAAGATCACCGATGCAAAGGTGTTCCAGGCCGGTAATGAAATGGATATCTGGATGGGCTACGGGCGCGAGGGGATGAAGCATATTGGTCGTGTGGTGATTACGAAAACGAGACCGACATGGCCTGAGTCAGGGATCCCAACGATTCAGGTCGTAGGATACACGAAAGACGCCTTTATGGCGGACAACGCTCCAACTGTTAAAAAGCCACCCCCGAAGAAGCCGCCGAGAGGCCGCGCATACAAAGACATGCGTTACAGCGATGCTGTGAAGAAAGTTGCTGAGTCCAGCGAATACAATTTCGACACAGACATTGACGAAACACCAGAAACACCGACAACCTTCATACAAAAGGTTGGCCTCAGTGATTATGATTTTGTTAAAGGGTTGGCCAACGTGACTGGGTTCATGTTCTGGGTTGAATACAATATTGGAAGTTCACGATGGACATTATTCTTCAAAAACCCCAACACTTATGAGCTTCAAGACAAAGAGTACACATTTAGATATGACTATGGTGATGACTCGACGTTGTTGAGTTTCACTCCAGAGTTGAACATCAGAGGGTTCCAAACAAAAATCACAGCACAAATCAAGGTTCCTGGGACTGGAAAGATGATGACAGTGGAAGTTGAGGAGGAGTCTGACAAGGCGCCGGACATGGACGCCACTTCACAGCTCACCGAAGACTTGAAAGGTGATTTCACCACTGCCAGCGACGTGAAACTGTACTTTCAGGACTTCTGTTTCGACGTCATCGCCAATCTTAGAATCGTTTCTGAAGCAGAGTTGAAGCATTGGGTAAAGCAATGGTATCGTCGCCAACGCGAAAACTTCATCATGGCAACGGGCAAAGTCATCGGGATAGAGGAGTTGGAGGCGCGACAAGTTCACACCATCGAAGGAGTCGAAGGCGGATATGATGGCAAATACTATTTTTCACGCGTGAAACACATTATCGACGAAGGCGGGTATGCGTGTGAGTTCAATGCGAGAAAGGTGGTTCCAAAATGATTGCCGAAACCTATCCAGCCACAGTGACATCCATTGACGATCCTGAAAAGCGCGGTCGAATCAAAGTGACATGCGCTGGAATTCTGGGCGATGAAGAAACCGAGTTGCCAATGTTCATAGCGCCTGTCCACCAATGGGGTTGGTTTTTCATACCGGACGTGGGCGAAAGCGTTGAAATTGAAGTCGTGACAAGCGGCGATGAAGACGAACAATTTGGACAATCATCAATCAACAACCTCGACATAAAATGGCGCGGCGCTCGTTATCACACAGACGCAGAACTGGAAGAATCGATCAACGAACCTCGTCCAGTACATTCTGACTTCACGGCCGAGGCATACGGGAAGCGCCGGGGATTCGCGACGCCGATGGGCCATGTCATGATTTTTGACGACACGGAGAAGGCCCCGAGAATCTATCTCACGATGATGACAGAGAAGTTGGATCCACCCGACTCCACCCCGGACGAAACCAAATTCACGAGAGTTGAAATTGAACCGGATGGATCGATCAAGTTTGGTGCTTTGGCAAAACAAGTGTTTCACCTTCAGACCGAAGGGAACCAGCTATTGGTGACGTTGGACGAAGAGAAACACAAATTTGCTTTGGATGCCAACGGGCCTTCATTTACCGTGGAGTTGGATGGAGCGAAATACAGCATGAAACTTGACAGTTCTGCGCTCGAAGTGAAACTGAATGGCGCCACTTTGAAGAGCGAGGGGATGGGGCCGGGTGCAAAATTGACCGTTGGGAATGGGGCGATGCACGTAGCGATTGCTGAAACGCTGCAAATTTTGTACGAAACGTTGAAAGCCAATTTGACACTGTTCGCTAATCACATACACCCAACTGGCGTTGGGCCGAGTGGCACCCCTCTTCCGCCGTTGGTCGTTCCGCCTTGGAACGCCGCGATTAAATCCACAAAAGTGAGCATACCGAATGGATAGCAAATGGCAGCGATAGATGATTTCAAGGCCGCCATGAAGGCGTTGTTCCAGTCGATGCCCGCCACGGCACAAGCGGCGGCGTACGGACAATGCGACAACATCGCTGCATATGTTGCTGCTGTAGGCGGCGGTGGCGGGGCGATGCCCGGGGAGATCTTGAACAACGTCACTCTCAACCCTTGGGTCGACAACGTTGTTCCGCATACCCTTGGCCAAGCATACGAAGGCATTGTTGTCGTTCGACCTCGAAGCGTGATTTGTGATTTATGGGCGCACACCGGCGGGGTGCATTCGACCGCTCCAGGGGCGCTAGTGAGATTACCGTTGAACACCATCGGGTATGATCGAGGAAGTAATTGGGACACTTCGCTGTATCAGATGGTGGCACCGGTTGATGGTGATTATCTTGTTGATGGATTGGTGTATTGGTTGGATTTATCAACTGGCTATTATGTTCAGCCTGGGTACTACGTTGGTTCAACAAATCAAGGCGCAGCAAATAACGTATGTTACGGCGCCACCACGCTTCGTCTCAAGTTTGGTGAATATCGCCAACCAATGTCACAGGGAGATATCCTGTATTCATACAGCTATCATGCTAATTTATCAGGCGCAGCAACTAACAAAGATGTCGGCGGCGAGATTAGAGTTTCATTGATCGATGACGGCGTGGTGGAAAGCCCTACCGTCAATCCATCGCCGAGCACACAACTCATCCTTCGCACATCATACAAACGCACAGTCGACCTGTGGGTATTTTAAGGAGAATTCCATGGCCGTTGGTTTGAGATTGCCTTGCGGAGTTGACCCAACCGGCGGCGCAGCCCTCGTCAGCAAAGACTCCAACAATGAAAAAATCATCAAAACGGCCTTGTCCAATTGCTACAGCAACAACGCATTCCAGCAAGATCTTGGATTGGGCGATGAATTCGTTTTTGACATCACAGACGCCACTTTGAAGGCTAGAGTGCAACGCAAATTGGTGAAGTTGTTCAAAGAATTCACCATCCAGAAAAGATTCCAACTGCTTACAGACACCATAAAATGGTCGGAAAACGTGGAAGATCAAGAATTGATTATGACTTTCAAGTACCATGACATGGAAGCGGACGAAGAAAAAGACATCACGCAGGTATACTCTGCCAGCGGAGGTGCTTGATGCCCAACACTATAGTCACAATCCCTGATTTTGATTTCGCGGCCTATTACTACCCGCAGATTCTTGAAGCGTTGATCGCGTACAAGCGCCGAAACGTCCCTGAATTGACTGATGAGTCGGCATACGAACCGTACACGCAGATGATGCGGATGATAGCGTTAGTGGGACACCTCAACAACGTCCTTCTCGATGTAGTGGCCAATGAATCAACACTAATAACGGCGAAGCTCGCTGAATCCGTACGCAACCACCTTCGGCTGATTGATTATGAGATGAACCCCGCTTCACCAGCATCAGTTGACGTGGTGTACGAGTTGTCAAAGGTCTTCACAGCACAATTCGAATTGATCAGCGCTGATGCCCAGGCGGCCACGCAACGTTCAGGGACAGACCCTGTAATCTATTTCGAGGCGCTAGAGCGGTTGCTAATCGATCGTACTGATGAACATTCGTACGTGTTCGCCGAAGAGGATGGGGTGTTCGTGGATTACACGTCGGACGCCAACAGCGACTCTCCAACAGATGATTTTGACCCTTGGGTTTCCCCTGGGGTGAAAGATGCTATTTATTGGGGGCATGCCCACGTAATGTGGGATACGCTCAGCGTGTTGATGACAGCTTACGGTTCAAATTTCGAAGGGATATGGGAATACTTTGACGGCGATTGGAGTGATGTTTCTCCCACATCTGTAACAGACATCGGGGGCGGACAGCTTGAAATAGACCTCACCAGTTTGCTTGGGTCGGAAAACAGACAAGGCACACAAGTAAAAGTACAATACAACCCAACCACAGCATACGAGGTTGTCGAGGCAGAGTGGGACGGCTCGAAGAACAAAGCAACGAGCGGCCTATTAGGGCAAACGTCTCCATCAACCGATGTGGTGAATTATTCAATCGGCGTTCAATGGAAACAAGTGGAGATCGAAGACAACGAAGTAGGCGACTTTACGGCAAATGGTGACTTGGAATATCTGCTACCACAGACGTTGCTCCAGAATTGGAGAACGACCGAAGTGAATGGCGTGACAGCATATTGGTTGCGTTATCGAATAATCACAATTTCCACACCAGTTTCGCCAACAATCCGTCGCACAAGGATGGACGGCGGGAAACAATACGCACTCAGAAGTTGCACACAAGGGCAATCACACTTAGACAGCCCGCTTGGTTCATCAACTGGACTAGCAAACCAACGCTTCCCGCTGTCGAAGGAGTATTTTGTCAGCGAATCTGAGGAGGTATCGGTTGACGGAACCCTCTGGACAAGGGTTGAAAACTTCTTGGGGTCAGTGGCCACGGATAGACATTACACAATCGAACTGGGCGAGAACGATCGAGCGACGGTTGTGTTTGGGGATGGCGTGAATGGGCGAATTCCGCCGCTTGGTGTTGGAAACATATCTGCTGATTATCGGTGGGGCGCCAATTATGATGGAAACGTCGGAGCCAACACAGTCGTGGTGGACAAGACGGGATTAACATTCATCAACAAACTGTGGAATCCGAGACTAGGAACTGGATGGAGTGAAGCCCAGGGCGCCAATGAAGCAAGCCTTGAACGTGCTAAGATCGAGGGCCCAGCCAGCCTACGAACGAAAGACGTTGCTCTTGGGCCTGCTGATGTTGAAGTGTTGGCGCTGGCGTGGACTGATGAAGATGGAAGCTCGCCATTTGGACGAGCCAAATCATTTGAAGAAGGCTATGGGCCCAAGACCATAGAATTGGTGTTAGTGGCGAAGGGTGGCGGCGCAGCAACCTCATCGCAGATAGACAGCATCACAGAATACTTCAATGGCAACCAATTGGTTCACCCTCCTAAAACAAAACACCTTGTCGCCAATCAAGAGGTCGTGGCTGTCAACTACACACCGAAGTTGATTGACATCGTTGCCACAGTGTACGGTGACGTTGACCAGACGGCCATATCCACCCAACTTAGCCAGGTGCTTCAGCCCGATGCGTTGAAAGAGGATGGCGTGACATATGAGTGGCAATTCGGCGGTGACGTTCCGCTATCTCGTATCAACCATGAGATATTCGCATCAGTTGACGGAATCACCAAGGTTGAAATATCTTCCCCGGCGGCAGACGTTGTTTTGGCGTCTCGGGAATTACCAAAAGCAAACACCATCAGCATCACAGTTGTGACGCCATAGGAGTGAATGATGTCTATGTTCGATGATTTTGAAAATGATGTTTTGGACGCAATGTTGGGAGCAACCGCCACGCTTCTCGCTTCTGGTGTTGAAATTGGGCTTTCAACGACCACCCCAACGGAAGCAGGAGGGAACATCACAGAGCCATCCGGCGCCGGGTACGCTCGCGTGTATGTGAACAATGATGGGTCTGAATGGCCAGCGTCAACTGTCGGTGAAAAGGCCAACGCCAATACGCTCACCTTTCCGCAAGCATCCGGGGGAAACTGGGGGTTGGTTACGCATTGGGTGATGTATAGTTCCAGCGTGCCCGTGATTTGGGGGATATTGGACGACGGGGCCGGGGCTGCCTTGCCACGTCAAATCAATGACGGCGATGTGTTCCGGTTTTTAGCAGGGCAACTCAGAATTTCATTGGATTGATGCCATGGCGTACGTTGATGGTTATGGGTTGTGTTCTGTGTCTTGTGAAGCCCTCGGGCAAGGCACGCTGCTCATCGGCGGCGGCGGCGTAAGCGAATGTCCATCTGAGGCGCTAGCCAAACCGTCATTCATCTTCGGCGGCGCCGGGTTGGCAGATTGCCAATTGGTCGCGCTCGCAAAATTGTCTTGCTTGGTAAAAGTGAGCAGCATCACCCCAAGCCACGAAGTTCTTCGTGTGTTGTTTGATCGTCCGATGAAATTGGATGATGAGTTGTTGGCATCCTACAATTACACAACGGTGGTCAACACGCCCGGGGCCGCCCCGATAGTGGTAAACACAGTCACACCAGAAGAAGAAGCGAGCAACCCTGAATACGTTGACTTGGGCGTTTCTGAAATGACCATCGGCGCGTCATATACGTGCTCAGTTTCGACAACGGATGGGCCTGTGGATGTAGATGACACACCTATTGATCCTGCGAACAATTCTGACACATTTGCGGGCGTAGGTGAGTATCCAGAGGTGCTACAATTGATTTCACAGTCATCCAATAGAATTGATGTTGTGTTCACAGAGGCGATGAAAGACAACGCCGATATTCGCAACGCAAGTAAGTATGCATTCGACAACGGCCTGTTGGTGTTGAATGTGTTGGACGTGGACGGTGACACCGTAAAGTTGGTCACATCAGACCAATCCCCCGGGATCGCTTACACGCTTACGTTGACGCCGTAAGGAGTGCGCCGTGGCCATACAAGATCTCGTAGGTAATGCGCTACAGCCGGGCGCCACCGGTATGGTGCTGGGATACGTCGAACCGTCGGACGTCAGTGAGCTCCTATCATTGGAGATGTACGATTTTTTGATTGAGCCGATTAGGTTCAAGGATGCACAAGAAGGCGCGCTGTTTCTGAAAAGATTCCTCGCAGGGCCGCAAGAAATATGGCGCCAAACACAAGAAAAAATACACGGCATAAAAGACCTTTGGAACATATCGAAGGCTGATCACGAACAACTTCACCGACTGAAACGGCATGTTGGATGGACGCCTGACCTGGACAGCATCACAGAACCTCTCGACACCAATACGTTGCGCAAGCTCGTCGCTGCCTCGATACCATTGTGGAAGAGTCGAGGGCCGGAAGATGCGATCGTTCGAGTGTTGCTGCTGGCGACCGGGGCACGTTCCAGAGTGTGGAATTGGTTTGATTTCAGATGGGTGTTGGATGAAACAGCATTGGAAGAGGAACATGCTGGGCGAGATCCGCACTTGATTAACCTTCCTGGCCCACCTTCCATGGATGAATACAGATCCAATGTTCGAATCGTTGATGATGATACATTGAATCGCGATTTGGTTGAGGGATTGATACGGTTGATGCGCGCCTCGGGGGAACGAATCGAGGTATCATACATCGATTTCCTCGACCTCTTCACCTATGACGGTGACACAACGCAGTGGGTCACATCTGTAGGGCACCAGTTGGTTGTCGAAGGCGGCACAGCGTCGTTGTCGAATTCAGCACAAGAACAGATGGTATTTGCGTCCACGAGCAAATCTTCACAATGGCAATCGCTGGTTTCATATGTGAGATTGCGTGGTTGGAGTATTTCGCCCGGCGCAACGTTCGGCGTCGTCTTCTGCTACCAAGATGAATTGAATCACTACAAGGTGAAATTCGACACCAACAATCACAGCTGGGAGCTAGCGGTTGTTGAATTGGGCGTTGAGACATCGTTGGCCAACGGGATTTTGGCGCCAACAATCGGATACATCTGGCCAGACGTGTACTATGGAATTCGCGTTCATTCAATTACTGTTGGAACAGAAACGCTGATTGAGTTGTTTTTTGATGGACAATTGTTCTGCTCGTTCGACTCGTACACGCCATTCACAACTGGCTCATTTGGGGTGTATCACGATAACCAATCACGTTGTGAATTTGACGAGGCTGAAGCGTTCGAGCTACCGTTGGATACGGTGTTGATCGACATCAACACTTGATAGGAGTTTTGTTATGGCATCAGGTCTGAGCTACGCCAATTATGAGGCCAAAAGCCTAGTTGGGGTGACTGATTTGCGCGACGGCACGTTGGAATATCTGCGTTTGTCGATGCGCGAGCATTTCATGATGACTTACCAGGAAGACGGCGTGTTTGGAACGTTGGGGCTTTCTGGAGATGGTGGAAAGAAATTCAAGATCGATGGAGTGGATTTCTGCACCGATGGTCAAGGTTACCTGTTCGACATTGACACATTCGGCCATTGTACCGGTGTAGCATTCGAAAACGCCGCAGGGATCCCGTATTACGTGGCATTGAAATTTGAAGCAATCCCTACTGGAATTCAGATCAATCCTCGTAGCGGGATGCCTGAGTGGGAATCTTGGGAAGAGGGCATTGGACAAGGCGGTGAGCCAGACAGCGTCACTGTTGTCAGCGGACACTTAGTGATGGTGGTGGATGGAATCACAGAAACTGGTGTTTCCAATGCTGAACGCAGGGTGTTGGTGTACAAGAAAGTTTTGGACCGTTACGCCATCCTGACCAGTGTGGCGATGGAAGAGTTGACCGTTCAATACACAGGCGGCCAAAACATCATCACCACCAGCGCGAAATTCGGGCAGTTCACAGCGTCAACAGACCCCGCTGATTACCGGGTAGTTCTTCTCGGCCCAACAGTGAAGCGCAACACAGACTTGCGCCTCAGCACAGAACACTGTTTCATCGGGATTGTGACAGGAATCGGTGGATCAGGAACCCCCACCACGTTCGACACAGCCGATCAACAAAGCCTATCTGGTTCGCTTTCGCAATTGTGGCAGATCACGCGCCAAGCAACCAATGGACGCATGAAGGTTGACGTAAAATCAATAGCCGGGGAATCAGGCGAAGATCAAATCAGAGTCACCAATACAGCCACCAGCACCATTGTGTTTACGGTTGATGAGGCGGGGAACGTGTACTTGGCTGGAGATCTTGAGGTGGCTGGCCAAACCACACAGCAGAACCTCGTACAAGTGAACTCCTCGGAAACCATCACAGATAATCTGACGGCAGGCGACAATGACGCTGTTGACTCGCACACCATCAAAGGAACATGGCTTCACACAAACACCGCTGGAACGGCCTACCACTTCTATGTCAACGGTTCTACTGGGCAGGTTGGCATCGGCGTAAATCCATCAGCAGGATGGGATGTTCACATCGGCGGCGATACCAAAATTGATGGCGTTGTCCGAAGCGAAAGCATAGCACCTCTGTATCAATGGAGCGAAACAGATGCCACGCCAACCACGGGCGGCCTGTGGCGATTGATGCTTAACACTGGGAATATCTGGTTTCAAGAGAACACTGCTGTCAGCGCCGATTTCGCGACATCCAAAGTGTGGTGGTTTACCAGTAGAGCGAACAACAGAATTCAATTTGGCGTTGATGTCACACCGCAAGCAGACGACACCAGCGACTTAGGAGTGTCTGGGCTAGAATGGAGGAATCTGTACGTTGATGGCGTGGCATATCTGGACACGCTCTCGCTGTCCACGACGGCGGGCGAAGGCGTCGCTACGTCAATACACCCAATAGCCACAGACACTTATAACCTTGGCTCGGCAACGTATAGATGGAACGACGTCCACGCCAGGACCATCACACTAGACAACACAATTGGATATGGCGTTGGTTCAAATTTAGCTCCAACGGCAGACAACACATACAGCATTGGAACGGCGACGCGCCGATGGTCATCGCTGTACGTAAATACATTGGTGTTTAGTGGGAATTTTCTGCCGCTTACGGACAACGCACAAGATGTCGGCAGCGCCACATATCGTTGGAGAGATTCGCATTTTTCAGGAACGATGACTATACACAACAACAACATCGTCCCAGCTGCTGATTCTGTTGGAGGGGTTGGTACATTGTCATACCGTTGGTATGACGTCCATGCGATGCGCTTGTACGCATCTGAGTACATTTTCTTTACCACAGACAATACAACAGATATTGGCTACACAACGACGTACGGCAAATCTCTATACATGTACAATATCTACACCAAGTTGTGGCAATCTGTTGAGTCTGAATCATTGGTGAGGCCGCTCGTAACCAATGCTGTGAATTTCGGCACCACATCGTATCGTTGGGGAAATATGTGTGGGAGCGGCATCGATGTGTACGCGAACAGCAGCATCACCACAGCAGGGAAAGCTTTCAATGTCCAAGCGGGCACCAGTTATGATGTGCCGTCCACTGAAGAACCGTTCGCGAGAATATCAGATTTAGCCACCATTAGCACATATCCTCCATATCGGCGTCAAACGTTTTATGTTCAGGCTGCATCTCGATTCAACGCCGCCAATGTATGGCAGGAATACTATGGAGCGTTCATAGATTTCAAACTGGGAGTGGGGGCTGCCTCGTCGGAAATCACAGAGGCCGCCGCGCTCTACATCGCTTTCTCGCACACCACAACAGAAGTGACATACATTGAAGATTTATACGGCCTGTACATCGCCACGCATTCTGTTGGTGCTTCTGTCGGCGGCGTGTACGGTCTGTACGTGAATGAGCCGAGAAATGTTAGTGCAGCGGCGTGGTATAGCGCGTACATCATCGGGAACACAACGTTCATTTCAGGCGGCGGAACATCCACAGTTGAATTGAGGGTAACCGAAACTGTCCATCAAGATATTAGGCCGTACACAGACAACACATACGACTTCGGGACATCCAGTTATCGTGTGCGGTATCTTCGATCTCAACGGTTTGTTCCCAGCACCGTAGCTGGCGAGGGATGTTTTGACAATTTCGTCCCAGCATACAACAATTCACTCACATGCGGTAGTTCATCGTACTATTGGTCAATGGTGTACGCTGAAACCTTCAGGTGGAAGACTGCTGGAACGACTTTTGACAACATTGACGACTTAGCGCTCATTGACGGATACGAGCCAAACGGCGATACGATTGAAGTGGAAAAAGGTGGAGAAAAACGCACCATCGTGAAGAGCAACAATAGCCTTCCTTGGCCCATGCTGGCCGGGGAGAAATCGCCTGATGGTGAACACTTCATGGATATGGCTGATTCGGCCACATTCTTGATCGGAGCAATCAAGCAACTTCACGCCAAACACAAAACAGAGGTTTCCAATCTCAAAGAAATGTTGGCAGCGATGGAGTCTAGATTGGCTGCTGTAGAGAGTTGCGCATGAAGCTGTTGATTGTTACGGCTTGGTGGCCGACGAAATCAGGTTGTTTCCAACAATATTCAGCCGCCACGTCTGAACTGTTGCAACACCTTGCTCGCGAGGGGATCGAGTCACAACTATTCATCACCACGCATTACCATGAATCCAAATTTGGATCCATTGTGGGGGCCCTTACACAAGGGCAACAATGGGCAATCGAAAAAGGGTTCACCCACCTGCTGATCCTTGAGGCCGACAAAGTTCTGCCGCCGCTGTCATTGAAAAGCCTCATCGCATCCAACGCAACCGTCATATTAGCCGGGCGAGGCGGTGGAAGTGGTAAAAGTCGTTATGATGTACGAACACAAGACATCGGGTACGGATGGGGATGTACTTTGATTGCAACGGAATTGTTGAAGCAATACCCGTTGGACTCGGGGGCGATCCGAGACCATTACACGCCTGATCGAGCTTGGTTCAAGAGGTTGATGTTAGATGGTGTTCCGATTTTGATAGATCACGAGGCACCAGTAGAAACGCTAGAACCAGCAGCAACTGCACCGCAACGAGCGTTCAAACCAAAGGAGAACATTCATGTCTGAGAAATCTTTGAAAAATATTGTGATGTTTATGGCCGGTGATGGCGGCCAAGGCATCCCGACCAGGGCATTCATCACATACGACGTGGTGACAGGAAAGGCAGAGAAAAACGGGTGTTTCTATGAATTGCCTGATCCAGATTGGGAACAAGGATTAGACAAGATTTGGGCTTCGGCCGTAAAACAAATCAGGTCCAACGAAGGCATCAAATAACCACCTAAAACAGAAGGAGAAGATGCTATGGCAAGAATATTAGCTGGCCAAGGCCAAACACGATTGGTTATCAAGGGCAACAGCGGAGGGCCAACAGAAATGCACGCAGAGTACAGAGTGCATGATGGAGATCTTCGCGAAGCGCCCCAAAGGCTAAACTTTGATGGAACGGATTTCACCAGCCCTGCGTCAAAAGTGTGGAAAGACGCATTGGAAACCGTAAAGGCAGAAGAAGGAATCAAATAGCAGTCCAACTTTCTGATTGGCCACATTAGATGGCTCAATGGAACTAATTATGAACCAGAAAAAGATCAAAGAAGCGCAACAAATGTCGTGTGGCACCCCCGCGCATGAACAACAGCCGGAAGCTCCACAATCCAACCCGCCACCCCAGAACCATCGGCGCGGCCTACAAGCCATGAAAGAAAAAGATGTCAATGAATACATGGCCAAGCTGCTAGATGAAGATTCCAACACATCATTGGAAGGGTTGGAAGGGGAAGTGTTAGGGAATTTTAGAGCTGTTTCTGTCGAATCAAATCGAGCACAGCAGCGCCTCAACGCCGTCCGCCAAGAAATGGAACGACTCACCGTTGCCATCCAAAGATTCCAAGGGCAATTGGATGCTTATGCCAACCTATTGGTAGCAGCCGAAGACGCCAGGCGTGCAGCGAAATAGCTTTACGTCACCCCGGGCGGTATAGTTTTGTCACCTCAATCAGGAGCACAAGCATGAAAAAGTTTTGGTTGTTTTTTGGAATTGTTCTTGCGCTATTGTTCGTTGGAAATGTTGGACTAGCACAGACTGAAGAGCCGAGCGGCGTTGTAGCCGCTGGGACGCCTACGGTTGTGCAAAATGAAGCTGCCGTTCCATCGACAGAAGTGGCCCCTGCTGCTAAAGCGGAAGCACAAGACGAAGTAAGCGAGGAACCGGTTGGATCACAAGAAGTCTTGACGGATGTCGAAAAGGTGATCAACAGCTGGAAAACCATCGGATGGTTGGCTGGTTTGATTGCACTCATCCAGCTATTGATGAAGCTGTTGCGTTTTGGACCAATTGACAATTGGTTCGAGGCGAACAAGAAGAGGTGGATGAAGCCATACATTGCTTCAACCCTCGGCGCTATCCTCGGCGGTCTAAGCACGTATGCTACCAATGCCAATGTCTTGAACAGCATCATCACAGGGCTGATCATCGGGACAACGTCTGTTGGCTGGAACGAGTTGATCAACAAATTCCAGTCAGAGAAGCGGGTTGTGTAAGTGATGAAACTGTGGCCGTTGGTCAAGAGGTATTGGTGGTTGATTCTGGGTGCTGTGATCGCTATCATCTGTGGCGTGACAAAGGTGATACCCGCTCCAAGGTCCAAGCAGAAAATCTTAACCAAGGCCAAAGAAAAAGCCGCCACGTTGAAACAAAAGCGTGACGAAGAAGTCCAACGCATTAAGCAAGACACACAAGCCAAACTAGCAGAAATCTCAGACGCAAAAGACACTGCAAATGAAATGGAGCGACTGAAGAAGCTTGCTGACTTGGCTAACAGGAAGAAGTCATGAAGTTGGCGTGTGCGTTGGTGATAGCATTGATTCTTCCCGTCTGGGTTGTTCGTGCCGACGAAGTCACGCCAGTCCAGACGGGAAAACCAGCCCCATTCACAGGACTCCTCGTGCCAGAGGATAGGTTTGTTCAGTTCTTGGAGGCTGAGGCAAAGTTGGATGGCGCTCAACGCGAGTTGGAGCAACAGAAGAAGTATTCGAGCGACCTCGATGCCATGTATAGAAAACAACTCGAAGAAGCCGTGAAACCTGAACCATGGTACATGGACCCTAGACTACATGCATCGATAGGGTTTATCATAGGAGTCGCCACCACCACGTTGGCCGTGTACGGCGGCGTGAAGATTGTCGAGGCGACTGGTAATGGGCATTGATGGCGCTGTAACAAAGCTGATCGAACAGGGGATTCTTGGGATCGGCGTTGTCTTTTTGGCCATTGCATACATCCGCAAAGATAAACAGGTTACGGCGTTGTACACTCGGCTCGTCGAGAAATCCGAGCGAGACGCACAAAAATATCATGAATTGGCTGAAACTATGGATGGCACTCTGAAAGAAATGTCACAAGCCATTAAAAGTCGCAGCCCAAGGAGCACAACCAATGGTGTTCAGACGACTGATTGATGCCGTTTTTGGTGTTGATGAATGGAGCGAATACCCGGCGGCGGGTTCGGGGCGGCGAGGCGATTGGGTTGAGCAGGAGCACAACGCAAGGCTGAAACGGACAATTGGTGCCAAAAAGTCAGCAGCCATCCAGCAGGCCGACGAAACATCCAAACAAAAATTTGAGCGCATGGACAAACACATACGACAATTGAATGAGATACGCATTGGGATTCGCGAGAGAATGGTTGAGGCAGCAAAAGAGTTTCGACCGGCCAACGCCAAAAGCAGCTGAAAATACCCAAACCCCATAGATAGGCCGATGGGGATAACGCTCAGCATAGACAATCGATATGTCACGATTCGAGGCGCTTCGCGAAAGACAATGCGCCTCATTGAATCGCTCACCAGCTACTTTGTCGCTGGGTTCATGTATTCGCCCGCATTCCGTTCGAGACGGTGGGATGGCCGTGAACACCTCCTACGATTCAGTATGACGCATGGATACCGAGCACCCATAGGATTGCTGTTAGATGTGGCAGCTGCCCTTCGCGGACAAGGGCTGGACTTTGACGTTGATGTTTCAAAACGATTGCTCCCTGACCACAGAATTGAGTACGACTGGAACAATGAAATCACGTTGAGAAAGTATCAGCGCGAAGCCATCGCTGCGATCACGAAACCGGGAATCACACGCGGTTCGGGAATCGTCAAGATGCCCATACGCAGCGGAAAAACAAAAACAGCGGCCGGAATAATCCGGGCACTCGGCGTTCGGGCCTTCTTCTTTGTGCCCAGCCAGATGCTATTGTACCAAACGCGTGCAGCCCTCGAAGAAGCGTTGATGACGGACATCGGGATGATCGGTGATTCTGAATGGAACGAACGAGATGTCACTGTGGCCACGATACAAACCATCACGAAGGCCCGAGGTGGCAAACGTAAGGACAAGCTCGGGAAGACAAAAAAACTTCCGAGAGATCCCCGATACAAAGATTTGATCAGACGATATCCCCTTGTGTTGTTCGATGAATGCCACCACCTACGCGGCGACGCATGGCACGACACCATGATGGATTTTGATTCGGCATACAGAATAGGACTCAGCGCCACAGCATTTTTGGACAATGTTCGTGAAAATGAGAGAGGCGCAATTTGGTTGAAGGCTTGTTGTGGACGAATTCGTATTGACATCCCGACTTCGAGGTTGATTGATGAAGGGTATTTGATGAAGCAAAATGTTGAGCTTCATGTGGTGCGAGAACCCGACCTTCACGCACATGGATGGAGCCAAGCGCTTCACAATGCCGCCGTCTATGAGAATGACACCAGAAATGAAATGATTGCATCTTTGGCCAAAGAGAAGGTCGATGAAGGGTTGTTCACGCTCATCGTAAGCAATCGCCTGAATCAGATATCGAGACTGGCCGATGCTCTTGAACAACGCGGCGTTTCATACCATGTCATTACAGGCGATGACAAAATACACACCAGAGAAATGCGCGTTGAAGAATTCAAGACTGGCGACGTCAAGGTGTTGCTCGGCACTGTGTTCGGCGAGGGCATAGACATCCCAGAGGTTGAATGCGTGATCAACGCCGAAGGCGGGCGTGACATCAAAGCAACGGTTCAACGCATGCGAAATCTCACCCCGCACAAAGGCAAGGACCACGCTGTGTTCATCGATTTCATGGACATGACGAACAAGTATTTTGCGCAGCACTCAAAAGATCGTCTCGAAACCTACCGCTCTGAACCTGCTTTTGACGTAAAAATAGTTCAACGGTAATCGCATCTTTCAGCTGCCACGTACGTTTCACGAAAGAAAACGCTTGCCCGCCGCCGATCGAGGCGTTAGGGTCACAGAGCTTTGAGGGTATCAAGCTAACAATTCGATGTTGGTCCGCAACCGTGGCGCCGTTCGTCCAACCTTCAAAGCAAACCAGCGGCGTCTCGGTTGCGGCCATTTAGGCCGGGCATGAAAAAGGTAGCATCGAGAGATGAAGTGAAATCACCCGATGCTCAGCCTGTACCCATCGAAAAAGCCTACGAAGAATTAACACACGCTGCTTATGCTGTATGGACATTGCTGATGGTGATCGGCGATGACGTATTGGTTGGCGGTCGAACAGATTTAGCAAAACACATCGGGCACTCCCAGTCCAGAACCAATGAGATATTGCGCGAGTTAAAAAACAAGGGATACATCCAATTGATTGGTGGAGAATCGATAGGCGAACCTACCAAAATACAATTGGAACTGTTGGCAATGATCAGTGGTCGAAACCATTTCGTGAGGCTTTCCGATGGTTGATTGGAATGATAGAAGATACGCCAATCAACCATTCAATTCCCATAGTCTGTTGTATCAACTCCAATCGCATAAAATACCAATCTATTGGTTTTCCAATCAAAAATTGGAATTCAAATTACACAAGACTATGGTTATAACGATTGGAGTGCTATTTCAAAACTCCAATCGCCATCAAAATTCACACTTTAACAATCGGTGGAAAATTAACAACAACTCCAATATGAAGTTACTGTGCAAACTGAACATTGCGTTATGTTATTTGTATGGCTATTTTTCACATCAGCAATTCGGTGGGAAATCATTCCACCATCATTCTGCGCACCTAGTGGCGGAGCGACTCGAATTTGAACAAGTTACATCTGGTGGACAACTCGAATACGATCACACAACTTTGTGTTCATCGAAGGCTGTTTCACAGCACATCTATAAACCCATATCTCATGCAAAAAGTGCAGTGAATTTTGCCACTTTCTCCAATTTTGCAAATTTTGTGTTTCCACCACACCACAACTCAAAATCGTACACAAGATGTTGTGTATTTTTAACAACTCTGGCATGTTCTGTAATTTATTTCTTGTATCACAGAAATATAAACACAAGAACATGGAAAGGATGAACGACTATGGGTGGACAGTGTGGAAAGTCAAAAACTGGGAGTTTTTCCAGGTTGAAATCGGTGGCAGCATTGGAATCCAAGATTGGAATGGCAATCTCCAAGCTGACAATTGGTGACGACGGAAAGTCATCAATAGTGTTAGTACGAACAAGGATTCCACCACCACCAACTGATTCTGAACAAGAAGAAGACGATCGAGAAGGCGACAAACCGAACCAACCATCAGTAACCAGCAAGGTTACTGGCACCGATAGCAGGCAGTCTATAGTTAGTAAAAATACGTCAAATCAACCAGAAAATACACTGGAACGAGAATTCAATCCAATACGTGGCCGGAAAACAGATAATGGGCAAAAAAAAATACCCCACCCTATTCATAAATATATAGATTCTTTATCTAGTAAAAACAGTTCAGGAAAAAAGAAAGTAAACCAATCAGAGAAAAACCAAAAAGGAAAGGAAACGGGGCAGGGCAAAAAAATTGGAATCAAGAATCTCGATTGGGACAAGATTGATTTGACTGGAAAGCCTGCGTTCAGATGGGACATGTGCGATGAAGACCGCGTGAAGGTGAAACACATACTCGCCCGCCCAGCACGTGATTGGGGTGCTCGCCAACTGACCAACAAGCTCACATCTGAGTTCAGGCGCTATTACACCAGGTACAGAATCGAGGTCTTGAAAGCCAAGGGATGTCAACCGCAAGGCTACACATTCATGGATCGTGAAGTGCGCTACGCTCGGCAATGCGCAATCCTATGCGTTGTGAAAGGCGTAACACCGCGACAGTTGCTTGAATACTGGCACGTCAACATTGGGAATTTTGCCGACAGGAAAATGAAGATCCCGCCCATTGCGTTCCTTGCTTGCCCAGCGAACATCGACTCAGTAGCCTGCGCCGTCGATGCACAGCAGGAAGAAGCGTGTAAAAAATGGCGTCCTGGAGACTTTACGCGCCAAGTCACAAATCACGGCTTCAGCGACGAGAGCACGCTTCACAAAGATCTGCGTCGGACCATCGAAGCGGCGGGCATTGACACTCGTGAGTATGACGACAGGTTCCTGCTTTCGGTGCAACATGCTGCCCGGGCGAAAGCTCGGGGGACAAGCATTTTTATCAGCAACACAATGAAACCAATGGTGAAAGCGGTTTTGAAGTTGTTTCGCGAGGTTGAGGATGAGGACTGAAACAGAGGTGGAGGAATTCAAGGCACAGGCCCAGGATGCGTACATCCTCAGATGCAAGGTGTGTGGCGGGGATGATCCGGCTTGTTCTTGTAATGTGAAATTTCGCATTGCTGTCGCGGCGTATGAGGCCGGGATACCAAGGCTATTTTGGAACAAAACGTCCAAAAATGTCCGCCGTAACAAGAGCATCTTCAATGGTGTGGTGGCTCCATATGTTGAGCGTTTGAAGAAAGCGCGTCTTCACGGATATGGGTTGTTGTTCGTTGGGGACAATGGAACTGGGAAGACAATGTTTGCGACGTATGTGTTGATGGAGGCGATACGCAAGGGATACACGGCATACTACACAACAATGCCACAATTGGATTGGGATATCAAGGCCGGATTCAAAGAGCACAAGGCCGAAGATCGGCTAAACTGGCTGTTGTCGTCTGACTTTGTGGCTATTGACGAAATGGGGAAAGAACGACACGGGAAGAATCCCAACGACACATACTTGAACACCCAGGTGGAAAGGATTCTGAAGCAGCGATGTGATGACGATATGCCGTTACTGTTGGCCACGAACATGAATACCAATGACCTGTTCGAGCACTATGGGCCGACTGTTGAGTCAATGGTGGGAGGAAAATTCCAGGTAGCGGCGTTGACACCGGGTGACTATCGAAAACGACTTCAGAAGCAGATGCAAAAAGACATGGGATATGGCGAATGACAGTGAAGTTTGACAAGGATTTTGAAGAAGACGTGTTGGCCTGTGCGTTGCTTGACACGGCGTATTTGAAATCAGCGTCGAGACTTTTGGAAGCTCACCACTTCCACTCAAAGCAGCACGGGTGGATTTGGTCAACGATGAAGAAAATATGGGAGGTGCACAAGGAACGCGCCACCGGGAAGTTGATTGTTGCGCACGCCCGTAGGGATTGGCCGGATGATGAAGAGCGCGAGACGGTGATCGAGCTGGCTCGCAAGGTGATCAAACTTCGTCCAGCCGCTGGCAAAGCGACGTTGGAAGAATTGGCGAAGTTTGTGAAATTCGCCTCTGCGCAAATGGCACTAGAGGCGAGCGCGAAGGCTTTGGAAAAGGGCGACGTTGATGATGCGTACAATGAGTTGCGTCGCTGCGTTCGCAAGAACATTGACCCGAAGGCGTACAGCCACATACCATGGTACGAGGGGTTGGCTGAACGAATGGCTGACCGCAAGTATCGCAAGGAACACCCAGAGGAATTCCCGCGCGTCCCTACTGGATTTGATAGATTGGATAGGATATTGAGTGGCGGGTTGGAAATAGCTGAGATGGGTATGGTGCTCGGAACGACAGGAAAGGGGAAGTCAATCTGTCTCACCAACATGTGTTATTCTGGTGTTGTGAAAGGAATTCCATCGGCGTATTTTTCAATGGAAATGCCTGCGTCGCAAATTGGAATGAGACACGACGCACGCTGGCTGAAAATACCGTATCGCAAGCTGAAAGAATTCGATTTCACGAAGGTTGAGATTGATGAGATATCACGAAAGCGTCGCAGATTCAGAAAAAAATTCGAGAACATGCTTCACATCATCGCCACCCCGCTGAGACAATGCACCCTCGATACCATCCGATTTGCCCTCGATGATCTGTATTCTGACTACAAGTTTCGCCCCAGGGCTGTTTACCTGGATTCAGCAGACCACATGAGCCCGATCACAATGGGTGCTCGCGAGGAATATCGCTTGCGCCAAGCCGCCGTGTACTGGGAAGTTGCTGACTGGTGCGGCGAAGAGGGGATTGCTGTGTGGACATCGACGCACGCCGGGCGTGATTGGGCTGATAAGATCGCTGAAGTTGAATCAGCGGGCGAAAGCTATGACAAGGCGCGAATTGTTGATGTGGCGTTTTCATTGAATCGACCAAAAAAGAAAACACGCTCGTCTGTTGTGACGGATGATGACGATGATGGCGAGGAAGTAAAATCACGCTGCAAGGGCGATTACATGGAGTTGCGATTGGGAAAGTATCGCGATGGAAAGAGCTTGATCACCATTCCAATCGATGCTGACTTTGCGATGATGCACATGTCTGAGATCGAGGAAGATGAAGAGGAAGAAGCATAATGAGCACGAAGATTTACTATGCTTGTAGGGTGCGAATTCCACAGTTGAATCGGTTGATTGATTTCATGCGTGATCAAATGTTTCGCCTTGCGGCTGATATGTTCTCTCGCAGTTATGGCCTGGAACTTGGTGAAGATCAGAAGACAGCGTTCAATCGTGCATTTGATCAACTTGCAAGCACCCCAGAAGAGTTTCGGAATATTGATCTGGAGTGCGGGTTGAACGTCTGGATTCATGGGCATTACTCGTACATCATTCCAATAGCAACAAAAGCAATTCTTCGTGAAATTCATTGGCCTGAATTTGCAGAAGATTACAGTTATTGGAACAACACAGAAGAACCGGATGGTGTGACGCGCTCCCAATGGGCAAATCGTGGAAAGACTTGGGGGAGAATAAATTGCGGAGAAGGTATTTCAGATCACAACGCGCGCCGAATGTACCACGCTGTTGTTGAGTTTCAGGGGAATGATTGGGGCGTAAGGCGTGAGTTGGCTATGAGAATGAACATTGTTGGATATGGGGAATGATTTGATGCCGCGTGTCGTGAGTTTCCCTCTGTTGGATGTGTATTCAAAGTTGGCACGTGGTTTGATCACTGTGGAAGAGTTTGCGAATGAAACACGAGGCGACGGGTTAAAGCCTGTGGTGAAAGAAGTTGGAGTTTTGGAAATGAGCAAAAGAGAAGACACCAGACAAATTGACATTGACGGAATCGTTGTGGAGAGGATCATTGATGTAATAGCCAGGGCGATTTCCACAGATAGAAAGGCTGTTGAAATACTTTTGTCTGTTCGGGTGCCTTGCTCCGAAGATTTGACGCAAGATCCATCCATTCAGACAGAGCGCGATGCGGACGGCGATCCAATTTTGACTGTAAAAGGGTTGCTGGCCGGGATAGCCGGTTGCCACGAAGGCGGGGAACCGAAGTTGTCTTTTGTGTACAGGACTGAAGACGAAAAACACAGACCATCATTTCTACTCGGGGTGGAGTCGGTGCGACAGTGAGCAAAGTCAGATTGATTTTGGATGACGCCATCGCGGGCATCCAGCGGCTCGAAGATTCTAGTGTGGATTTGGTGCTGACAGATCCGCCGTATGAGTCGTTGGAAAAGTGGAGGGCGACGGGAACCACAACACGATTGCGCCATAGCAAGATGAGCTCGAATGATTGGTTTGAAATCTTTCCGAACGAAAGATTCAATGGGCTGTTCGCCGAATGTTTTCGTGTGATGAAAACGGGTTCGCATTTATACATGTTCTGTGACGATGAAACCAGCGATATTGCGAAGGCAGAGATGGTGTCTGCTGGTTTTTGTGTTTGGAAACGGCTGGTGTGGGATAAGAGGGTGATTAGCACGGGCTATCACTACCGAAACCAGCATGAGTTCATTTTGTTCGCAGAAAAGGGACACCGCAATCTGAATGACCGATCGATCCCGTCGATTTTGCGGTGCAAACGCATCGCGAAAGGGTACCCGGCTGAAAAGCCGGTTGAGCTTCAAAACATCCTCGTGTCACAGTCCGCTTCCGAGGGCGATGTGTTGCTGGATCCGTTTTGTGGTTCTGCGTCCAGCGGCGAAGCGGCGTTGAATTTTGGGCTAGACTATATTGGCGTGGATATCAGCGAGAAGGCATTGAAGATCGCTGTGAAGAGGCTAAAAGGCAAGGGCGCACGTGTCATTTAATGTGGCAGATTATGCTTCGTCGAAGCTTGAAGGCGTTCGGATAGGCGCAGGTGGCGAAATCAACGCTACGTGCCCGTTCTGTGGCAAGTCAGGTGGTTTTTACATCAACCCGAAGACTGGCGCGTACATCTGTCACAAGCTTCACTGTGATCAACGCGGTCGCACCATCGTCGGCCTCATCGCACACGTTGAAGGGATTTCCAGGGCTGAGGCATACGGGTGGCTTTTCAAGGAGTCGGTGCGATGGTCAAGGCGTGAAGAGACGCCCGAGACGTTGCTAGACAAGATACGAGAATTGCGAGACATCGAAGGCGACGAAGAAGATGAGTTGGTGGAAGCGCCTTTGCCCGTCGGATTCAAGAGCGTATGGGATGCAAAAAAAGGATGTTGGCGATACCCGAGTTATTTGAAGCAGCGTGGAATCAAAAAGAAAACGGCGAAAGAGTGGGGGATTGGATACTGTGACAAGGGCCGTTTCGGCGGTCGAATCATCATACCAATCGATTGTCCCAATGGACACAGCTTTACCGCAAGGGACGCGACAGGAGAACAACAACCCAAATACCTCAATCCAACTGGTGTTGATCACGGGCGCCTTCTCCTCGGTTGGAATCAATGCGAATTGGATGGGGATGTGGTGTTGGTAGAGGGGCCGTTGGATGTGATCACGATGTGGCAGCACGGTATTTCTAGCATGGCATTGCTCGGGAAAGTGTTGCACCCAGCGCAACTCGCCATGTTGTTCAAAAAGCCTCTTGATTCTGCGATAACTGTCCTGTTAGACCCAGATCAGCCAGCTGCCCCCTATGACGTGGCGAAACAATTGACATGTCGATTCGATCACGTGTATGTCGCTCGATTACCTGACGGGGTTGACCCTGGCGAATCGACGTTGGAGCAGGCGAAAAAAGCTGTGTCAAATGCAAAGAAATACAAGGGTGAGCGGAATCCAGCATTGATGGCTAGATTGGAATCGGTGCAGAAAAAATTGGAAAACATGTATGGGTGAAAGGTACTTTCAATCCAAAAAAAAGTACCTCTGTACGTCGATTTTGGTCGACTTCCAATTCAATTGGAGCTAGAATCATAATATAACGAAACGAAAGGAACCGGCCATGAAGATCACGATCAAAGACGATTTCGCAGGGAACATCGAAGTCGACACGTACAGAAGAGACAAAGTGGTATACAAAAAGGGCGCAATGATTTGTTTCGTAGCGCCTTGGTCTAATTCGGGGTGCCCGCTTACCCTTTCGATTTCCATATGTCCAGATGGCTCTATTTTGCATCGAGGTTGGAGTTGGACTGGCGATCGTGCTTGCAATTATCTCCATACGACAGCCAAGGCAGAAGACGTTGAGGTCACTTCGGAGATGGAAGAAACTTTGGCAGGGCTTTGGAGCGGTCGCATCAAGGTGGACGGAATCAAGATCGCCGTGGGAGCAACGCCACAACGCATTTGTCCAATCAATCTCGATGATGAAGAGAAACGAGCAGGCAAAAAATTATTTGTGGCTTAACAAATCAGCCAGGAGAATCGGCCATGTCGCAGAAAATCCAAATCAACGAAAAAGTCAGTCTGGTCATGAACCAATGGACGAAGCATAGCCGAAGCATCATAGTTGTGAGCCTACAAGACGGCTATTGGATTGAAATCAACGTTTCACAACACACTCGTTGGAAAGACAGCGCTCCAGAAGAAGTGAAGATCAATTGGCCAGCTATTGGCGGAACGACTGTTAAAAATACACAGGAGTTCATGTCATTGTTGTCGATAGCAGCATTCGTGGCCACCAAAATTGAATCTATCAGCGAATGGAAAGAAGTTGAAAACATCGAAGAGATCTTTGGTACAAAGATTGGCGGCGAGGTGAAATGATGGGAAGTGTACGAAGTAGACTTGATTCGAAGGGGCGTGAGAAAGTCCAATGCATGGTCTGCAATGAATGGCACCATCGTTTGGATGTGCACCTTAGCAAGAAACATGGCATGAATGCGAAAGAGTACACAGTCAAGTATCGAGGCGCCCCGACAATCTCTGAAGCAGCGAAGGAAACAGCCCGTGCAGCGCAGATCAAGGCTGGTGAAGAGCGAAAAATCATTGCATCTGCTGACATGGGAACCGGGGAAGACCTGACATCATTCAGGATTGGTGTGGTGGTGTTGAATCGTCGAACAGCGCTTTCAGAGCAAGACAAAGCTCGAATCCCAAAACACGATGAGCGTTGGATACCTGGGAAGCGTGAGAAGGAACAAATGGAGTGCATTGCACTCGGCATTAGCAATCGCGAAAACATCTTTATCTTCGGTCCGACGGGATGTGGAAAAACCACCATCATCGAAGAAATGGCTGCATTACTTGACCAACCATGTATTCGTGTACAGGCAAATCGCAAGTTGACCATCGAGGATTTCGTTGGCCAGCAATCACTTTCGGTCGTGGACAACCAACACGTCACAGAATGGCAAGACGGCGTTCTGACGCAAGCCATGAGAAACGGGTGGTGGATCGTGCTGGATGAAATCACCGGGGCCGAGGCAGGGATTTTGCTGCGACTTCAGGCTGTGCTTGAAGGGAAGCCATTGGTGCTCACCGAGAACGGCGGCGAGATTGTAGAACCACACCAGCACTTCCGAATCATCGCTAGTGACAACACAAATGGCCGGGGGGATAACAGCGGGTTGTACGTTGGGACAAACTTGATGAATGAAGCAACGCTAGACAGATTTGGTGTTGTGATCAAGGCCGAATATCCTGACGCCGCGACAGAGAACAACATTTTGACATCGAAGGGCGGCGTGCCAAAGGACACTGCGCGGAAGATGGTTGAGGTGGCGGTGCGGGTGCGCGAGGCGATGTCCAACGAGACGTGCTATTGCACATTCAGCACTCGTCGATTGATTTCTTGGGCTGCGAAAGCGCAGCAACTGGGAAACGTACGTATGGCTGCGAAGATCTCAATAACAAACAAATTATCCCCCGAAGACGCCAAGTTTGTCGACGGTTTGATACAAAGATACTTCGGAGGAGACATCTGATAAACCAATAGGTTTTGCCTTTGTGGCAACTTTTCTATTGACTTATGCGGTGTCGCTCGGTTAGAGTCGCCGCATGATGAGGACCGGCCATGATCAGAAAAACAGGACACTTTGAAGCCATCGCCCGCGCCATGGCGAGGAATCACCAGATCAAGGTGATCCCCTCTGGCGCCGAGTGTTTGACTGATGGCGAAAACATTCTGATCCCATTCAATTCAGATCACTTTGACGAGGCGAGTGCGAATGTGTTACACGGCCTATTGGACCATGAAGTGGGCCATGTGAAAGAAGAACGTCGACACAAAGATGCTGGTCGCAAATCCCCGTTAGAAATATTGAAATCAGCGAAAAGCGACAAAGAACGATTGGTGTTTAATGCTTTCGAGGACATCAGGATTGAGCGTTCTGAATCACAGCAGTTCATTGGGGTGGCTGAGAATCTCGCTGCTGCAAGTCGGCACGAAATACAGCGATTCAAAGATAAATATGCCGCCGAAGGCGGATTGGTAAATGCGAATTTTTGGCACACGTTCGTCTGCGCCATTATAGCAACAGCGCAAGGCGATGATGTTTCGTGGATCCCGAGCGAATACAACAAATACCTAGCTGTTGTGTCGGATGAAATTGCCGCATCGAATTCAACATCATGGGGGCAAGAAACACACCAATTAGCGGTCAGCGTGGTGAAGAAGATCGAAAAATTCGCTGAAGAGCAGAAACAAAAACTCGAAGCAGAAGAAAAAGAAGACTCTGAAGATCTTTCAGCCTCGAAGCCGAGCGAAGGTGGCGATGAACAAGGGAAATCAAAGGCTGGCGGGTTGGAATCGGAAACACAGAAACAAGACGACGGCGAGTTGATAAAAATCGAAGTTGCAGAAGGGGCATTAGGCGAATCGGATACAGCAGACATCAAAGATGAAACAAAAGAGCGAATCAAGGAGATGGTGCGAAGGGACATCGATCTCAACAACCGTTACATCCCGCACCCTGCAGCCGTAGCGAGAGACAAAGTCATCAAACCATTAGGTGACATAGTTGATTACAACCGCTGTCGCGATATCGTTTCTGATCAGATAACAGGCCTTCGCGGAAAACTTCTTTCGCTCATTCGTTCCAGGCAACCATCGGTTGAATTGTCGGGGCGTCGTCACGGTAAATTGGACACTAGACGTCTGGGAACAATTGCTTCAGGAAACACCAATGTGTTCAAGGTTGAAATTGAAGGTGAGAAGCTGGACACAGCAATCACTGTGCTGATTGACATGTCTGGTTCAATGGGCAGCGGGCATTGCCCAGGACACCCAGCACACCAAGCCAAATTGATGGCCATTGCGTTGGCAGAAACCTTTGAAGCGCTCCAAATACCTTTTGAAGTGATTGGATTTGAAACTGATACACCAGAACGATGCGTTGGAAAAGAGGAAATAAGTGATGTGTATTCTCGGTATTCTCCGATGTTATACCATGAGTTCAAATCGTTCGATCAAAAGCACAGAACAGTAAAGCAACGGATGTCTGACATTGCCGGCTCTTTAGACAATGACGACGGCGAGGCGCTTCTGTACGCTGCGAAGCGATTGATCCAACGTGAAGAATCGCGCAAAATCATGTTCGTTCTTTCAGACGGTTGCCCGGCCACCAGAGATGCATCGCACGAAAGGCTAAATGGACACTTAGTCGAGGCCATCCAGCAGGCAGCATCATGGGGGATTGAGATGTTTGGAATAGGTGCATGCTCTGATCACGTCGAACAGTTCTATACCAAGAAGTTCAACAGCAGTTGTATCGTAGTCAAGGACATCAAAACATTGGCAGTCGATGTGTACAAACTGATGCGCGATCGACTCCTGTCGACGAATAGGAGTGTGTGATGGCAGTGAACTTCAAAGACGGCTACACAGTGCCATCGCACGTTCGTGAGATGTATCCTGATTTGGAGAAAAATTTGCTGCCATTGATTAAACGTCGAGCACAACAAATGCGCCATGCCATACCCGGGATCGACGTGGAAGATGCAATACAAGAGGGGCGTCTTGCTTTGTTGTCTTGTTTGACTCGGTATGATGCTAACAAGTGTTCGTTTGATTTGAAACGCTACGTGTCCAAGACATTACGCAACACATATGCTATGATGTTGTACGAGGCGTTGGCTCAACGTCGCACTCCTCGGGCACACATACAAGACGGCGAAGGGAATTGGGGTGTTGCGCCGCGTGTCCCGATTAGTCTTGATGAAATGTTGACGTACGAACCTGTTGAAGGCGATCTCAGCCCCGAGGCGCGCATCATCGAGATGGAGCGATTGAGCTCATGCATTCGAATCAAAATGAAAATGATGGAGATGTTGACCGGGCGAGATCTTGATGTGTTCAAGTCGATGCTTGAAACGTCGTGCGAATTTCTGGAACCAGAAGAGATCCGACGCATCATAATCAGAGAGGAGCAAAGGAAACAGACGGGCGAACCGCTAAAGCACGATGGGTGCTTAGCAGCAGTGGACGCGGCCGGCGGCGACGTAAATTCATTGTCCAATATTTTGGTTGCCAATTATCTCAACATCAACAAGAATATGATTGATTGGTCCATCAACAAAATTCGCATGCTGTTCTCCAAATTGGTGAAACAAGAAGAAGTTGAAGCGCCCAATGTCTTGGAGGCGATGGAAAAGCGTGGCCTTCCAGCAATACAAGTGAATCGAGGAACGCACTTCAGCGCAAGTTTCGTTCGTTCCGTGATGACTGTGCGGAATTTGCGTGACGAAGAGCCGCACATAGAAATACAGAGCGCATCGCATCGGGGTTGCACAAATTATTGGATGCGGAGGATTGAGCGCCACACGTGGGGGGCGGTGTTGGTCCTGAAACGCGGCGGTGAATTTGTTACCGCTGTGATTGAAGGTCGTTTGAATTTGTTGACTGGCGACGTATTCAGCCTTGAATTGGGCGGGGCGAGAGATAAACTGCCGGTTGAATGGTATCAACAGTTGTCCAGAAGATTGTCGGAGGTGTACGGTGGCCAGGAAAATACGGATGCCACATTGCGTCGGGCAGTATGAGCCGAAGAATGATGTGTGCAATGGAGATCCGTCGAAATCGAAGGATACCGAAGATGGTGTGCCGTGTTGGTGTCGCGATAGATGCATAGCACTTCGGTTGTGGTGTGGTGAGCGGGGGAAAGAACCGGATCACTTTGTTGCCTTGCAAATTGTGAAAGAAAATGGTGTAGAGATGACAGCAGCCGTGCCAAAGATGAGCAACGAGATATTCGCAAACACGCTCGATAAAACCATTGCCAATTATGGCGTAATCAACGGACGCATCACCAGACCAAACAAGGGCGGTGCACCAAAGAAGAAAATACAAGCACCCGCGCCAACCAGAGGGAAACCTGGCCCGAAGAAGGGGAAGCGGCCTTGTGTTGAGGCAAGAGTGAAATCGCGCCGGGCAGTAATAGCACGTGCGAAAGCTCGACGAGAAGAGTGCAAGTTGTTGTTCGGCCATTTCAAGAAACATCTGGAGGTGGCCTTGCATGGACAGAAGTGGAGTGCTAGAAATTCAGCTATTGCTGCTGATAGGCTGTACATTAAAGACAGGTTTGACAATTCCGGCTACGCTACGGTGTATTGCAAAACGAGGATAGGGCGGGATACGCCAGTGGTGACAGCAAGGCTGAAAACGGCGACGTTGACCTTGATGATAGGGTTGCCGGTGACTTTAGAACAGCTGGAATCACAGATAGGAAAGGCCACGTGCAAAAAGCTATCCCCATACAGAATATTGGACGGATATTTCATCACAGCCGTGAACAACGTCGACAAAGAGCGTGCTGCTTTGATCGCAGAGACTATCGGCCGACTGGTGAAATCAGGTATTATAAATTTGCCTGCCGCCGCGCAATGACGCTGCAGAGCGGGCAGGGGCGAGCGATTGGATTCTTGGGCCTTGGCCGGTTCTCTCCAACGCTCGCCCCGATCCATCGAGCAAATCCATGAGAAAACGTGTTGTGATAGTTGGGGGTGGAGTCTCAGGGCTCATAGCATCGTATGTGTTCAGCGGAATCCCCGGTGTAGAAACAAGAGTATTTGAAGAGAAAACAACCGGCGGCGAATTTCTAGCTGGCGGCTTGAAGTACATCCACCACACAGAAGCAATGGTGGATATGTTTGATGAGCTAGGCCTGTGTCACTCAAATTTCATGGTGAATGGTGGCATATTGTTGAGCGACGTTGTTCAGCCGTACCCAAAGTGCTTCCAAGACATGGCACCCGAACGAGCCGCCCGCATCCAGGATGACCACTGGAGGAAGACGCGCCGATCAGAGCCGGGTTCTGATTCCAAGAAAGCAATGAATGATCCGGCGAGCACGAAGCCAAGGCAAGCCCTTCGCTGTGACTTTGTGGATATGATCAATGAGCTATCAGATTGCGCAGCGATCACCAACGCAGCCGTAGTTGAGATCAACCAAAATGATTTGCTGACCAGCCAGAAAGAACGGGTGCTGTTTGATTTCGCGGTGGTGACTTTGCCGCTGTGGGTGATTAGGGAATTGGTGAAGTGGTATGTGCCGCACGGTATGGCTATGGCCCTCAACGTGGCAAAGGTGAATGTTCGCGGGGATCGCTTTGCGCGCTGGGATTACGTCTACACGCCCTACACGCCGTCCAATTGTGTCCATCGATTTTCACCGGTGGCAGGCGGATATTCGGTTGAGACGAATGGTGAATTGAATCTTGGTGAAATCGAGTCTGACTTGAATTTCCTTTGGCCTGAAGGTTGGGCAATGATGGAACTGAAAGAGGGGCTAAAGGGCCACCTGCTTTCATTGGACACTAAGCCTGATTGGCCGCGTAACATAGCACCAATCGGAAGGTTTGCAAAATGGGACAGCCGGGCAACCATCGATGTAGCGTTGGAAGACTCGATAGCGTTAGCCAAGAGGTGGCTTGGATGAATCTTTGGTCAGAGATGTGGGAAAGGCAGAAGAAGCAACAGGAGCACTTCAACCTCGACCCCAAAGCGATGTCACCAATCGTGAAGGCTGGTGTTGCGAAGGATTTGACGCTGGGATTGCTTGAAGAGGCGGGGGAGCTTTCGAGGGCTGTGGCTCGATTCAAGGCACACCTTTTGAAAGACAGGCCTGTGGACAAGATCAATGTCTGCGAAGCTTCGGTTGATGTGCTGAAATATCTGATAGCGATTGCGCAATTATATGGCGTCTCGTCTGAAGAGATGTTCAACACTTTCATGCGAAAAAGCGACGTTGTTGATGACAAGGCGCGTTGCGAACGGGTGGAACTGGAGCGCCACACCAAGCTGATTGTGAGTGATCTGGATGGTTGCATTGCAGACCTATCTTCGTGGCAGGACGAAATGGATCGACAGCGCGGGAACGCTCCGATGAATGATGCCACATTGGCGATGCTCGAAAAATTGAAAGAGGAGTTTTACAGATGCGGCGGGTTTTTGAATTTGCCGCCGATACCTGGAGCAATCGAAGCAACCAAGAAGATACGTGAAGCAGGATACAAACTGGCCATCATCACAGCCAGGCCAGACTGGCAATACAAAAGAGTGTACGCTGATACAATCCAGTGGCTTCAGAAACACGACATACAATATGATTTGATTTTGTTTCAGAAGGACAAGGCAGAAGCCGTGGTGGATCACATCTTTCCGGCGCGCCCTCTGTGTTTCGTTGAAGATAGGAGTAAACACGCCATCGAGGTCGCTAGCATTGGTGTGCAAGTGTTGTTTCTGACTTCTGGCAAAAGCGAATTGGCGCCTCACCCTTTGATTCAGCGAGTTCAAGGCTGGGGTGAAATCGTCGAGTACATCAATGCAACACAAGATGGGAGAAGTGAATATGGGACACCCACATTTGATGGGAACAGTTGAGTACAGGCCGGTAACGTTTAGCAGCGGGAATGGCCCTTGGCTGTATGTTTATCATGATGGAGAAACAAAGACAGATTATCTGGACTTTTTCTGTGATGTCGGAACGTCCAGCCTTGGTTACGGCGGGAAAGAACAACAGGATGTCATTTCCAGGATGTATCATTTGCCTGCTCACGCGCCGAACATATTTGGCTTCGATGAGCGAGACCGAGCGGCACGGCGCCTTTGTGAAATGACGCAAATGGATCGCGTGTTCTTTTGCAATAGCGGAGCAGAATCAGTTGAGGCGGCAATCAAACTGGCGCGGCTTTGGTCGTACAAGAAAGGCTGTGGCGCTGATCACATCTACAGTTATGTCGGCGGATTCCATGGGCGGACATACGGGGCGTTGTCCGCCGGTGACGGCGCGCCATATCACTACGAAGGTTTCGGCAAGATGTTGGACGGGGTGTTTCACTTCAAAGAAGCATGGGAAATCACAGACCCCGAAACTTGCGCCATCATTCTCGCCCCCTGCTTCGGCAACAACGACATTCGAGAGTACCCGGATGGTTGGTTGAAAGATCTCAGAGAATTCTGTGACAACAACGGGATTCTACTGATCTTTGATGAGGTGCAAACAGGCTCGGGGCGCACCGGCATGATGACGTACGCGCAACGATGCGGCGTGAAGCCAGACATTATGACGTTGGCGAAGGGCATTGGGATGGGTGCCCCTGTAGGTGCCATGTTGGCGTCGGCTGACATCGCCGAAGTGTTCACGCCAGGAACGCATTTCAGCACATTCGGCGGGAATCCGTTGTCTTGTGCCTTCGTGAATGGGATGTTGGACTGGTTGGAACGTCCTGGAAATCTGGAGTCTGTGAATCGAAAGGGCGAGTTCATAAAAGAAACATTGCAACGATTCGGATGGGCAAAGAACATTCGCGGCCCAGGAATGCTGATTGGATTTGATATCGACATTGACACATCTGAATTCGCGGCCCGCTGCTTAGAAAATCAGTTGCTCATCGGGGCCTTTAGAAAGGGGCCTGGGGCTGTAAAAATCAGCCCGCCGCTGAACATCGAAAAAGAAGACATCATCAAGGGATTGACCATATTGGATGAATCCTACAAGGAGCTGATCAATGGCTGAGCCGAAAGTCACATTGCTGACTTGGACGAAAGACCCGTTGGAAACTGTGTACTCTGTATGGTGGCAGTCGAAGAACGAAAAACCGTTGATGACACCGGATGAGGTGAAAGAAAATGTCCCGCCGTCTGAGGTCGAAGAGCTATTCAAAGCGGTAATAGCACAACGAATCCCTGTTGGAGAACACCTGGATTTCGTGTTTGTTATGGAGAACGTTTCTGTGTCTTGGCGTGAGCAGGCCGTTCGCCACCGCATCGGGGTGAAAGTAGGCGGCGAACGTTTAGGGGTGGACGTAATACCGAACCTGGCTGATTCAAGCTGGTGGTCACAATCCATGCGCATCCAGAATATGGGAAGTTTCTTCAGCAACGGCGCATACAGGATGCCAAAATCATTGGATGCTCACCCGGAAGCTAAAGCTGTTTTTTGCGACATCATGTGTGACATCGAGGCTGCGTACAATAATCTGATTGACATGGGTGTGCCGATGGAAGACGCCAGAGAGGTTATCCCACTCGGCGCGCAACATCGGATCAGCTGGAAGCTTAACATAGGCGCTCTCCAGCACATCATGGAAAAGAGAGGTTGCTGGATACTGCAACTTGGAACGTGGGGGCCGATCATTACCGGGATGGTGGATGAGTTGGCCAACAAGGTTCACCCTGTGTTTCGCGAATTGGTGACGCCGCCTTGCATCCGAGGGGATAAATTCAACTCGTGTGTGTTCATGGAAGAGTGTCGCCGCCGTTTGACAGGTGATGATGAATTGCCACCGTGCCCACTCCACTACAACTACCACGTTCTGCCTGAATCGCAACGTGGAATGATTCCGCTGTTGGTCAAGAAATTGGAAATCCCGATGAAGTCGGAGATGATGCGACGGTCGGAAGATTATGCGAATTTTTGGGGCCGAGATCCGTTCACAGGTGAAAAAATTGTGTGACAAGATAATCGTGTTGGACGGGGTGAATGGGACAGGGAAATCAACGAGCGCAAAAGTTCTGCGCGAATTGACAGGGTGGCCCATCATACGGGCGTTTCGTGATGACTCTGATTCACATCTAGGATACAACGCGCCTATGGAGGGAGAACTCAAAAAACTCGGCGTTCCTGTGAACACATACGTTGATGACTTGTACGTTGCTGATTTTTTGCGCGCAACACGGCGAGGAGCGATATTGGATAGATCGATGCCATCGGCATTGGCATATCCGATGATGCGCGGCGAAGAGATAACACCAAAGACAGCAAAAAAATTGGTTGTTGTTTGGGAGCAGATTCTGCGCGCTGCGAAGATACCTGTGGTTTATGTTTGGATGCAAGCATCGCACGAAGTGGTGAAAGAGCGTTGTGTTGGACGGTGGCATCCAAACAAAGCACAATACGCCAAATTGGAATCGACTTTCAAGAGAGTTTTCGTGACGTTGTCGCTGTGCAAAAGAAGAGTGGTGACCACAGAGCTTAGTGAAAACGAAACGATCAAAACCGTTCGCCAGGTGGTGGATGATGCCGACGATTGATGAAATCAGAGTTTGGTTGAGTGGCCAAGAGATCGAAGGATTGCCCGCTTTGCGTGAGCGTGAGCGTGAGCCAGAAGCGAAACATCCGCCGAAGGCAATGAAAACGCCTGCCGATATGCGCAACCAAGGGAGATATCGGCTGCACCGTGATGACTCCGGTCACGTCATCGATGCCACTTTGTATTTTGGAAAGTACAATGGGTTCTGCCTAAGTAAACTTTCAACCAATAGAGAAGGGAAGGACTACCTGTCATGGATGTTGAAACAGGACTTCCCTGGTGAATTGGTGGAGTTGATCACCAGTATGGGATGGGCGTGATGGAAGACTTTGTAGGGTTGCACAACCATTCGGATGCTAGCCAACTAGACGGTGCTGGGAAAATATCCGAATACATCAAGGCCGTAGTCGAACGCAAGGCGCCTTCAATCGCTTTCACCGAACACGGGACAATGCGCGGGTACCAGACGCAATATGATCAATGCAAAGAACACAACATCAAGCCAATTTATGGGATTGAATTCTATGTGGCCAATGACATGCGTCGAAAGGGCCTAACCGAAGACGAGCGCGCGGACATCACGAAAGGCAAACCTCGAAGCGAGCACAAAGATGCCATCAAGAAGTATGAAGAGCAACACGGCATCCGAGACAGATGGCATTTGACGTGCTGGGCGAAGAACGCAGAGGGAATGCGGAATATGATGCGCTTGGCGTCGCTTGCATACACCGAGGGGTTCTACTACAAGCCGCGCATTGACTTGAACGAACTGTACAAGTACAAAGAGGGGTTGGTGGTGGCGACGGGATGTTGTTCCAGCGTCATCTATGACAGGGCCGTGTTGGGGAAAAAGAAGCTTGCATTAGAAATTGCCGATGAGATGCGTGAACAATTTGGGGAAGATTTGTGGATTGAGATACAACCGCACGCAATCGAAGAGCAGGTGATCTCCAACCAGTTGGCACTGGAATTGAAGGATAGGTGGGGGAAGAAGGCGCGCCTGCTTGCAACGCAAGACGCACATTATGTCAGGCCGGAAGATTGGGAAACGCATGAAGTGATGCTCTGTATCGGAACCAATGATGTGATGAGCAACCCCGAGCGTTTTCGTTTCACCGGGAATGATTTTCATTTCAAAACCCGAAAGGAAATGTTTGCGAAGTTCAGATCAACACACGCTTACTTGACCAGAGAGCAAGTCAAAGAATCTTTGGACAACACGTTGGTGTTCATGGACACAATATCTGATGGCCTGGTTACCATCGATAAAGACAAGTGTCTCATGCCACCAATACCGGTTCCTGAGAAGTATGACGGCAATGAGTTCGCATACTTGAAGGATTTGTGTTTGCGCGGTTGGGCATGGCGTGACATACCGGCCCGCGCCACTCTGTTGTCAAAGCGCGAGGGCGGCGACGAAGCAGAATGGCTGAAACGATACGTGGCAAGGTTGAAAAGAGAACTGACAGCAATCAAAAGCCAAAAGTTTGTTTCATATTTCCTTCTTGTTCACGATTTATACAATTGGGTGCGCCAGCAGGAAATCATGTGTGGGCCTGGACGAGGCTCAGCGGCGGGTTCGCTCGTTGCATACCTGACCGGCATCACATCGGTTGATCCGATAGAGCACAATCTGTTGTTCGAACGATTCATAAGCCCAACGCGTGTCGACCAGCCCGATATTGATATGGACTTTGAGGATCGGCGCCGACAAGAGATCATCGAGTATCTGCGAAACAAATACGGCAATGATAAGGTGTGTCAGATTGCCACCGTAGGCAAGCTTTCGGGGAAGGCTGTAATCAGAGACATATCGCGTGTTCTTGAAGTGCCGTATGCAGCAGTAAACCAAGTCACCAATTCCATCATCGAAAGAAGCAGCGGCGACGAGCGGGCCAGCCAGACGGTTGAGGACTCTTTCAAAGAATTCAAGGTGTGTCGCGAATTCAACGCCAAATACCCGGATGTTCTGAGATATGCGAAGAAGCTCGAAGGAATGGCCAAGACGCTTGGAATACACGCAGCAGGCGTCGTGACTTCTCCTGAACCGTTGATGAATCTTGTCCCATTGGAGACGAGAAAGCATGATGGCCGTGACGTTGTGGTGAGCGCCATCGATATGTACGGGGTGGCAGCGTGTGGGTTGCTGAAATTGGACGTTCTTGGGCTGCGAACGCTGAGTGTCATTCGTGAATGTCTAGAAGCAGTTGAACAACACACTGGTGAAAAGATCGACCTCGAACGCATTGATTTGAATTTGAAAGACGTTCTTCAAGGATTCACAGATCACGATTATTGTGGCGTGTTTCAGTATGATTCCCCGGGTGCCGACAAGATTTGCACAGGCGTTGAGTTCAAACACTTCGAGGACATCGCTGCCATGACAGCGTTGAATCGACCGGGCACCGCGCGAAGCGGCCTAGCCACGCAATATGTGGCACGAAAGCGCAACCCGAAATTGGTTGAAAAGGCATCGTTTCACCCAGCGGTGAGTGAAATCACGAAAGACACATTGGGAATCATCGTGTATCAAGAGCACGTGATGCGTATTTTCACCGACATAGCCGGGTTTGCCCCAGCAACGGCGGACAGCTTGCGCAAGAAAATAGCCAAAAAATTTGGCGATGAGACGATTGGAAAAGAACGCGAGAATTTCATTAAGGGTGCGATGGAAAATTGGGGTGACCGAGGGATGACCAAAGAGATCGCAGGAAAGATAATGGATGCGATCACGTTCTTTGGATGTATACCTGGTGAATCGTTGGTTTTAGTGGTCGAGGGAAGTGATGAAGACTTGTGCGCATTGCGAGAGGAAAGTGTTGGCAAGGGGATTGTGCTCAATACACTACCAGAGGGAATACAGGAAGGAAAGAACGGTGATCGGGAATCCTGTGAGTTCAGAGCACAACAAGATAGGGGTGCTTGGGCGCGGGTGGAAGTCAGCGCCTGGGGCGAGGGTCATTGCGTCGAACAAGTTGCAATCCAAGAAGATAACAGGGGCATTAAATCCGTCTTGGAAGGGCGGACACATCAAAAACTTCAAACTAGCAAGGAACAGGTTGTTGAAGGAAGAGAAGGGATGTTGTCGTTGCGGCACTTCGTTGATCAAGGGATCAGGGCCGAATCAAAAGTCATTTCACATCCACCACAAGAATCGAAACAAAGCGGACAACCGAGAAGAGAACTTGGAAGTGCTGTGTCAAAGTTGCCACAGCAAAGAACACACGAAAGAAAAAATTGCTGGGCGACTTGGAAAGAAATCGAAACGCTAAAGGTTGGTGATTGGATAGTGTCTTTTGATGACGACATTCGCCCCGAGCTAAATAGAGTGAAAAGAATAGAGTGCACAGGGGTGAAGCCTGTCCGCAGGATGACACTCGAACAAGGCGAAATTTGGGCGACCGGATCGCATTGGTGGATGAATAGCACAGGGGAATATATAGAGACAAAGGATTGCACGCCTGGTACAGAATTGCGTGTTGGTGATTCGATTTTCAAGGTTCTTGGTAATCGAAAAGATGGGCGATTGAAGACTTGGGACTTGGAGTGCGAATTCGAACCTAGCAACTATGCCGTCAGATTATTCAACAGCGATTCGTGTAATTACTTGATAAGCCATAATAGTTATGGATTCAACAAGTCGCATGCCACCGCATATGGAATCATCGCGTATTGGGAAATGTTCTTGAAAATACGCCACCCGATCGAATTCTATTGGGCGCTATTGAAGAACGAACCTGACCGAATACGAATCCAACAGATCGCTAAAGATGCTAAAAAACATGGCATAGAATTGTTGCCGCCGTCGGTGGTGAATAGCGGTAAGCATTTCACAATAGACAGAGCAAATAATGCCATTCGTGGTTCGCTCGTCGACATCAAGGGCGTAGGTGATGCTGCGTCTGAATCAATCATGGTCGCCCAACCATACAAGGACTTCGGTGACTTGATTCAACGCGTGGACCGCCGAAAAGTACACAAGGGTGTCATTGTGGCATTGGCGAAGGCCGGGGCGTTAGATGACGTGGTGCCGAATCCTAAGTGGCTGATAGAAAACATCGAAGATTTTTGGACAGAGTTGGGGAAGAAGGGGTGGACAGAGAAAACAGAAAGATTGTTGCGAGATTCGGCTGATGCTCCGCAGTTCACCACCGAAGAGAGGCAGGTTGTGGCCTCGAAGGTTAGTCCACTCGCATTCGGGAAACATCCGCTCGATGCGTATGCGAATTTCATGGAACGTAGTGTGAAGGTTCCCATCGCGGCAATGTCTGATGAAGACTTTTTCAAAGACAATGACAATCAAGGCGTATTCATCGCTGGCGTCGTTGTTGAGGTGAAGTACAATCAAATTGGAGATTTCAACACAGGTGAGCTTCCCAGTGAGTTGGAAAGGAAACAGATGTTCTGGGGCCGCCGTTACGCCAATGTTAATGTCGAAGATCTTGGCGGGAAACAAAATAGGATCAAAGTGGATTTTGACATCTTTGATGATTATCGAGATGTGGTTGATTCTGGAATAGGAACGCCTGTTGTTCTTCATGCTTTTGTGAACGCGAGGTTTGAGAATTTACGTTGTCATTTCATGATCAATCTGGAAGAGTACAGGCTAGCAGTCGAAGCAGGACAAGAGTTGACAGTGTGGCAAAGCATAGTCGCTGGTCGCCATCCAGCCAAAGAATATGAATGGAAAGATCCGTCAAAGTTGATCAAATACAAGACCCCAGAGGGCGAAGAGCGCGAGGTGAAAAGGCGTTCCAATGCAATCAGGAACAAAGCATTTTGGGATCGCGTATCACCTTCGTTTGTTGGCGTTGTCACGCACGTTCGGCCAAAATATGACAAGAATGGAAACCGGATGGCATTCTTGGGATTGCTGGACGGTGGTTCGCGATTCATCAGCGTGATAGCATTCGCATCCAGTTGGACAAAAGAAGTGCGACGTGTTTTGAAACCCGGGGCGTTGGTGAAAATAGAATTGGACTCCAAAAGAGACAAACGCAGTTGGTCATATTTCTACAACGGCGGAAAACTCAGGGTTCTGAGGTCAGCGCCATCAACCACATCACCATAGGCTAAAAGCAACGAGGGTATCATGTCAAGTCTATTGACGGCGGCGAAACGGGCAGGGCTTCACCCGGCGCGATGCGAAAACTGCCACCGAAAAATAAACACAAAAGCAGCAGTCAAAGAACTGTTCAACACAATCATACAGATGTGTGCCGATGGCGAGGTGGTACGCATCGACAATTTTGGCGTTTTCAGACTTCGCCTCCACCAGGGACGCACCATTGAATCTTCAGTCCTGCCTGGTGGAAGGGCAGAATTTGAAGACAGGATGGTGTTGAGTTTTAGACAGAGTGTTGGCGTGAAGAATAGGCTGTCGAAGATCATCAAGGCCAACAACAACAAGAAGGAAAGAAAGGGCAAAAAATGAGTTTTAGCCAAGTAGAGTTGGTGGTCAACGGCGACAAGGTTCAGGTGGACCTCGAAGAAATTCTGTCCATACAAGACATCAGCCGTGACATGGACCAAGTAGCCTCTCAGATGAGCTACTGGGGAGCGGTATGGGCGGCAGCCGACGAAGAAAGCCAGAGGGCTGACGCGCACTATCGAAAGTGGCGAGCAGAGACTGGACAACGAATCCTATCAGCCAACGAGAAGACTGCTGAGTGGAAAGTGAAACAAGACATCGAGTCTGATGAAACGTTCCTGAAGCTCAAATCTAGTCTTGCGCAAGCAGCACACAATGTCACACTAGCCAAAGCCATCTTCGAAGCATTCAAGATCAAGGCCAACATGCTTCAGTCCAAGGGTGCCATGGCACGAGCAGAGTTGGATTCAACTGGAATGGCCACGAAAGTCGAGGCGCCGAAGCGCAGCAGCGGCGAAGACGAAGAAAGGAAGCTGCGCGAGAAAGAAGAGATCGTGAAGCGCGCCTTGAAAAACAAGAAGAAATAACAGACAAATCCAACGCCAAAGGAGAAAATCAATGGCTATCGACATGAAGAAGATGAAGAAACACAAAGAAGAACTGGCCACTGGCGGCGAGTTCCTCACATACCCATCGGGCGAGACGCGAATATACATCCACGGGCAATGTCGCCCTGATGATGAGACGCCACCCACCGCTGGATTCCCTTGGGTTCCTATCACTGTTCATTTCAATGTTGGCAAGAACAATGCGATGTGTGTTTGCCTTGACAAGAACAGAAACGAGATTTTGAAACACCCGTATTTGAAGGGAATGTTGAAGGCGCGAAAGAATGCGCCGAAGCTCGATGGGACGTGCCCTGTTTGTGAAGAGATTGAAAACGGCGGGATGGATTCCGAGGAAGCCACAGAAGCTCGCCCACAGACGAAGTGGTTGTGGGGAACAACCAAAATCGCGTCGCGTGGCAAAGGTGATGATGATTGGAATGCGCAATCATTCAAGCCGGGCGTGACGATGGCTAACAAGACCATACACACCGGATTCATCGACATTTTCGACCAGGCTGGCGATGTTACGGATGTGCAAGAAGCCACGTTGGCCATTGTTGGACGAGAGGGGAAAGGGAAAAATGACACCAAGTACAAGGTGTCTGTTGATGTTCCAACGATAAAGAGTCCATTGAAATTGGACAAGAAATGTCGTGGCGCTTTGAAAGTCGCTATGAGCGAGGGCGGCGATTGTGATTTGTTCAAGATCGCGGCAAATATGATCAAATCACCGGCCGAAATCAGAGCAATGCTGACTGGTGTAAAAATGGAAGACCCTGATGATGACGATGACGACGAGGCTGAGTTGGAAGAGTCGTTGAAGAAGGGGAAAAAATCGCGCATCATCGACGATGACGACGATGATGAAGACGAGCCGCCTAAGAAGTCAAAGAAAAAGGTCGTTGTCGATGAAGATGACGACGATGACGAAGACGAAGACGAGCCGCCTAAGAAGTCAAAGAAAAAAGCCGTTGTCGACGATGAAGATGACGACGAAGACGAAGACGAACCGCCGAAAAAGTCAAAGAAAAAAGCCGTTGTCGATGATGACGATAATGATGATGAAGACGATGAAGACGATGAAGACGATGAAGACGATGATGAACCGCCGAAGAAGTCAAAGAAAAAAGCCGTTGTCGAAGACGACGATGACGATGACGAACCACCTAAGAAGTCCAAAAAGTCAAAGAAAAAGGATGAAAGCGACGAGCTAGACGATTTGGACGACGAGCTGGAAAGAATCACGAAATCAAAGAAGGGGAAGTGAAGTGAAAGATTCCAAGAAAAAAGCTGGCGATAGGCCTGGCGGCGCAGATATCGCCAGCGAAGTGTTGGAATCAATCAACGATAAACTTGGTGGCAAGGACGTTGCACAGATGTTAGGTAGCGAGGGCCTTGCCATCAAGATCAGGGGTGTGATATCGACAGGCTGCGCCACCATCGACGCCGCATCAGGACGTGGTGGCGTGCCTCTCGGTAGGTTGATAATATTGCATGGGGCTGAAGCGAGCGGAAAAACAACATTGGCACTCCAGATAGTTGCACAAGCGCAACTTCAAGGCGGTGTCGCTGTATACATGGACACAGAATATAAGTTGGATCCAGATTATGCGGCAGCCCTTGGTGTGAATACCAAGAGGATGATCAATGTCCAGCCGAGCTATCTGGAGCAGGCTTTTGCTGTCTGTGAAGGGGCGATCGAGCGCGCGGCCAAGCACAGAGAAAGCACAGGGCTATCGACGCCAATCTTGATCGTTCTCGATAGCATGAACAGCACCATTTCAAAATCACAATTCGAAGGCGAGTGGGATGATCAACATTACGCTCCTCAAGCGCGCGTATTCTCCGCGCTCCTTCCCAAGCTGATGCCTAAAGTTTCACGTGAAAATGTCTGTCTGCTGTGGGTAAGCCAAGTCAGAAAGAAAATGGGGGTGATGTATGGTGATGACGAAGAGATAGCGGGCGGAAACGCACCACGATTTTACGCCAGCCAGGTGCTGAAAGTGCGACGAATCGGAACGGTGAAAAAGGGCGAAGAAAAAGTCAAGGTGGCTAACAAAATCACAGTTGAATTCGTGAAAAATCAGGTTGCGCCACCATTCAAAAAAGCCGAGTGTGAACTTGAATACGGGAAGGGATTCAACCAGCCGCTGGCCATACTCACACAGGCTGAAAAATGGGGGATTGTTGAAAGGGATGGGAACACATACCGCTATGAAGGGAAAAAGATCGGCGGTTCCATAGCATATGCTGTAGCAAAATTGGATGATGATGATGAATTGCGTGAGAAGATCTTGTGCGCCATTCGCGACGAGGGCAAATGGAAATGGTAATGAAAGCTGAAGATGTAGCAAAACTATGGCGCGAGATGCTTGAACACGAGATGAGCATCAAACCAGAAGACGAAAAGCTGGTTGCTTTTTTGTCTGCTGAATTCCTTTCAAGATGGAAGAGCACAGCGATCAAAGAGTCAGAGAATGGCGGTGATGAACTGCTCAGGTTTCATTCGTTGTACATCGAAAACAAGGGCAATGCGTTGGTTGCCATTATTGCTTTGCTAAAGGCGATGCGCATGATTAGTGTTGGTATCGGTTGCAACTTGATGGTTGCGGAGCATCCCTGTGGAACGTAGGTATAGAGCTGCGTTCATCGCAGACATACACGGTAGCAACAAGCTTCCATATTCCAAGCCCACAAAACAAGATCGCACCGACAGACTAGACGACCAAATAGCGCTGCTACGTCGCTTCAGAGCTTCGGCCGAAGAGTATGATGTCGATGCCATCTATGTTCTAGGCGACCTCTATGACAAGTCGCTGGTGGACCCGGTAACACTAACGCACATAGTTGAAGAGGTCGTGTCTTGGCCATTCAACACATACATCCTCCCAGGCAATCACGAAGCAAATAGTCTTCGAGGTGGACGTTTTGCTGTTGAGGCCTTTGGTGTGATGGGTCGGGATCATCTGTTTGTGATTGGCAATGATGTTGAGCCTGTGATCATTGATGATTGGTTGAATTTCTGGCCAATAGCGTTCATGCCAGTCGGGGCAACAAAGCGGCGAATCGAAGCGATACGCGGGAAAATCAACAAGAAATGCACTAATGTTCTTCTTATGCACAACAGCGTTCTGGGAGCGAATCACCAGGGCTGGACGTGTGATGACGGTCTGTTGGTAGAGGAAGTGTGCAACGGTTTCAATTGGACGTTATCAGGCCATTTCCATACACCACAGAAATTTGGTGGGACAGGCTTGTATCTCGGCGCACCAATGCACCACCATTACGGTGATGTGGGACGAAAGGCCGGTTGGTGGATTATGGATTTCTGTGGTGGCGATCTCAAAAGGAAGTTCATCGACGGCGCTGCGCCACGATTTCACATATTGGATGGGATAGACAAAAAAACAGCATCGAAAATCAGCAAAGGTGATTATGCGCGAATTGAAATCAACGCAACAAGCGAAGATTGGGTGAAGATGAAGCCCGAAGTCAAGGCGTATTGTGCTGCACTTGATGAAAAAGGCATCAATTCATCTTTTCGACACATCCCGATTGCTCGTCATGGAATGCGTATGGCATCGTCGAAAACGGCGGCGATGACGCTTGACGAGGCGGTGGCCAAATACCCAGAAACAGCTAGCGTTGAAATTGGTTCGTTGGACAAGAAAAAGTTGAAATCAATTGGGCTTGAAGCGCTTCAAGCGGCGAGAGGTGAATATGGAGTTGCTTGAGGTGGGTGGAAAGGATTTTGGGCCATTCAGCGAATTCTCTCTTCAATTGCACAACCAGGGGTTGGTTTGGATTGGAGGGGTGAACAATGACTCCAAGGCTGCTAAATCAAACGGCTCGGGGAAATCACACATATTCAAAGCAATCACGTGGTGTTTGTGGGGAGAAGCGATTGACAAAGAAGTAGGCGACAAGGTCATTCGCAATGGGACCAAAGAGGCGACAGTGTATGTCAAGTTGGGTGGCGGGTGGAAGGTGTGTCGTGTGCGGCGAAAAGGTTCGCCACGCCTTTCACTCATCACACCAGAAGGGGAATCTTGGAAGGCCATAGGCAAGGATGTACAAGAGAAGATCAATGAATTGGTTGGTTTAGATTTCAAGGCTTTCAAAAATACAGTCCTGTATGGTCAAAACGATTCTCTTCGTTTTGCCAATCCTTCGACACGCGACGGCGATCGCAAGGACATGCTCCATAAGATTTTGCGCACCGAGTTGTTGAAGCATTGTCACAATTGGGTTAAGGAACAATCCAAACAATTGAATGCCAAACTATCGGATGTACAATCACAATCATCGTCCGTGAAGGCGCGCCTTGAAGAGCAGGACGTTTCAGGGCTCCAGGAAGAGCACGACGAATGGGAAGAGGAACGGCAAGAAGCAATTGAAGAGCACAAAGAGTCAGCGAGACTCAAAAAGTCATTGGCTGAAGCTGAGCTGAAAAAAACGGTTGATGTCTCGAAGTTGAAATTGGAAATCAAAAAGCTTAATGCCGTCGTTGAAGAAGGTGTAGTTGCTGAAAGGGACATTGCTGCGCTGGACAAAAAATTGGATGTTCTTAGATTCACTAGGGAAAATTGTTCCAACGAGTTGGCTAGGATGGAGACAAAGATCGAAGGAACGATTGAAAGGTTGGAACAGATGGATGAGGATGAGTGTCCCATCTGTAGGTCTCCAATGGGCAAAGGCGTAGCTCTTCGCACAAAAAAGAACCTGGAAAAAATCAAATCCATAATCGAGAGCGAAGCAGAGGAGAAAAAGGCCAACATCGTAGGGTTGGCTGAAGACATAAGTCGTGTTGCCGAAGAGAGGAAAGCGAAGTCCAAAATTGTTTCAGCTGCCACGGATGCCTCAGGGGAGATATCTGACTTGAACGCAAAGATAATGGCAGCGACAGCAGTCAACGATCGTGTCGATGCGTACATCGCCGCCGCTCGCGAATCTCTCAAACAAGCGAAGGCGAAAGCAGCAGAAAAAAACCCGTACGCTGCGCGCCTAGCCACAGCAGAATCCAAGGCAAAAGCATTCCAACAACGCCTACATGAGCTTCAGGAAAAAGAGTCAGAAATCAGCAATGAGCTCGCACACGTGAAGTTCTGGGTGAAGGGGTTTAGCGGCGCTGGGTTGCCGTCGTTCATCCTCGACAGCGTGATGCCGTACATCACCGAGCGCGCCAATCACTATCTGGGCACATTGGCGGACGGCGACATCAAACTGAATTTTGATACGCAACGTGAATTGAAGAGCAGCCGGGGCGAATACAAAGACGAGATTGAGATCAGTTGGGAAATTGAGGGGGCAAGCGACACATACCCGGCCAGCGGTGGTCAACTGAAGAAAATCGAAATTGCCACAGATTTGGCGCTGATGGATTTGGTGGCAACTCGGGAAGGCGGCCATGTTGATCTACTGATGCTCGATGAAGTTCTGGATGGTTTGGATGAAGAAGGCCGACAGCGTGTGCTCATGCTCCTTCAAGAATTGAGAGCCAAAAGAGGTTCGATATTTGTAATCAGCCATGAAGTTGACATGGCCGAGATATTCGAGAAGTCTGTGATGGTGAAGAAAGATGGTGGGGCGGCCATATTGGAGTTGGCAGCATGAATTGTCCCAATTGTGGAGCTACAATGGTGGCCATCAGATCGACAAAAGTTGAAGCGGACGTCATCGATTCAACTTCCACAGAGACCACCGACGTTTTGTTACCAATTTCGAAGAGCGAAGAAGTAAATGGTCTGACGTGTGAAAACTGTGGCTATCTGGAGGAATGGTGATGGTTTCCACGAAGCTGAAGGGAAAGAACGTGTGGCTCCACGTCGAATTGGACGATGAGGAAAGAGCTGCTATGGTGTCTATCCAACGCAAAATGCGTCCATTGATGGATATCGGCGTCATATGCCCTTGTTGTCGACGCAAGTGCAAGGTGTACAAGCAGCGGATATCGTCAACGATGGCAGCAACGTTGTATTGGATGCATAGAAGGTCAAAGAAAAACGGCGGCAAATACATTCGAATGTCTAGGGTTGCTCCAAAATGGGCAGTGGCAGCACCTGAGCGTGCGCGTCTTGCTAAGTGGGGGTTGATAAAAGCGAAGCCGCTGGGCGGGGAAAAGGGAAGACTGAAGAACAGCGGAAAGTGGAAGATAACGCAAAAGGGGATCGATTTTTGTAAGGGCAAAATAGCAGTCGAGAAATACGTTTGGCTTTTGAATAACGTTGTGATTGAAAGATCAGAAGAAACAACAGATCTACAAAGTTGTCTTTCGAACAAATTCGATTACTCTGCGTTGATGCGTGGCGAATATGACGATCTAGAGTCGATACCAAGGAGATGATATGGGTTTGAAAGTCATAGGCGCCGACATTTCGCTGAATCACGGCGCCCTTGTCGAGATTACGGATGGAGAGTTGTCCAATTTTTGGTATTGGACTGACGTTGCATCATCAGCATCCAGGAGCAAGCGTGGATATAGGATGGTTGTTCTGAACACGAAAGATCGTGGGTTGAAATCAATACACCGATTGGCCAATATCGAGAGGTATCTGTACGGCATATTGGAGGGGGCCGAGCCGGACTACATTGGCATCGAAGACTATGCCATCAGAGAAGAACAAGGAGCGCACTACCTCGGAGAAGTGGGTGGCATTTCGAGGATGTTATGTTGGAAATTGAACATTCCGCTTCGCCTTCACGACCCGACCAGTGTGAAGATGTTCGTTGCGCATGACGGAACGTGCCAAAAGGATTCAGTCGAACGTGCTGTGTTGGATAGGTGGGGTGTCGACTTTTCAAGGTTCAACCAACCAATAGCGAAACCAAACAAAAAAGTGAAACAACCGAAACAATCCCGCCGCACCAGCGAGGATCTGTGTGATGCATTTGGAATAGCACACATGGTTTGGACTGAAGTACAGCTGCGTCGGGGAGAAATCGCCATGTCATCGCTTCATGAAAAGGAAATCAGAGTCTTCAATAGAGTCACCAAGACTTACCCAGTTAACTTGTTGGATAGGGAATGGATCAAAAGATGCGACTGATGGAAGCGATCGGGTGGATTGGGACGTTTTTGTATGCTGTGGCTGGGTGGCCGCAAGCTATCAATTCAATTCGTCGTGGGAATTCGGACGGCGTTCGCATTGGATTTTTATCGATGGTGATCGTTGGAGGTTTCTTGCATGTTGCCTACAGTTTGCATTTAGACTCTTCACCCCTCGTGGTTTGTAACACATCAACCATTTTGGCGATGGGCGTGGTTATGAAATATCGATTGGCACCGAGGAGAATTTCATGAGCGAAGAATGGTCAACAGACGACATCATCGGGGCGTCTGATTACGATGGTGAGACGGTCGGTGTCAGCTACGAAGGAATCGAGTATGTAACTAATCTTGCCGCTAAAATAATCATCGATGGAGAAAAGTTTTGGGTGCCGAAGTCAGTCATTGTGGACGCGGACGACGAAACTGTGATCGTGAAATCATGGTGGGCAGAAAAAGAAGGTTTGGAAAGCTTTTGACTTGTCCGTCTTGTGGATTGGATTACAATGATTTCAAGACTGGTTACAAGTATGCAGATGTTTGGTTGTTGCTGTGGAGCGGCAGTGAAGATCCTGCGACTTGGAAGTACAAAAGGCGCAGTACGGTGCTGGGACTTTGGCACCAATTGAAGATGGAGATGTGGAATTATCACACAGAAATGTGTTCGTTGCAGGCAGAATGTGAAAGCACGCAACAGAACGACGAGGTGCCATTTTGAAGGCAGACACACTTATATTCGATGGGAAACACCTGCTTTGGCGTTGTGCCGATGCATTCAATACGCTGTCGTACGAGGTTGAAGGCGAAGAAATTGGGACAGGTGCGATATACGGTTGGCTGTCGTGCGCGATGCGCGTACGGATGCGATACGGGGGCCGTGCAATCGTGGCGTGGGAAGGTTCGAACAACTTCAGATACAAATTGTATCCCGAGTACAAAGCAAAGGATGAGCCTGACGAAGAAAAACGGCTGTTTCTCGAAGATATGAAGAAACAGGAGAAGCGTTTGAAGGCTGTTCTTCGTGCCATTGGAATGCCTCAATTTCTCGCCAACGGCGGTGAAGCGGATGACGTCATCGGGACATTAGCAGCCAGACACGAAATGGCACACCGTCGCGTTGTCATATACAGCGGTGATTCTGACTTGCGCCAACTCGTCACTAGCAAAATCTCAGTTGTTTCCCCGGGGTTCAAGGGTAAAGAAACGATGTATGGGGATTCAGCAGCAGTCAAAGAGAAGCACGGCGTTGATCCGATGCTCATACCCGACCTGAAGGCGTTGGCTGGTGACAATTCTGACAACATTCCGGGGATGCCTGGCATAGGAGACAAACGAGCGGTCCAGGCCATACAAGAGTGTGGTGACATTGACGAGATCATCACGGCGGCAAAGAGCGGCAAACCCATTGGCATCCCCGAACGATTCAGGGCTGTGTTGATAGACAACGAGGAATCTCTTAGGCTGTACAAGAGGCTCACAACGATCAATCTTGGCGTTGGAATGGATGCGATTAAACCAAAACGCAGCAGAAAAAGGGTGGCGCAGTATTTCATGGCATACGGCTTTCGGTCGTTGATGGAAGCTCCTGAAATGGAAGCTGTGATGGCGCTCGGGGATGAAGACGACGAAGATTGATCAATGTTGAATCGAAAGCTCAAGGCATTGGATAGGATTGAAGGTGTTTGGGCTGATTGCGAAGAGTGCCCGCTGTCTATGGGTCGCAACAGAATAGTGTATTGGAGGGGTTCGCCTGAGGCAAGGTTGGTGGCAATCGGCGAAGGCCCGGGGCGAGATGAAGATGAACGCGGGATTCCGTTTGTTGGCGATGCTGGAAAGACATTGGATGGGTTGCTGTCTGAGGCTGGCCTATCGGTGGTGGACGATATCTTCATCACAAACGTTGTAGGGTGTCGCCCGCCGAACAACAGACAGCCGACGTTCGATGAAATGAAATCATGCCAAGAACGTTTGGAATCTATGCTTTGGGTGGTATCGCCACGTTGTTTATTGCTCATGGGCGGAACGGCTGCCAGGTTGACTGGTGTTCAGAAGGTTGGACAATGGCGTGGAAGCGAAACGACCACCGAGATGATTCTTTTGGGGAAGAAACTTGTGAGGTACAAGACGGTGGTGACTTGGCATCCGTCGTATCTGAATCGCAAGGGTGGGGATGCGCAAATACGCGAGCAGATGATACACGACATCAAGCTCGCGTTCAATTTGGCGATGGAGTGAATGATGGCTGGTGCTTTGAAGAAGTATGTGTTGGGGTTCTACTTCCGTCACCAAGGCTCTGCAAAAACAGAAGTGCTGTTGGTGTTGAAGAATAGGCCGCCTTGGCAAAACGGTAGGGTGAATGGAATTGGCGGACACATCGAGCCAGGGGAAACCCCTGAAGGCGCGATGGAACGCGAGTTCAGAGAAGAAACCGGATTGGACTTCACCGCTATCAAGGAGTGGAGGCTGTTTGCAATTCTTCGATCGAAGGGTGATACTGAAGATGAGGATGGATTGGTGTATGCATTCAGAATAGACATCGATTACGGGCCCGCACCTGAAGGATTGGTGAATGACGTTGGGGAAAGCATTGGGTTCTATGATTTGGAGTATTTACCGCCGAACGTCTTGTCCAACATCAGGTGGCTGTTGGAGATGTCTGACATCAGATGTTCGAATGACCACCCATTCTATGTTGAAGAGAAGGCGCGAGGCGACGGATGAATAGGAAACAAGCCAAAAAACGACGCAAGAAGCCCGATGTGTCTGTGAAACAAGCCGCAGCAGCGGAAAGACAGCGGCTATTGTCCCAGCACCTTCCGACTACAAACGCAAAGATCATCAGAGAGTTGATGGTGGAATCGAAGGTGAAGGGGCACTGGAAGGATTTTGTTGTCATTGCCGGGAAAAGGTTGATGGATTGGCGTGGGTCATACGACATGACGGCGGAAGACGGCAAATCAATTGGTGTTGATGGAATGGTAATCATCCACAAATCCAAATTGGCCAAAGTAGTTGGAGAAGAGACGGCGTTGAATTTTTGGCGCCCTGGAATTGGGCGAATTGGGTTGAATGACGCTCGAAGTTTTGAAGTGCGTCGTGACGCAGCGCAAGACAAAGAGGCGCATTGCGTCGGGCAAGAAGATTGCCCCTGATTCATCGATTCGACACTAGAAACGGGTGAAAGGCAGAAAAGATGCGGCCATCCAAGGATGAATATTTCATGGGAATAGCCAAAGCTGTAGCGGCGAGATCAACTTGCACTCGGCGGAAGGTCGGTGCGGTTCTTGTTCGCGATGGGCTAATTGTGTCTTCAGGGTACAATGGATCCCCAGAGGGATTGGAACATTGCGTTGACGTTGGGTGCGACGTAGTGAATGGACACTGCGTAAGAACGGTTCACGCAGAAGCCAACGCGTTGATCCAGGCCGGTCAAGTTGGTGCTCGTACGAGTGGTGCGACGCTATACACTACCGCATCACCTTGTCGAGCGTGTATGTCATTGATCATCAATGCTCGGATAGCTCGGGTGGTGTATGCTGAACCGTACCAAGATCCAACGCATGATGGAGATGAAAGCCGTTGGGCGTTGGATACAGCAGAACGCCTGGGAATCGAAATGAAATTGGTCTGTGTGGATTAAAGTCTGAGAAATTGGGTGTGATCTGTGGGACTGAAGCAGACATATGGATGTAGATTTGACTGCGAGAAGCCATACATGACTGCCGCCGAGATGAGCGTGTTCAAGGACATCCGTGACAACATGTCGTTTTATCGTACGGCCATATGTGTTGTGTGCGGAGTCGAAATCATAAAGGGCAAGCAGTTCTGTTCATTGAACTGCATGGAGAAGAAACATGGCGAAGAAGAAAATCAGCGGTAATTGGATTGATGCGTTGACCACACAAGTCGACAAATTCATCACATTGGAAACAACAGACGGCGTAGTGCGCCAGGGCCGTATGACTGGTTTTGGTACGCAGCGAATCATTCTCGATGGTTCCGTCATCGAAGTTCTCGTTGGAATTCAATTGAATGGAGATCTTTCAGATGAGGTTCCAATCAATAGATTAGCAAAAATCACCATAGAATAACATCTGTTACAATTGAATGGCTAGTGCCATACGATTTTGGTCGACTTCCAACGGCAAATAGTTTATGATCAACGCAAAGGAGAACCGGCCAAAATCCAATCAGCCGAAAAACCAATCCACCAAAATACAGAAGAGCCAATTAAAGATCCAAGGAGAACCGACAATGGCAAAGAAGACCAAATTGAAGACGAAAGAAGAACCGAAGAAAGCCACCAAGGCCAAGGCCGTTGAGCATAACGCGCGCGTCGAAGGCCACGTTGATCACCCTGCCCATCCGAAATGCCCAGAGTGTGGGCGTGCCATGTTCAAATGGATGGGTGTGAATTCAGAATACGCCAACAAAACACCCAAAAAAGAAGACCCTTGGGCATATTGTCGAAACAAGGCGTGCTCGCTATTTGGTGAAGATCAGTCAGAATCGACCCCAAAAAAGGCCAAAAAAGAAGACAAAGGCGAGGAAGTTACAAAGAAAAGCAAACCCAAAGAGAAGGGCCTGGATGAAGAGCTGGAGGGCTTTGGCGCGGATGATGAAATAGACGCCATCGACGAAGACGACGAAGACGACGAGGGCGACGAAGACGATGATGAAATAGACGCCATCGACGACAACGACGAAGACGACGAGGGCGAAGAAGTCGTGCAAGACGAAGATGGCGATGAAGAAGATGAGGTTGACGATGATGCCGCGCAAATAGCGTTGGCCAATTGTCGAAAACGCATCGTCAAAGCCATTCGAAAAGGCGGGAATAAAGCCAAGGACGCCATCCAACTCGCGCTATCTGTCCTTCATGGTGAAACGTCCATCAAACAAGTCAACGAAATGATCGATGAATTCGACCTCGAAGATGAATACGGCTTGAAGAAAAAATGAAAACGCGCGCCCTTGGCGCCTTGTTGTATCTGGCAATGCTGGCAATTTCATTCGGAATTGCTGTCTTGGTGAATCGCCACCCAATCTAAAAAAGTACCTTTTCTAAAAAGTACCTTTTCTAAAAAGGTACTTCCAATCCAAAAAAAAGTACCTCTGCACGTCGATTTTGTTTGACTTCCAATTCAATTGGAGTTACAATCTATTTATACGTTGAAGGAGAACCGGCCATGACATCAACGCAAGCAAATTTCGGGTTGAACGGCGTGATCACATCCAGGCACGTAGTAACCAACATGCGCGACATCGTTTCTGGGTTTGGTTGGGGTGCTTGGTTTCGGTGTTTGAAAGTAGCTGCCACAGGGAAAAGAACAACCTTCCTAGCCACAATCTGGAAGTAGGAGAACCGGCCATGTCACAGCTAACGAAAGAATACATCGAACACCAACTTCAAGAACAGGGTTTGCGTCTCGCGACGTTGAACGACAGCGGTTGGTATCTGAAGGTGTATGACATCAACGAAGAGATTGTCACAGTTTGGGTGACCGACATCACCAAGAACGAAAACAACTAGGAACCGGCCATGACAACAGAAATCAAAAACACCTATCTGATGTGGATTGGAAAAGAACATTACGCCGATATCGCAGAGTGGACAGACGAAGCGATCAAACAAGGCATATCCAAGCGACTCCCAAACATGGAGATGGGTGCTGCGCTGATGGAACCTGGTGTGGTGATTTTTGTCGCGCACGACGAAGGCGAGAGCAAGCCGTGTCCGAGCTGCGCTGGAACAATACAATGTCCAGATTGCCGAAAGCGTTGGGTAGAGGGGGATCGCCTCGAAGAGCAAGGCGAGAACGTTGTCGTTGAAAATCCACAGATGGCTTCTCGCTTGTTTCAACGCAAGACGCAATTGTACAAAGATTGCGAAAATTGTTCGACTTGTGGCGGAACAGGAAAGATTGAAGATGGGACGGGCGGCAGCGTGACTTTGATGTATGACGGGATTGTCACAGAACGGTGGGATTACCGCAGGTACAACTACTGGCTCCATCAGCCGAAGCAATGGACGCCGAAGGATGTTGTGTCGAAAGATATGTGTTCCCATTGCGGTGGCACTGGTCGACTCCCAGAGGGGAAGGTTTTTGGGTTGTTTCTTCCCGACACAATCGAGTACATCCTGCCCGAAGGGGCTGATCCAGAACTTCAACAAGCCATCGAGGAACGAAAGATCAAGACAGTGACGATGGAAGAGGTGCGTCACGAAGAGCGGCGACGCTGCGGCATCAGAAAATCCGGGGGCGTGTACGTCGTGGCCTCGACGAAAACGAACGAACGAGATGCAAAAGAAATCGTTGTTGAGTTGGTGAAAGAGGGGAAGATCAACGCTGATGGAGTTGAAATCAACGGCGGTCTAATTCGATTCATCGAACCAATTGGTATTGATGTAAAGCGCTTTCGTGGGTTGAAGAAATGGAATCTAGACCCGAGGGCGGAACGTGAAGCTGAAATGATCCTGGATGCCTTGGCCGGTTGAAAGGAGGTGGCGAGGCGTCTTGATTGGCGCCTCGCCACTTACACCACAGGCCAAAATTGGAAACTAAACGGCGCGTGTAAACGAGCCGTATTGGAAGAAAAGGAGAACCGGCTATGAAAGAAAAACCAACCATATTGATTGTTGACGATGATCCAACACTCGCGCGCACTTACGCTCGGATGTTCAGGAAACAGTTCACAGTAATCACATCCAGCGATGTGAACGAGGCAGTGGCGTTGTTACGAGGCGGTGACATCGACATCTGCACTTCGGATTGGCGGATGCCAAACGGCGGTGGCCGAGCAATCATTGATGTGGCATCAGTGCCCGTTGTTTTGGTCACGGGAAGCTCCGAAGACCTCACATTGGAAGATAAATTGAAGGTGTCGGCAATTGTCGATAAACCGTGCAACGCAGACGAATTGATGGGTGCGGTGTTTGCGTCCTTGTTGCTTCCTCGGGATGTGGGATGACAAGGAAGACTTGGGGCCAGTCGCTTGTTCTCCTTGTGGTTGATGATCACGAGGAGATCTTGCGAACGCAAAAGGCGTTGTTGTCCCAAGAATTCGGCCTTGTGCTGACAGCGGCGACTGTGAAAGATGCTTTGGGATTACTCGCCCGAGCGCACATCGATATCGTGTTATGTGATTGGAATTTACCGGATGGCGTTGGGGCCGAAGTTGCTGGTGCTACTGAACGCCCCGTCGTCATCCACACAGGCGGATTCGAGGCCCTCCAGCCGTCCGAGATGGATCAGATTAGGCGAGCGGCTGGAGTGGTGGAGAAACCGACATCAAGGCGCGCTATGATTAAAGCGCTGCGTGAAGCCTACGAGCTTCGCAAAAGGAGCACAGAATGTTGACACGCTTGATCACAATTTTGATGCTAGTGGCATCCGGTTGTTCTGCTCCAGAGGGTTGGACCATCGACCCCGGCCCGTACACGGTCGACCAGTTTCTGGCAACAGCGGACATCGTCCTGTCGCGTGCTGAGGAGGAATTCCCCGGCGTGCGTGAAAAGGTTGAAGCCGAATCTCTCGACATTCGCGTTTTGCCGATGGACGAAACATTCATGCTTTGTCGCCAAGCCGCGAACACCGTAGGTTGTCGTATTCCAACACAACCCACTCCGATGTTGGTTATAGGCGTGCAACAAGATCCGTGTGGCGCCTTCACCAATTTTGCGCACGAATTGGAACACCAAATACTCCGCACGCTCGGGAAAAACAGCGAGAGCAGCGAACACAAATACCCATATTTTGCATATTATTATTCCGATTCAATTCCATCGACAGCACCGGCTTCGATCGATGAGTTGAATGCCGCTGATGTTACGGAACAAATCTGCGACTTCAGCGAATAAGGGTGAATTCACAAAGTACACGAAAGCAGGAGAACCGGCCCATGTTTAAAGCAAACGATCACTTCCGAAGCGCAGCAACAACTGTGAGAAACGCTCCCAGCCCGAGTGCAGGGAAGTTTACGTTTGATTCAAAAAACGTGACAGGGTTGTTTGACGCCGCGCGTGCACAAGCGGGCGTTGAAAATGTTCGACCGTCCACCAGACAAGAGTTCAAGCACTCCACAGACGCATCATCTGTTTGCGAGGATAACCGCGAAACTCATTCCAAAGCAATGGCCCAACAAACCAGGATGCAAAAGCTTTTGGAATCAATTGCTGCCTCTCAAAAGCGCAAAGAAGAGGAGCAGCGACGGCGGATTGTATCGTCCACCACTCCGACTGAAGTGGCTGGAATAAAAATGGCCATCGAGCCATTGAAGAGCAAAGATCGATGCGATTTAGATGCGGACACAGAAAACGCTATTGCCTTGCTGTGTGAACTTTCTAGTGCACACTCCCAAGCATCTGAATCCATCCAGAACATCGTTGATTTGAAAAATCATCTCAATGAGGTTCTGATTGCGTTGAAAGAGATCGATGGATTGTTCAGCCTGAATCTCAAATGGTGAATGTGAAGGGCTAAACGATTCGAGAGAAAGAGCCGTATTGGAAGAAAAGGAGAACCGGCCATGTTAACAGAGCACCAATTCATTCTTGACACCGTCCACCAAGACCCAGAAACCAAACAATCATACAAGATTGTGTGGGAAGAGAAGATTCAAGGCGGAAAAGATGTTGAACGCCGTGTGGCAGTCGAAGAGATGGTTGTAGATGAAAGCAAGGGAACTGCTAAGTATCGCGTGATCACCGCTACGTGCTCATTGGATTGTGCAGCACCAAAATGGGCGCCAAGAACAAATTGGAAGGACACCTACGAGGCGGCGTTGGAACGCGCACAAGCTGTGTATTCTTGGAATTGTGATTACGCCCACGAACATGGATACAAGACGCCTTGCGAAATCATCGCAGGCAAATAGCCAACGCCAACAGCAATAGGATATGATCAAAATAGAAAGGGGCATCAATCATGAAGGGTAAATACCACACAGCGCACATTGAACACAATGGGACGACATACGAAGGGCACGGGAAGAGCGAAAAGGCTGCTTTGAAAAGTGCTTACGACAGGATGGCGAAGGCTTTAGGGGCCGATGTACCAAAGATGGAAGATTTGACTGAACATGTTGTGGAGGAGAAATTTGGCCAATTGCCTCGAACCTTGAAGCGGTAGGCGGTTGGAAGATGGATCCAAGCATCAAGATTGGAACAAGTAGTAACAATGCGGTCGAACGAGTTCCGGGGTGTGAAAATTCACGAAGTGAAGAGGTTGTTGAAGGGCGGATTGCTTTTGCTCCTTGGGATTTCGTTTTCGTTGATGCTTCAAATTTGGTTGCACCCAATCTTAGTTTCATTGGGAATAGTGGCACAGATTTCGATGTATGTCGTGGCAGCATCGAAGCAATGGAGGCTGTGGTTTTTGCGCCCAACTTTTTTCACACGTCGAGGGGTTGCTGTTTGGACAAACGGGCTGCCGGTGACGAAAGGTGCGATGGAGATGGCCGAAGAACGTTTCATCTCAGTACTTACTCGCGAGGCATCGCAATTCGTGACCGAGGGCGAGCTTTGGATGATGTTGCGCCACACTGGAATCGAGTGGACGAAAAAAGCAGTCCATGTGGACACTGGCTGTCACGATGTTTGGGATCAATATGGGATTCAGCACGGGTATCGTTTGGAAATTCGTTGGTCAGGGACGGTGTTGGAATCCCCGTTGTATCATGAGCTTCTTCACGAGGTGAACGAAACGATCAGGCTACCAAAAATACAGCAAGCATTCGAACGTGCCTGCTTTCGAGAGCAGGATTGCCGCCACAGCGAAACAGATTGGTGGAAATTGGAGAAGACGCTGATGGGCGTCTTTTGAGAGGAATCGGCCATGAAATCTAGAAACAAAGACACACATCCAGCCTACGGGGCAGCAGTATTCAGCCGAGCACAAGGGCACCCTGGGAAGCTATTTGGCAGTAATTTGAAAACACACAACAGCTTTGTGATACTCACGATCAAAGAGGCTGAGCAATACCACGACGAAGGCCGGGATTGGATACACCCTAGAAAAGAGTTGGCGCGTGTGTATTTCAGCGCCGCCCAATTTGCGCAACTAATCACCACGATGAACGTGGGTGACGGAACCCCTTGTACAATCAAGTACATGAACGGCGAGATTCCCGAGGCGCCAGACAACGAGACAGAGCACGAACGTTGTTATGATGGGTTCGAAGAGAAGGTGCACGAAATACACGCTGATGTTGAAGCGAATGTGAAAGAGCTTCAAGAGATGTTGGACACGAAACCAACGATTACAAAAACCGATAGGGCTAAGATCTCAGAGTTGCTTAGAACCATCCAAAGGGAAATGAAGCTCAACATACCATACCACATCGAAGCCTTCCAGGAAGCGGTTGAGAAAACGACGCAGCAAGCCAAGGCTGAGATTGATGCCACATTCACAACAGCCATACAGAAGGCTGGGGTGAAGGCAATTCGCGATAGTAGCGAGGCGATAGACGCGAAGTCTGCTCGGATTTGGAAGGCATTGGATGACGGAAAAGACGAATGATCAAGGGGAAGATCAAAGGCCGTAGCGCTACATCTGTCATCATCGATGATCCAATAGAACAACGCGGTGATGGTTTGAATTTGGCTACGTTGTCGAAGAATGGAAGACTTGTAGTTAAGGCGTGTCGAAAAATAGCCGTATCGGCGCCGGATTACTATGCGGCCTGGGCGTCAAGGGAGAAGAAATTCATTGTTTATAGAGACCCATTCACGGAAATTCCTTCAGAAGAATACGACAAACTCAAAGACGACACTATTGATTTTGATATTTTAGAAGGTGGAAAGAGCGTTGGAAGGGATTCGGCTGGACCGACATCGGCTGACATCGTAAATCACGCGCACCTACACCTATCTGGTCAGCCGTTGCGTGGCCTAGGGTTGATAGGGAAGGTGACGAAGATTCATTCTTTAGATGCGTACAAGGCTGAATGCTTCGAAGGCATTATTAGTTGTACAATTGGTTATTTTGATCGCGATGGTGATTTTATAGACGAGGTGTTACCATCCCACCCAATCGAAGAAGCGCCAATAACAATGACGATCGATGAATTCAGGGATTGGGTTTTCAACGGTTCATTGGCGAAAAATGATAGAACAACATGACGATGGATTGAATATGGCGACGTTATCCAAGAACGAAAGGCTTGTAGTCGATGCGTGTAGAAAGATAGCAACGACCGCACCTGATTACTACGCAACAAAGGACAACCTAGAATTCGTTTTGTTCAGAGATCCATTCACAGAAATACCTTCAGGAGAATACACAACGCTCAAGGATGGCGTCGTTGAGTTTGATGTATTGGAGGACGGGAAAAGCATTGGGAGACAGCGCGAGTTGCAACAGTGTGATATCGTGAACCACATCCCGAAACATCTTTCTGGTCGAAGCCTACGCGTATTGTCCATGATAATAGGGAAGGTGACTAAGATGCACCCATTTGGTGTATACAAAGCAGAATGCTATGAACGAGATATCCCTTGTACGATTGGTTTTTTCGATTCCAATGGTGATTTCATGCACGAGACGCAACCGCCGGAAGTGAATGGTGAAGCGCCGTTAACGATGACAATTGAAGCGCCGTTAACGATGACAATTGATGAGTTGAGGAATTGGGTTTCCAAAGGCGCCCTAACTACGGGTGGGGCGTCCAGGATGCTTGCTGATTCTGTGTTGGCAACTGCTGGCTGGGCAGCCAAGAAGAAAAGGATGCCAAAATGAATAATCACAGACGACCTCGGAACAGAGAAGAAGCGTTGAAGAGATTCGATGGCCAATTTGGAATGAATACGACATCGAAAGACAACGTTGATTCAAAGTTTTTGGTCTGGTTTGAAGCCCAATTTGGGCCAGAACCTTTGCCTGGCGTAACAATTTTTGATTTGTTTGAACGGATAGCGTCTATGGCTGCCGAAGAGTTGCGTGTGAAACAGCAATTGGAGCGAAAGGAACTTTGGGAAGCGCATCGCGATGCTGCATTAAAGGCCTGGTGCGCAAAGCGCTCAGCTTGAATTGGTGAATTACCAATAGAGTTATCATGGTGCTAGTAGGCACAAGAACATGGAGGGTTGGGATGAAAAAGCACGTGTTGTACTATGCGCAGCAAGACGAGGAGTTGGAGCAGCGCAAGCTCGAAGCTATGACGGTGGCCGAGGCTAAGATTGTGATGTTGATTTTGGTGGTGATGGTTGCCGTCGTTGTATGGATTGGATTAGCAGTTTGATGTTGCCCGCAATTCGGCGGGTAAGTCGGTGATCCGTGGAAACTTTGATGTTTATAAGGTCTCACGCCAGCACGTTGGATAAGCGGATCGCCGACACAAACGAGGAGAACCGGCCATGATAGAACCAAAGCAGAAGAAAGACAGGGTGGAAAATCTCCATTATAAGGTGGTTTTGAGCGAGGAAGATCTTTTCACGCTGAGCCAATCAAAGCTTGAACCGAATGCACAATTGGTCGTGCAAAAAATACTTCAAACCGCGATTGAGACCAAACGCATCACGCTGAAGCCGTTCAAAGAATCGGTGCTAGGCGAGAAGTGATGGCGCGGCGCAATTGTTGTAATGGTGATTGTTGTCGACGTTTTACAATTCCGTATTCTCCTGATGAAATTGCTGAGAACTATCGCGCTTGGCAGGCGTGTGAATTGAATGGGGATCAAGGAGAAGACCGCCTTGGACACCGTATCGTTGAAGAGATTTGGCTGATTGCTCCGATGCTTCGATACATCGGGGAAAGAAACACAACACCGGCCGGGAAGAAACTAGATTCCCCGTGCCATTGGTACACGTGTGTACACTTTGATGGGAAAGATTGCGGCATTTACAAGATTAGACCAAAGATGTGTCGTGATTACCCATATGGTCGAAAGTGCCAATATCCTGGATGTCGACACACGAACAGGAAACGCCGCGAAGCTCGATGCGTTGGATGAAAGGAACGAAAATGGCCTGGATCGATATTCTGGAAAAACACATCAAAGCGCTGGAGCAGGCTGATTTCCCGCCTAATTCCATCTGCCAGCACACTGGTGTAACGATAGAGGGCATGAGGCTGGAAGCGTGGGTTGGAATTGTGATTTGCGGTGCTAGTCTGACCATCACTATGTATGGTAAAAAACCACGAGCAAAAATGGTGTTTGATGATTGGAGAGAAAAGATTGAATCTAGAATAGGGAAAGTGATGCATTCGTGGAATGGGGAAGAGGGCTGCGCTGGCGTCACTTTTGTTCTGGATAGAATAGCGCCAATTGATTTCTTCTTGGCAATAGAACGATATAGGTCGATAAAGGATGTTTTCAACCTAACACCAAAAGAGAAAGAAGGCTTCGAGGAGTTCAATAGAGCTTGGTTGGCATCGATAAAAAGGCAGGGGATTGGAATCAAATCGCCGAAGAAATCTTGCAAAATCAAATTTAAGATGAAGGTTGATGCGTTGATTGGCGAAATTTGGGATGCTGAGATGATGATAGCCGGGGACACGTGGAAGGTGTTGACGGATTCGAGGATTGCCAGGTTGGAATTCAGAGCGGGTGGTGAAAACCGTTCCGCCAAGTCATCCCTCTACAAAGCAGGCGATATGGTCCAATTGTTGAATTTGATTGAACGTACGTTGGCAAAAATGAAGCCTAACTCGTTGACTACCGAACAATCCAAACGTCATCGCCAAGCCAAATCCAAATGGACACGTCCATGAAGGGGAAGTCGATGAACAAAGCAGAAATTCGCAGATTCGCTTGGCATCTATGTGCCGCTGATTTAGAGGCGCATTATGACAACGCCGAGGGGTTTGAAGTGATTGACCAAGACGTTGAGCACACTGAAGAAGAGGAGAAAGAGTTCAGAGCAACGCTGAGGAGAATAATCAATTTGTTGTATCGTTACGCAGGCGTAAAGAGGGCGCTTTGAAAAGGTACTTTCAATCCAAAAAAAAGCACCTCTGTACGTCGATTTTGGTCGACTTCCAATTCAATTGGAGCTAGAATCATAATATAACGAAACGAACGAAGGAACCGGCCATGACAGTACGAATCGAAAAATCCAACGGTAAGTTGATTGTCAATTCCCCGTACAACCCAAATTTCGTGAAACACGCGCGCACTCGCGGGAAATGGAACTCATCGAAGAAGGCTTGGGTGTTCGACGAGCGTGACGAAGATTGGGTGCGCGATATGTGCAAAAACGTCTATGGCACCGACGGCTCGGACGCGAATGAACCTGGTGTAAGCGTACGCATCGAGCTTCGCGGTGAAGGCGTCGAGGCAACCGGAAACGCTGGATGGGAGTCGTTGTGCATCGACGGCATCACGCTCGTCACCAGGTCGCACCGCGATCGGCCTGTGATCTTCTCTGACAACGTCGTGTTGGTAAAGGGCGGTTTCCCGGACAGCGGCGGCTCTGTTAAGTGGCCAGCCGTCCAGCCAGATGACGGCACTGTAGTTGAGCTTCGGGACATCCCAGCTCGCAAGGCCGAGGAACTGATGGCTGCTTATCCAGAAACTGTTCGGCGTGTTGGGTCGTACCCTGGCGACGAACAGCGCGAGAAGCTGTTGGCCGAGGGGAAGCGTTGTTTGTCTCGGCTGCGCGAAATTGAGGCGCTGTTGGGCGAGTGCATCGTGGTCGATCACGAATAGCAGATATACAATCGCTGCCACTTAGGAACCAAACTCGCACGAGGTGAAGCGTGAAAACAGACGATCAACGAGCTTCCAAAAAATTCGAGGTAGGCGATGTTGTTGTGAAGTTCCACCGCCGTGATTTCGTAATCAGAAAAGTAGCCAAGTCGCTGAAGAGGTACGTTGTTCTATCCGACGGTTCGAAATACTCGCACATCGGGGAAGAATACCCTGCCGAACGCGGCACTGTATTTTCCACCTATATTATCCCTGCAACGCCCGATCACATCGCAGTTTACAAAAAGAGAATGAGATGGAGTGGCATTGAGAAGAAATTCAACGAGTTGAAAGAGCGAAGCAGCGAGTTGAAGATGGATGTCTTGAATTCACTATTTCGAGCATTGGAAAGTGCTTCAAACAAGAGGTGACGTATGTCTGAAATGGCTCATACAAACGTGGCGTTAGATCGATGGGCGGTGACGACGGACAACGACCAATTGCGCATTGTGATTCGTCCAAACAACAAACCCGACTACACCATCACCAGCCGCTACACGCCTGGCGACTTGGATGCGTTGATATCATTTTTGGTGCGCGTAAAGGAACGATTAACCAAATAGAAACACGATTCGGAGAAATCACATGAGAGATCTTGCTGTGTTGTCTGGGGGATTTGTGTTTGCTTTTCCGAGGGCGATTTTGTCAACGTTGAATGAAAAGGTCGTTAATGGCCAATCGTTGACTACGCATTACACCCGGGGGAAACACGAGATTGAATGCAATCGATTTCGCGCATTGCTGAATTCTCGACGGAAGATCGGGGTGATTTGCATCTCGATGAAGCCTGATGAAGAAGTCCTTGCTGAGCTTCGCGCCGAGGGGATATCTGTTATACTCGTGGATGAACTGATGGAAGGGGCGTCTTCAGTTGCCGTCGACAACTATCGGGGCGGGTTCATGGTCGGTGAACACTTCGCAAAGACAGGCAGAAAACGTTTTGCTGTCGTTTGTGGTGACCGAAAGAGGAATGGGGGATTCAACGCAATTCAACGCGTACAAGGCTTCGAGGATGCGTTGAAGCGCAACGGGCTGAGTCTCGAACCCAGCCACATCATCGAGGTCATTGACTACTCGTATGGCGATGGACAGCGGGCATTGTCACAAATTTTGTCAGAAAGAATGGGCGTGGATGCCATATTCTCGGCCGCTGGAGATGATTGCGCAACGGGGATGTTGAGAACGGCACAAGACAACGGCATTAAAATACCGGATGAAATTGCGCTCGTAGGGTTCGACGATTTGGCTACGTCGCCATTTGCCACACCGGCCTTGACTACCGTTCGCCAACCTCTCGTTGAATTGGCAGAGGTGGCATATCATCTGGCCTCTGACCCGAGCGAAAAGTTGATAAGCGCTCCTGTACGGCGCACTTTGGAACCCGTTCTGATTGTGAGAGATTCGGCATGACAAAATTGGAATTCAAAGATGCCGGCCGAGGGCTAAAAAGGGCTGAATTCAGAGATGCCAACGGGGAATTGTGTTCAATACAGATGTCTTCATCCGCAGGCGCCCCGCACATTTGGCTTGGGTGTAACGAAGGCACGCACCTCAGAGGCGAGTGCATGGCCCGTATGCATCTCAACCAGGAACAAGTCAAATCACTTCTCCCAGCAATGGAGAATTTTGTTGCTTCTGGTGTTTTGCAACCGAATGATCAGAAGGCGTTGCTGTCCAATGCTATTTTTGTTCTTCAGCAGATTCACGAAGATTGGAACAAGTCATTTGATTGCAAAATAGGCGCTGATGTGATCATAAAAGCAGCGGATGTGATTGAAGAGATATTGGATTTGGGGACGCCTTTGCCGTCAATTGTTCCGTCGAATGATGGAATACAATTCGAGTGGCACTGCTGTCAAGTGGACTTTGAGATCACAATCTCTTCGACACTTACCATTTCGGCAAGCTACGAAGATCTCACGACAGGGGAAGAGTGGGATGGGTGCGGGATACTGAGTTGTGTATCGCTGCGACCTTTCATCAGCGTCATCACAAAAAGACACAAGGCGAAAGGAGAGGGGTGATGGAAATAGTGTCGTTGTTCAGCGGGGGTGGCGGGTTGGATCTAGGTTTTGAACAGGCCGGATTCAAGACGTTGAAATGCGTGGATAACGACCCCGAGGCTTGTAAAACGCTTCGATTGAATAGGCCGAATTGGGATGTTTTCGAGGGAAGCGTTGAAGCTTGGTTGGATTCCGATGACATTCGCAAATACATTGGCGTTGACGGCGTAATCGGCGGGCCGCCGTGCCAGGGATTCAGCGTGGCGGGGAAGAGCGACCCGAACGACGCGCGCAACAAGTTGTGGAAACAGTATTTTCGTGTTGTGAATTTACTTCTGCCAACGTTCATCGTGGTCGAGAATGTTCCAGGGATGGCAAGCAAAAGAAACGTGCACCAACTCGAAGAAATGGTTGAAGCATTCCAGTCCATCGGGTATTGTCTTGAATACGGAATATTGGATGCCGCTGATTTTGGCGTTCCACAACGAAGAAAACGCATAATCATGTTGGGTTGCCGAGGGGCGCGACTTTCGTTGCCGCTGCCTATGTCGTCTCAATTGGTTACCGTGGAAGAGGCCATAGGGGATATCGCTGGCTTGTATGATTTGCCCAATCATTGTCCACCTAAGCACGCTGACAGAGTGGTCGAGAGGTGGAGGAAACTGAAACCAGGTGAATTGGATTATGAATACCGGCGCCAACGCTTGGACAAGGATGATGTCAGCCCGACAATCCGAGCGGGCGGGAGTCTCGGCCCGAGCGGAAAGCACCTAGCTGGGTTCCATCCACCAATCCACTATTCGCTACCTCGGCAATTGACGGTTCGAGAGGCAGCCAGGATACAAGGATTTCCAGATGATTGGGTTTTCGGAGGCTCGAAGACCGCCGCCGGCCGCCAGGTAGGAAATGCCGTTCCGCCACCATTAGCCAAAGCAATCGCTGAGTCAATATCCAACAAATTGCAATTTCGGAGAAACAACGATGATCATCGTTAAGCGACAAGGATTTATGCTTTGGACGCAAGGCATATTGATGGACCGAGACCGCGAAGGGAACGTGGTCATTGGGGATGACACGAAGAATGAAGAGGCAGAAAAGGCTCTCGAACGAGGCGAAGAGATTGGGCTAACTATCAATGGCCGATTGGTATCAACGATGAAGCTCGAAGACGGCGCGTTTGTGGAGAAATTGTACAGCGCCCCGAAGGTGAAGACGAAGAAAGGGAAGAAATGACTACAACCAAAAAACACATATGGGAACCAATAGAACACGAATTCAGACGTACTGTTTCCATATGCAAAAGATGCGGAATTCGGCGCCAGACAATATCGTATGGTGGACGGTGGCCGAATGTTAGTTGGAAAACCACATACATCGTGAATGGCAGAGAAAGTCGCACAGCAGGGCGCTGCATGGCTTTCATGGATTTTCACAAATGGAAACATCGAGAAGGCGAACCTTGGATGCATTGCGTGGTGTGTAAGGCGCAGATGATGACAACATTGGTGGCCGCTGGAAAGGAATCCAAGTCAACACTCTATTTTCGAAAGTCACCTGACGACAAGTGGTCCAAAGGGTATTTGGGCTGTGAATCAGAACGAGTCTCAGCGTTGAAAAAGATGGCACCGGGGACAACGGTTGAAGTCAGAATGGACGACGACACCACAATCAAAACAACGACCAAATCCGAGCCATGGGAAGCCTACGCAGGGCAGTGGTTGGTTCTGCTCGAAGGGTTCTCAGCCGGGTATGATCTATCAAGGGTGACACCTGTAGTTGATCAAGGGTGAGGTGATCAAGATGAGATTGGTGAAACGAGGGAAGAAGCATTGAAACTTCAAGTGATGATGGTTGACAAGATTGGCACCGATATTGCTCTGTTCCACCAGAACGAATGCGTTCCATTTCGTCGAAGGCAAATCACCATAGAACTCACTCCAGAACAAATTGATGAATTGAAACCTAGGCACACAGGAAATATCAACGGGGATGATTATTTCGAGGAAATAGGGAACGTGTGGATCGAGGACTGATAAACGAGTTGAAAGAGAGGGAGTGGTGATCAAATTCATAGGGATCGATTCGTCCACAGACACCAAGTCTGGATTCCAAATAGGGCACGCTCTGATGTGGGTAGGCGACGGTTCCAAGCCAGGCGTGTTGTTTAGGTGCAAAACCGAAAGAGCGGTGTCAGAAAAAGATGCCGATGAAATGGTGTCTTCGGGAAAATTCAAAGCATTCTCGGACTTGCTCGAATTGGACGAAAACAAGATCCAAAACATCCCGAGACGAGAGTTGTATCTAGCGCAGATTACCAGAGAGTCATTGGAGGCGTACGGCGAAGATTTCCTGTTACGTAGTGCGCTGAAAGAGATGGAACTGGAAGTGACAGCAATTCACAGTTGGTTGGATACGTTCGGTTGGAAAACAATACTGTTGCGTGGTGTGAAAAAAGGTTCTGTCGACATCCAACCCTATGACCGAACGCCAAAGGACATGAAGATGAGATTGGTGAAACAGAAAAAGGTTGGGCAATGTGGTCCGGCGTGCCTCGCTATGGTTACGGGGATGACGTTGGAAGAGGTGATGGAAGAGGTTGGGGATGTTTCCTACGGTCTCAACGACGCACAAATGGTGGATTTCTTGATGAAGCATAACATTCCAGCCATTTCCTCTACCATATGGCCTTCGGCGGCCATTCCAGCCATCCTCACAGTACCATCGTTGAACCATATTGGCTTGCTCCATTACGTTGTTTGGGACGGGGAGCGGTTTCTAGATCCTACGATGGGCCAAAAAGAGTACCCGGGCGATGCTCATGTATTGGAGAATGGTCGGGAAATCATCGCTTGGGCAACGGCCATCCTGATTTGGCCCTATCCTGTAGTTGATTTCCCGAAATGAAAGGGTGTTTTGATGTCCGGTCACATGGAGACAATTGAAGGCTTTCCGATATTCATTCCAAATGATGTCGAGGAGGGAGATGGCTTTTATGTCAGTTACAACTCCCGTGACGTTGCTGAATATGGCAGCGATACGACGGCGCTGGTGGTCGGACAGATGGAACACTTTTACATCTTGAACGGGGACCACAGAAAAGCATACGCAAAGCTCATCCCAGAAGGGTTCGAGGCTTGTAAACGGTATTTTGATGAAAACGTGGCTTTGAAGAACAAATACAGCGAATGTGGCACCCATATTTGGGGGAAAGTAGACCAAAAGAAGCGATGACTTTCACAAAAGAGGTCGTGATTTGGTGCGATAATTGCTGTCATTGGGAAAGAGTAAACACCAAAAATGTGCGAAAAGCCAGAAAGGTGCTGAAAAATAGCGGTTGGAGTAAGGATTCGCACGGCCACGATTATTGTCCAAATTGTACAGACAGAGAAGGGACAGCGCGATGAAGATGACGTTTATTGGATTGGAGGGCGGATGCCCCGATGATGTCCCTGTGGTGTTTGGAGCAGCGGCCGCAAAAATCGAAGACAGCGACCGCGTGACCAATTGCGTCACGTGGATGGAATTGTCGGAGAAGCGCTTTGATGAATTGGTGGAAGAGGGACACGCTACGCGAATCACTCCAGCAACCCTCGAAGTTCCAGAAACAGTCAAATTGGAAAAACTCCAAGTTTTCATCGCTCGAAGATTGAAGAACGCGAAGAACTATGGGACAATCCGTTGGGAAACGCAGATGAGGTTAAACCCCACCATCAACCGCCACATCCTCGGAGAATGGGTAGACGACCGAGGGGACAGGTTCATGGTTGTTGATTCGATTATTGCTGTTCCGCCTGACGAGAGCATGGTTAGGTAGGGGAGAAGATAAGGGAGTAGAGCGCCATCGATTCTTAGGTGGAAATATTGCGAAAGAAACGTGTGAAAGAAAGAGAGAACGAACGATGGAAGAGGTGAAGATTGAATTCGGGGCGATCGCGAGAGAAATCCAACACGCAATCGACACCGGGGCGGCCTATGGGCTGGGGAAACAAATTGGAAAGGGAATCGTCGAAGAAGTGAAACCGAAGACACAGAAATTGCTCCTCAATGCTCCGAATGAAGAAGGTTGGCAAATCGACTACAGCCAATTGCAAGAGATCACAGAAAACTCCAATAGGAAGAATTGGGCGAAATTCGTATCATTGGAAGAGGTGGAAGACGTTGCGCTGGCGCTGATGGAAATGGGATTCATCGAAGGGGTTCAACTCTCGGAATCGAGCGGTGGCCCGTCTAAGCTCAAGCCAAAGAAATCCAAGAAGGGGAAGCACTCCAAACCATGACCACTAAGACAAGGTCAGAATTGGAGCGTGAGACGGGCATCCCATGCCTCGAATACGAAGAGGGCGAAGGATATGGAGGAGGGTTGAACTGCGAGTATTGCGACGCTAGCGTTGAAGGGGATTGCGACGAGTGTGTATTGAACGGCGGAACGAAAGACCCCAGAACGTGGCAAGAATACACTCCAACCAATCCCGAGAACGCCAAATAACATAGCCGCATTACCACCCACGTAACCACCCACATAATACACCAATTAGTACAACCTACCATTATTACAATCCACCTAGACACAACCTTATGGTATATCGGCCATATCCAATATCCATCCAATCGACACCAATCCCAACCACCCCACACCGCGAAGAGACGAAACCACCTAACGTGTGAAAAGAAGCATAGATGATTGGAAGGACGCCATACCAATCGAAACCAATCACCAATACCAAAACACCCACCCATCCCCGTTAAGACCATCCCGAGGCCTAAAGGATGACGTGTGAATAGAAGAGGAATTGAATGGGCTTCCGACCCCTCCAGACCTATAGGGGCAGAGGGAAGAAAGGAACGAGAGAAGGAGGGAGAAAGCCCCGTAAGGAGAAGAACGAATAACCCATATAATACAATACGAAGTAGAACGACGATAGGAGTAGAACGTATACGTAGGAGTAGAGGAGAAGTAGGGACAGGAGAAAAGGGAATTGGAAGTTGAGGAAGAGAACGTGTGTTGTAGGGAGCGTGTGAGCGTTGTGGCGTCCCGCACACATGTGCCACACCACATCACCAATCGAAAAACCAATACAAGTAACGCGCCAACCACACATCCAGCCAATCGGCGTATGCTCCAATCACCAATCCATAGTGCTCCAATGCTCCAATCGTTCGTACGGCGTATTGGGGCGTGTATTGGTTTACAACGAACGTTGTAACGTCGAAGTGATGCGCCAGCGCATACGGCCGGATCGAATCTAGATCTAGATTCTTATTGCTGAGCCAACTCCAATTGGAGAGCCATCGTGACCGCTAGGCCACCGGCTCTACTACGTAGTAGAGTACATCCCCGTACAAGTGGCTGATGGTTGGAGGGCTTGGTGATGGGAAAGGTTGTTGTGGTGAAGAGAATGGCGCATGTAGCATCCGCGTTTCTGCGTTGGTTGATAGCATTGGGGCGTCGATTGGCCGCTAGGCCTGTGGATGAGCGTTGGAACGTGTGTGGCCCCACCCCCACTGGCAGCGAAACCGAGGGGTGTGGTGGTCGCACTGCCATGGCTGGCACGCCCACACCGCACAACAATTTCGCCAAAAACACCAATAACCAATCAGCCAATAGTGCAAGCGTTGGAACGTCAACCAATCCAAGCGTTGGAACGTCAACCAATCCAAGCGTTGGAGCACCAACCAACCCTGCCACCGAAGAACCAACCAACCCCGCCACCTCCACACCCCCGAACCCCATCACCCTCACATTCTCAGACCCCGAGGCCGCCACCGCTACCATCAGAGCCGCAATCACATCCATCGAAGCACTCACGAAATGGTTCAACGCCCATGACCCGAGACCGTTTACCAATGGACCGACATCCCCGCCATTTACACCATTCACACCCACACCAGAAATCGAGAAAAAGATTTGCGTGAAAGGAGAAAAACCAATGAACAAGAAACCAATACCGAAACAGTGGTCCAGTAAAGTGGACAAGACGAAGGTCCATCCAGCCCTCGTCGAGGTGGTCACACTTGCTCTCGATGAACTCGCAGCCGAAGATGTGTACTTTAAGGTGTACAGCGGACTGCGAACATTTTCGGAGCAAGACGCCCTATATGCCCAGGGGCGTACGACTTCGGGAAATGTTGTGACGAAGGCGAAGGGCGGGCAGTCGATGCACAATTATGGATTGGCGTTGGACCTGGCGCCGTATAAGCCCGGGAGTGATTCTGAGGTTTATTGGCCTGAGCCTGATAAGAAGAACCCGGCGGGGTGTCCTTGGTATCGATTGGAGGCGGCATTGGAGAAGGCTTCGAGATACCTGGACGAGAAGGCCCGGGGTGATGGGGTGGATGGTGATGGATTGGAGTTTGAGTGGGGTGGGCGTTGGAGATTCCGTGACGTTCCCCATTGTCAGGTCCGAACGACCATTGCTGAGCTCCAATCGGGCTACTATCCTCGGTGTGCGGACATGGATTGGAGTGTACGGGCACACCTCGATTGGCTGTGGGGTGGGGATTGGATGAGCCGTCGTGTCCAATGCCTGTTAGGCCGTCTCGGGTATTATCCCGGGGCTGTCGACGGGGACATTGGCCCACGCTCCAACGCCGCAATGGCGCAGTTCCGTGAGCGCGAGAAGTTGCCGCGCGAGGGCGAGTTGTTCACGAGGGTGGCGGTGGAGGAGTTGGTGCGCGCGGAGCACCAACTAGCTGATGGCGTTGGAGGGTTGTGACGACGAGGTGGTTGTGCTGGAGCCGGAACAGAGGGCTGCGCTGATCGAGGCGGGCTTGATGGACGTGAGGCTCCAGCGCTCGGCCACCGGCGCCACAATCCATCGCATCAACAACACACGCCAGGTGCTTCGGTCATACTCTGAGATGTTGCGTTCTTCGGCCGACAGCGAAGAGGCGCGCCTGAACCATCGGGAATTGCTCGCTGCCATCGCCCGCGCATGGGTGTTGGTCGATTCTTCGCGTAAGTGAGTCAGCGTCGCTTCGCGCCGCGCGAAAGAACGAGGCGGCGAGCGGGCTGGTGCGAATCAAAGCCAATCCCGCTGGTCGCCAGTTCGTGCCATGGTTGACCGCTCGCCAATTTCGAAGGGACAGGCGAAAGATGGTTGTTTTGATGCTCATCGGTGCCGTGTTGGTTGTTTTAGCGATCGTCGTCATCACCTCCTTGATCTGCACCCCGTTCGCGTACTATGGTTTTTGTCAAAACTACTTGACCAATTGAGTCACCAAGGAGAAAGCAATGGCAAATACAGTCTATCACATATGTGCGGAGTGCGCTGACACCATTGACAATGAAACGGAAGTCGTGTGTGAGCAGTGTCACTATGGATTCTGCGCTTCGTGCTGTGAGACCAACGGCATCTGCGGCGAATGCGTAGACCTCGAACAGCAACAGAACGAACAACAGAGCGATTGATCAATTCGAAGAGCTCATAAATTCAATACACAAAGGAGAAAAAGACCATGGTTGATCTCGGAGACAAAGAGTCAGAGAGGATTGCGTTGAAATATGGGGTGAAATTCGGGTTGTTCTTCGCGGCAGCCATTGTCTCGAATGCCCCGGGCGTAGCGCCGAAGGATATGGTCATTGCTGAGTTGCTGTTGGAGCTATCGAACGACAAAGAGAAGATAGAGCCAATAATGGCCGTAGTGTTGGACGACTTGAAGAACGGGAAGTCAGACGGCAAGAAATTCATCCAGCTTGTGTTGGATATCCTGGGAATTAAGCAAGCGCTTCCACCAGAATCCGAGTGATTCAACTGAAACATCCAATTGGAGATTTGACGTGGGAAACAAAAAGAAACAACACAAACCAAGCGGCCTTACAACGGGAAAGGTGGATTTCAAAATCGACCAAATCGAATGCACATTGTACTGTGAAGAAGGCGCGTTTTTCGTACACTTTTGCGATGAAGATAGTGGAAGCGCAGTTTCTTTCGAAAATTGTACGGAAGATATGCTGGATTTGTTGGAAGAATTCATAAAATTAGCAAAAATCATGTTTAACAAGAGGCGAGTGTGAATTGTTCGGTAAAATATTTTGGTTGTTGGGTCGATTTTGCTTGACTTCCAATTCAATTGGAGTTACAATCTATTTATACGTTGAAGGAGAACCGGCCATGAAAAACATCGACGTCAAAGAAGAAGACATCGGCAAAAAAGTCATTCTTCCTGCTGGAACGAGATATGTTTCAAGAATAACCGCAGAAGGCACGAGTTATTCTCACACCACAAGCGAAGTTGCTGCTTTGGTGGTGGCGCCTGCCGACGCTGATGTTGAAGGTGATCTCCCGACGTTCCAATTTGGTGGCGAATTCAGACTGGTGGATTTGGGATGAAAGTCAGACACCATACAGAAAACGTCAAGGCTGATCCGTATGGATGCCCGTACGAGGGCTATTATGTAGGCGCCATTGACCCGTGTGGTGATTTGTATCTGATGTCTGGGCCGTACTACAGCCATGAAGACGCCGCGACACGATATTGGTCAACGCACAACCAGGTTTGCAACGCAGAGCCATCGGCGCAGGTGTGGGACTGGGGCGTGACAGAATGGTACGGCGTGGATGATGAACGAGTGGCATCTATCACAGAACAAAGAAGAAAAGAAGAGGGTGTTCAAAAAGCGATAGAGCAAATTCGTGAGAAAGTTAGGTGGTTTGTTCTTGAATCAAATGGAGTCACCGTTGTTCATTAACACCTAAACACAGAAGGAGAACCGGCCATGACAGTAGGCGAATTGAAAGCAATCCTAGAAGACCTCGAAGACGACGTTGAAGTTGTGATGCAGTACCAACCCAATTATCCGTTGAAGTCTGAAATCGCGGGCGCCACTTTGAAATCAGAAGTGGAAGGTGAGAAACCGGAATTCGATGAGGTTGACGTGCTGTATCTCGTCGAAGGCGAGCAAATAGGGTACGGGAACAAAGCGGCTTGGAATTTCTAGGCCGCTGTCAAACGTCGAAGGAGAACTAGTCATGAAACCATACGGCGTCAAAAGAAAAGACAGCTGGTGTTGCCCTGGGCACGACAAATTCCCTCGGGAAACCTACAGAAACAATCGAAGCAAAAGGGCGCAAACCCGTGACACCAAACTTGCGCACGGGATCGCCCGTTCTCGTGCTCGACTTGAGTTGAATCGACTTGTTTCTGAGGAAGCTTGAAACCAACGCAGAAAGGAGAACCGGCCGTGAACATACCGATTACAAACATAACGCACTTGGTGGATGTCGCGAAGACCTATTTGAAAGCACAAGGCGTCGAAGAGCCGAGTGAAGATCAACTCGCGGCTGCTATACATACGATCAGAACGCTCAACCCAATGCAGTTGAAAGGCGACTACACGCGCCCCGGTCACCACATCATTCGCATCCCAGACGGAACGCTTGCAGAGCGGATTTCGGACAGCTCTAATGAGTTGGCAGTGATGGGTCTGGCGTCCCAGTACACCCTTGGAAAGATCATTAGGGTGACTGTGAAGAATTCAGTGGTCACCGTGCACTATGACCTCGGATGCATCATGCTTTTTCATTCGACGGTGATGGAGATAGATGTTCTTTGGGGTGCCACCCATTGTATCCCTGGTGACATCGTGGATATGGCGCGCAGCCACGGGAAGTTTCGAGGAATCCACCACCCTTTCACGCATGCCAACGTTGATGTGTATAGCTATCAGCACGGGCACATCGACATCAAAGACCCAGACGTTGTGCGACCGAATGTTCCAGCATATCGCGAGGTGGCGATTTTGTTGAATGACAAGATGACCGTCGAGAAACAGTTGGTCCAATGAGTCGCCACATCGTACGGGTTGAACCAATTGTGTCGCGCAAATTCCAGGGCGCTTGTCGGATGCCGTACCCCGGGCGCCCTGGAGGCTGTCCCAACTTCGATCACAAACGCGGTTGCCCATCGGGGGTGCCTCTGTTCAACGAGGTATTCAGAGGGCCAGTTCACGCTGTATTCTATCGTTTCAACCTCGAAGCGTTCGGCGAACGAATGTTGGCGCGAAACCCGAAGATGACACGGAAGCAATCGCGTTGTCTCTTGTATTGGCAACCCCGGGCGCGTAAGCATCTTCGGGAATTGGTCGCATATACGCTGGAATGGTTCAGAGAACGAAACAAACGGCGAATGGCCTCGGTTTGCCCAGAAGCTCTTGGTGTCGATGTATTCACAACGATGCGAAACGCTGGTGTTGAGTTGGAATGGCCTGTAGAAAAGTGGGTGACACTCGTCGCCTTCGTCGCTCGCCCTAGAGATGGATACGCGGACACAGATTGGTGGCATATGATCGGGGGCGCCGAGTATCAAACAGAACCAAAGCACAATGAAAGTTCGGGTTTGATGACTTTTAGGAAGATCGGCGAAGCTCTGGATATGCACCCGGCCTATGCGCATGCGATTTACGAAAAGGCGTTGCGTAAATTGCGCCATCCTCGTAACCGTCGGGTGCTTCGTGATTTCATCGATCCTTCGCCCAACGACATCGGCCCTTCAGGCGCCGTTAAACGTCATCCGACTTTGGAAGAGATTGAAGAGTATGTGCAGAAATTTTGGCCAAGGTTGATTTGATGGAAGTCAAATACGACAACATCGAGATTTCATTGCCCACTGCGAAGTACATGTTGCGCAAATTGGGCGTGAAGCTCGAAGACGCGAAGCGCCTTGGGGCATTGATGCACCGCGTTGTCCAAGAGGCCATCGAGCGCGAACGAGATGCAGAAAAGACATTCGAGGCATTCAGGGAAACGAGGCGAAAAACATGAAGTGCAATATTTGTGGCCGCCGCGCTCGTTCGATGGTTGACATGCACGATATCGGCGGGCCTGTTCTGGGTCTTTGTTCCGATTGCAAAGGTGCGTTGATGAAGAAAATGAATAGGCTAAGAGGGAAGAGGGGTGTTGAATTGGAAACAGAGGTTACGAGGTGGGCGCTGTCTCGCTGCCGCAAGATTCACAACGAGAGGATACGGAAAACCAGATGGTTGTTGTGGCGCTAATGGAAAGGGCCTGTAGAAATATCTCGGCGATTGAACGCCGTATGCTCGCCTTCATCACAGAGCTTCGTGGCGTTTGGCTCCCGAGGTTGAAGGGGCGCCGCGCGAAGCGAATCAAAGACAAATTGGACGCTGTTGAAAAAGGGCTACGCGACTCACAATCCATGAGTCACGAGGATGACGTTACTGGCACGTAGTGCGGAACCCCTGTGCAAGTACACCTACACAATATTGACACTCGTTGCTTTTGGATAGATATTGGCAACGATTGGAAGTATTATTGGAGGATGGCCTTGGATATCAAAAGAATGTCATCAACCGTCACCACACAGGCGTCGAAGGATTGGGACGGCCACCAGCGTGATATGGATTTGTTGAAGGGACGCCTAGCCAAGGCTGTAAAGCGAAATGGTGTGCTCGTTGAATGTTGGAGTGAGACGTTGGATGCATTGATGCGCCATGGACGTCATCGCGCTGGATGCCCTCGAAAGACGAAGTCAGGAAAATGCAATTGCATCATTGGCACCGTTGTTGAAGAGTTGCGCACCAGAGGTGTAAAGAGAATATCGAAATTGCCTTGAGTCATCGTCCACCACCGCTTTTCAAAATAAAGCGCAGAGCAGACCGGAGGTGGCAATGCGGCGGATCAATACTGATATCACAAATTTCTTGAAAGACAAGACCAATGATGTTGTGGATGGTGATTTGGAAGCGCTGGCAACGATCGTCAACGAACTCATCGACGAGAAATGGGAAAGAGACGAGCAAGGCGATAGGAAAATTGAATTTCACGTGGTAGATCGCACAACAACAGAACCCTTACCATTCATTCCACTTCCTCGGCTTCAAGCTTCGATGAATAGCGAGGAGAAACTGAACGAATACGTAGGTTTGGCCGCCGCCAATGTTCGCCTTGCTCTCGAAAATCTCACCAACGCGTTGAAAATACGTGATGCTATGGTGAAAAATGAGTTGGAGAAGGCGGCCAACGGCTAACCCCTCGTGCGTCGTTCGGGTACGATACAATCATGTTGAAATTGACCAAATCAGAAATGATGGAAGCCATCACCCGAATCTATGGGCGGCTGGCTGAAGGGGCGAAAGACGCAGAGATCATCGAGGAGATGGGAATCAGCGCCGATGATTACGTGGCGCTGAAGACATCGATGTTTGACACGAAGGCCGACGAGATACGCACGCGGCCTATCGAACACGTGTACATCGACTATCTTTTGAAACAGTCGGAGAACGTCAAAGATCTCACCGACATGATCAAGGAATTCAAGACTACGAAGCAATACACGGCCCTCGTAGGAGCGGTTCGAGCGCGCAGTGACATCTATGACAAGTTGATCTCAGTCGGCCAGGATTGCGGCTTGATCCATCGCCAGCCGAAACGCAAAGAGATTATGGCAGGAGTGGTTGTTGCGGACCTCACCAACCTACAGCTCAAGAAAATGATCACGAAAGAGTTGGGCGATCTGAATGCGCTGATGTCGAGGTATGGAGAGCGCAGCATCATGGAAATTGACGCTGGCGAAATCTATCACGGGAAGGCCGAAAGCTCAGTAGTTCTGGATGATGAAGACGACGAGAGAGATTTGGATGTGCCCGCGATTTTAAGCTCAGCTCTTCCGTCACACAAACCAAAGTTCAAGAGTGAACGGGATCGCAGGGGTGCCCGCCGCGCGGGCAGGAAGGTGATGAAAGAATGAGCGGCGAAAAGTCGTTCGACGGGGCTGAAGCCTTGTCGAAGATCAGCGGCATTCCGAAATCAGAAGTGATGAAGATTTGGGAAGAGGTGAAAGCCAATCAACTAACATTGGACAGCTGCGAAGGTCCGCACGAATTCTTGAAAGACACTTCCATTCGCGCAAACAGATACAAGTGTACAAAGTGCGGCGGATGGGCTTCGGCTGAGGGTGCCGGTTGGTACAACAAAGGGCTTCAGCACGGGCGCGACGGCAAATGAAACTCGAAGAGTTGCGCGAGATGTTCTCGGGCAAATCACCCGAAGTAGCGCAACATCCCAAAGTGATCCCTGCGAAGAGGATCAAAATCACATTCGACGACATCGCAAGAGCTTCTGTCGATTTCGCGAACATCCCGGATACTAGGGCTGAAATAATCAATATGGAGGCGAGGAAGCGGTTGGATGAGAGTGTTATCGGCTCTCACTTCACAACAAGCCCGTCCAGGTTGTGGCTGCTCTCGACGCATTGCGACGGCGTTCTTTCGCCTTGTGGCGAGATTCCCACGAATGTTGTCAAAGCATTACCGATGCACACGCCATCAGGCGAGGCAGAAAATTGGTATCTGTGCGAACGTTGTGAAAAAGAATACAAAGAGAATTGGCTGGAAAGTTGTTCTGATTGGGACCTTCTTTCTTGCGAGAATTGCAGGACAAAACCGGCAAGGACCATCCCAGCGCTGACGCGTTATCCTTGGGATGGAACGGGTGAAGATCCCAATAGGCCGCTTGACCTCTGTTTTCGCTGTTCCCGTGATTACGTTGAACATTGGAAAAATATGTGGGGCGAGTATGCTTCAACCAGATTTTAACGATTGGAGTCGATTTTGGTTGACTTCCAATTACAAATAGACTATGATCCCCGTATAACTGAAAAAGGAGAACCGGCCATGACATGTTCACGCAAACACACAGTTCCACAAATACCAGACGAATATTGGAAGTGTTCGAAATGTGGCGAGGTGGATAACTTTGTCCTTGAACCGCCTGAAGGGATGGAAGACAAGGATGAAGATTGTCCATTGCTACATGATGACGATGATTGTGTCTGCTATTCGTGTGGAAATGCGACGACAGCCAAGCGCTTCGCCGCTTCGTTCGCGAAGAAAAATGACTTAGTCGCTTGTCCTTGTTGCGCGGGCAAGGGCCTATTGCCGTCGAAGAAAGCCGCCTCGATCAAGGAGAAGTTGAAATGACAGAATCTATCATTCGCCCTATGTTGGCTGGACAAATCAAGGATGAAGAAAAACTCAAGTATCCGTTGATTGCTTCGCCGAAGCTTGACGGAATACGGTGCTTGAAGATCGAAGGGCGAGTGCTCGCGCGCTCTCTCAAACCGATCAAAAACAACTACATCAGAACTGTGTTGGAGGAGTTGCTACCCGACGGTGTGGACGGGGAGTTGATGGCTGGAGACACATTCCAGGCATGCACGTCGGCTGTGATGTCTGAAGATGGTGAACCAGAATTCAAGCTGTGGTGTTTTGACATGGTTGGCGGAGATTTGAAACAACCGTACATCGACAGACTTCGAGCGTTGAAGAAAGCCATAGTCAAAATCAATGACCCACGCGTTGAATTCGTTCCAATCAAATCCATCAACTCAAAAGAGGAATTGGACGAGTGCGAGAAGAAGTGCTTGGCCGAGGGGTTCGAGGGCGTAATGGTGCGAGATCCGTGTGGCCCTTACAAATGTGGTCGCAGCACCGAACGGGAAGGCTGGTTGTTGAAGCTAAAGCGCTTCGTGGACTCTGAAGCTGAAATCATCGGTTTCGAAGAATTGATGCACAACAACAACGAAAAGAAAACCAACGAGCTTGGTCTGACACAGCGTTCCACGGCAAAGGCCGGGAAGGTGCCGGGCGGAACGCTCGGGAAATTTCTTGTGCGTGATCTGAAAAGTGGCGTCGAAGGAAGGATTGGTACAGGGGTTGGTCTGACGCAAAAGCTCAGGCAGGCGATTTGGGACAATCGAGACGCATATTTGGGCGCTGTTGTCAAATACAGATACCAAGAAATTGGTGTGAAAGACAAAGCACGCATCCCAGTCTTCATCGGCTTCCGCGACAAAACAGATCTGTAATCATCCTGTAGCAATCCAAACACATAGGTAACAGCGAGAGGAACGCCGCAATGTCGGAAAGATATGCCAACATCCAAGAGTCATTGCAAATGATGGCAAAATGGGCGGCGTCTGTTCGTCCGCTGTTGATGGAGTTCATACCTGGTGTGGTTGATGATGAGAATAGACAGAATCTGCTTGACTTCGTTGGTGCGATGGATAAAATATCGGCGTTACTTTCGACATTCAAAGAAATTGAACAGACGTTTTTTGACTCGATGATGGTCATTCAGCGTTGCGGCGCGCACCTTGAATCGAAGCTCAAGAGAGACTTCACAGAGAAGGCCCCTTGCCCACCGGTGCGCGTCGAACTAAACCACCCGGTACACAATCCATTTTTCCACAGGCCGGAAGACTTGAACTAATGGATGCAGATCAACTGATCATAGACCGTCTGCGAGAAGTGATCAGAGATCTTGAAGTGCGAGTCAAAACACAACGCGCCGAACACGAAGCGGACGCTGTCCGCCGCCTCATCGCAGCACTAAACAAACCCATCCAGAATAGCATCGCACACGGAAACACCGTTGTTCAAATTGGGCTTCTGCGTGCCATAAATGAAGAGTTCAACGACTCGATAGGTACAAAGAAACAATGCGATGGAACCGTGGTTGAGTTCGTCGTTCGAGGCGATGATGGCGGAACAACACAGCATACCAAAGGCCAAGGCGAGGATATCAGCACTTCAATTCAACGTGCGTATTCTGAAACGCAAAATGAAGGAAGCTGAAAAGAAATATGAGGTTGCATTTCGCGCATGGAGACGAGTCGACGACAAGTTGATCGACGCCAAGCATGATCTAGAAGACACCCTAAGAAAGCAACGGATCGAAAAAGAAAAACCAGCGCGACCTTGCCGCTGAACCTCCATACGGTTTATGCTTTGGCCTACTGTTGAAGTCGTAAACACCCATTGGAGGAAGAAACAATGTCATCCGGCGTAACAAGAACAAAGACGGGTTGTGTGGTTGGTACAGGTGCTTCACTTGACGTGAAAACCGTAGGCTTCCAACCGAAGTATGTGAAGGTGGTCAGCGTTGCAGGGTTGGTCCAAGAAGAGTGGTATGAAGGGATGACCGAAGGTGATGCTGTAAAGCAGGTCACCGACGGAACGCTCAGCCACATCACAGGCGATACAGGGATCACTCCTCTCGTCAACGGCTTTACGATCGGTCTCGACGTAAACATCAACGTTGCAGGAGTGCCAGTATACTGGCTAGCTGTAGAGTAAGGCGACTCGGGCGTGGGCAACCGCGCCCAAACCTTTCCCGTACAACAGAGGGTTGAGTCATGGCAGATACGTCCACAGCACCGAAGACGGCGCCGCAATACACACACTACAGGACGGTCACCGGCGCCGTGGATACGCTTCCCGAGACGACCAAAGCACACGGAATGAACGCGGCCATATTCGAGCGAGCGAACATCCAGGTAGTTCCATCAGACGGGGCCAATCCAACGGTTGACGTGCTTTGGTGGAGCGATGAGGCGGATGCCTTCATCCAAGAGCACACCAATATCCAAAAGGCGGGCATTGGCGCTGACACACCGTATGAATTCACAATCGAAAGCCTTGGCAGGATATTTTTTGTTGCAGTGACGAGCGGCGTGGCAGCGGGACAGACAGCAAAAATTTTCGTGTCTGGCTACGGGTTGGACGAGTAGGAGTTTGCGATGGAAGGCCATTCGCTGGTGCGCACACGGCTGAAAAGAATGCCCGATGTTGTGACCATTTTGAACAAGAATGGCTCAAATGTCACGCTGGTTTCGGAAGGAATGCTGAAGTGTCGATGTAAATCCTGCGACACCACATTCTACATGTCCAGTGATATGGCACAAGTTTGTCCCTGCTGCATTGGCAGAGAGATTGAAAAAGTGTGGACAAGGCCGCAGACACTTCTCGTGCCTGAGAATGAATTGCCGATAGCGAAGGCTGCCGCTAAAAACAGCGCACGAGGACGTTGATGTTTACGCCTTCGGCCGCTGCGAAGCTCGTGCCACTGATTGGCGAGGGGTCAAAGTCAATCGAACACGCAGAGCGCTCCCAGCTCATACAATACTATCAGCATTGCAAAGCGATGGGATCCGAATGGATCAAGCGCCAAATCATTGACAACAATCGAATCGATATCCTTGCAATGGCTGTGTTAGGTTATGAGGTGCAGCCGTTCCACATGTCGATGATGAAGTATCAGTTTCAGCACCCTGACTCGCTACAGCTCGCTTTTCGTGGCGCTGGAAAATCGACCGTTCTTACCATCACAAAGACAATTCACTATCTTCTGAAAAATCCGAACCTGCGAGTGCTCCTGGCGTCGAAGACATCGACCAACGCCGAAGCGTTTCTGAAAGAGATCAAAGCGCATTTTGAGTCCAACGAGATGTTGACCAATCTCTTCGGTGCCTATTACGATTCCAACCGCGTCACAAAGTGGGACAACCGTGAGATTGAGGTTCTTCCACGAACGCAGCGCACGAAGGAAGCGAGTGTTACTTGTGTTGGCGTCGAGGGAACGGTTGTTGGAAAGCACTACGACATCATCATCAGCGATGACCTCGTTGACGAGGAGAACACGCGCACGAAGTACATGCGCGATAAGACACAACAATGGTATTACCAAACACTAGATCCAACGCTTGAGCCGCCGTCATCAACCGTTCCACATCGAGGTGAACACCATCGCCTCGGCACCCGATATCATTATGATGATTTGTACGGCCACTTGATCGCGAATGAGCTGAAGCATCACCACAACATCATTCGCGCCCTCGACGAGCGCGGGAGAAGCCCTTGGCCGTCGAAGTATCCGTCAAAATGGTTCAAGGAGAAAAAACGCAAGTCAGGCGTAATCATCTTCAACGCACAGTACCAATGCGACACCGAAGCGATGAAGGGCGAGGTGTTCCAATACGACGATTGCCAGAAGGTTGATGACGATCAGATCCCAGGCGGCCTTCGTATTTACATGGGAATCGATTTGGCCATCAGCGAAAAACAAGCGGCCGACCACTTTGCGATTGTAGTCGTAGGGAAAGACAGCACAGACAGATACTACGTGCTGGATTGGTACGATGGACAACTGCGGTTTTCAAAACAGACAGCGAAAATCATCGAATACTACAACAAGTGGGACCCAATACGGGCATCTATCGAAACCAACGCATATCAAGAAGCACAATACCAACAGTTGAAAGACGGCGACAAGGATATTCGTTTGTTGCCTACGAAGCAGGACAAGGACAAGATCACCAGGGCGTGGAAATTGTCGCCAATGTTTGAAGACAAACGCGTTTTTTTCAAGAAGAATATGGACCTGATGATCGAACAACTTGTCTTGTTCCCCAACTATCGATACAAGGATTTGTTCGATGCCTTGGATCTAGCCATCGGGGCAAGCAAGAAACGCAAAAGGAAATCACGCAACAAAGAACCCGGCGTGATTTAAGAGAGGTGGCTGATGGAAAAAACTGTGTCTAGCGTGGTCAGCGCGGTCGCCACCAAGTCAGGGATGCACACGAATCAACAGGCTCTCGACGGCATCCGAGGGAAGCACGGAAGCGTACGGGCGCGAATCATCGAGGTGCAAACACAGAAAGATTTCACGGCAGACCCATCGTCACCTGGAAAGTCAAAGAAGGAAAACACAGACCCTGTCACGAAGTTGGTGAAGAGCGGTCAAGCTCTCCAGCCGCCGTTTGATCTTCTCACACTCTCGATGCTCCCGGAGCACAGCACAGAGCTGGGGCAATGCATCGAGGCCATGGAAGGTAACATTGATGGCTTTGGGCATCGCCTCGTGTCTCGGATGCGACTTGAAGACGAGGGGCTTGAGATCCCCGAAGCCATCAAGAAGGAAATCACCAAAGAACGAGTCAAGCTAATCAACTTCTTTCAGTATGCTTGTGGTGATGATTCGTTTGTGAAATTCAGAAAGAAGTTGCGCAGAGACTACGAAACAACTGGCAATGCTTATTTTGAAGTCATTCGTGACATGGCTGGTAAAATACAGGGTTTTCGCCACATCCCGTCGCACCACATATTGATCGGCGGTCTGGAAGAGAAGGATCAGTTGGTTGATCGTCCTATCCTTGAACTCCAAGAAGATCTCAGTGTGGAGATCAAAAATGTAAAGGAGTGGCGAAAGTTCAGACTGTATGCACAGGCTCGAACCGTCACAACCAAAAACCTATCCACATACACCGGGAAGACGCGTTGGTTCAAACAACTCGGCGACCCAAGGATGTACGATTACGAGACGGGAGCCGTGGCAGACGAGACTCTGCCGCATGAAAGACGTGCCAACGAAATTGTTCACATTGCCAACTATTGCGCTCGAAGTCCATATGGCCTGCCCAGATACATTGGAAATCTCCTAAGCATCTTTGGCGATAGGGCCGCTGAAGAAATCAACTTCATCACATTTCGAAACAACAACATTCCATCGATGGTTGTGTGTTGTTCGAATGGACAGCTCACAGAAGGAACGATTGCGCGAATTGAATCGTTCGTTGAATCGCAAATCCAAGGCAGCGACAATTACTCTAAGTTTCTGATCCTCGAAGCTGAAACTGATTTAGAGGGTGAAGACGCGGGGCAAGTCAAGCTCGATATCAAGCCGCTCGTGAAAGAGCAGCACAAAGATGCCCTGTTCCAAAACTACTCCACCAACAACCAAGACAAGATCCGCCGCTGCTTCCGCCTTCCGCCGCTGTTCGTGGGCCGCGCCGATGATTACACACGGGCGACAGCAGACGCCAGCCGTCGGCTCGCCGATGAGCAGGTGTTTTCCCCCGAGCGTGATGAATTTGATGAGTTGATGAATCGCATTGTGTTCCCGTACATGGGTGTTTTGTATCACAAGTACAAATCCAATAGCCCTAACACAACAGACAACGCAGAGTTGGTGAAGATATTGGCAGGCTCGGAGAAGACGGGCGGGATGACGCCGCGCATCGCCCGTCAAATCCTCGAAGAAGTGTTGAACAGAGACCTGCCGCCGTTCCCGGCTGACTTCCCTGCCGACGTTCCTTTCAGCCTCACTATGGCCGAGGCCGTGAAAAACTTGGCGCAGCCGACAGAACCAGGGCAACAATTCACCGCTGTGAAATCACTCACAGGCGAAGACGACGAAGAAGGACCGGCGTTGGTTGATGCGGAATGTTTGAAGTGCGGTAACAAGCAACTCGTTCACGCCATCGAGAAGTCGGATGACCCGTTGGTGGAATATCTGGTGAATACGAACAAGGCGATTGAGGCCAAATGGCAGAAAGCCCTCAAATCATCCAGCCAAGAAGAAAACGACCAGCCAGAAGATTAGTGGATCAATGCTCTTGTGGGCATCGGTCGATAGTGCTGGATCGGTTGATGGCAGGGTTGACGGCGGCCGATGAGATTGTGGCTAAGGCCGCCGCAGTGTCTGAGATATCGCAAATTGCTCGCATCGAAGTTTTGTTGAGAGAATACCTTTTATCCAAATGGAATGTTTTGTCATCGACAGCGTTGAAAATTGCTGTAAAGCACGCTGAATCCCTATCAAAATCTGAGAAGATCTCGAATGACATCGAGAAGGTGATGAAGCGATTCCCAGGCGAGGTGAAAGAACGTCTCGCCTTTGACGTTGGGCGCATCTACAAGCTGTCGAGGATTGCTGCTTGGAAGAAGGTGAAGACGCGGAAAGGGAGTCTGTCATATGACATGACATACTTCATCCCAACTCAAAAAGCCAAAGCAGAACTGTTACCGTCATTCGATGTTCAGGATGTGAAGGCGGTCGAATCAATCACCAAATACCAATACTTTTGGATTGGCGATCATTACGAACGTACAGTGCGCGACGAAATACGCGACACCACGAAGAAAGTGATGTTAGAAGCGGGGCAGGATCGAACAGCGGCCGGAAAGCTCATGTCAACCGCTGTGAAAGAAAAGCTGGATCATGTAAAGATGCCATCTGGCTGGACCGGAACCCAGAGGGCCTACTATGAAGGTCTGACCGCCAACGCAGCAACAGTGGCGAGGGCATATGGAAATCTGCGATCATTCCGCGAGGGCGGGATCACCAGGTATGAAATCAACAACCCAAATGATGATCGTACGTGCCCGGTTTGTGCGCACATGGACGGGAAGGTTTTCACCGTCGAACACGGATTTACCCAAATTGAAAAAGAAATGGGCACCATTGTTACCAATCTAAAAACGCACACCAAAAACGTCCACCCATGGCTTAGCCCAAAACAACTAAGAGAGATCTCACCATCGCCAGGAAGAATCGAGGGGAAGGCGGGGGAAAAAGATTCACAAGCCCTAGCCGCCGCTGGACAAGCTTGCCCGCCATACCATTTTCTGTGTCGTTGTGCGTTGGACATCAGCGAAGAGATTGGGAGCTGGTCTGAAGTTCCCGAAGAAGACGTTGTGCCAAAAACTCCAACCATCACCCCGGGTGATCTGAAACCGTCTGCTGTTGACAAGATGTTGTTCAATATGACCACGTCTGAGGTTGAAAGCATAGAGTCAATTGGCGGGAAGAACACCAATGCGGCTAAAAAAGTCACGTTGAAAACACAGGGCGGCGAGAAAATAGAAGGCGTATGGAAACCGGCTAGTGGCGAAGTTGATGAACTTCGGATTGGTGTGAAGGGTGGAACATACCACCAACGCGAAACAGCAATGTACGAGATAGACAGAATGATGGGTGGTGATACGGTCATCCCGCCAACAATTTCGCGCCATATGGATGACAAATCAGGCCCAGGAAGCTACCAATTGTGGTCCAAAGGCGCTGCCACAGAATCAGAGGTGAGCAAAAAATACAAAGTGATGCCGGATTCTTGGAAAGAAATGAGGTGGCATGAACTTCCGTCCGCCCGCCGAACGTTCTTGATGGATGTCATTGGGGCCAACGATGATAGGCACCAGAACAACGTGTTGTTCAAAGTCCTGAAGAATCCCGCTGTTAAAGATAAATTGGAAGACACAGTGAAAATGGTAGCCATTGACAACGGGCTATCCTTCCCCAACACAGAGATGGCTCGTTTTTTGTTCCCTGGCGATGCTTATGGAAAGAACGCAGCGGCGTTTTTGAACTTAGATGTGGAATCAATGAGATTAGTCAGAAATTTGAAGATCCGAGAAGTGGCAAGGACACTATCTTCATTTGAAGACATAGACGCCAAATCAATCAAATCCACGCTGGTCAGAATAAAGGCGTTGCAAAACGACCCTGATGCAATAACCAAACTAAGCGGCAGCCAACCCGCGCTAAAAGTGGAAAGATTCGTTGAGCAGTCCTTGCGTTATCCGGCAGATTTGGTGGATGAAAAATCGTTGAAAGAGATTGACGAAATCATGAAAGACATCATCTCAGCCCGAGATAAACAATAGGTACGAGTATGAAAAAGAAAATCGAATTGGTTCGCGTCAATTTGGATAACAACAAAAAAACGAGGTTAGCCACATTCTCTCTGGATGGGGATGAGATGATTTCAGACTGGACAAAAGACGGCGAGTTGACCAAAAAGGAATTGGAACGAAATGGCATCGTTGTGAAAGGTGTTGTTTTGAAGCCTTCAGACGGAAAAAAGTTTTTCGATGCCATTCCAATAGCATACTCGCAGTCATCATTGGTTTATGCCAAAGTAATTTGATTGAATTCCACCCACCTATACAAATTGAGCGCACCCAAATAAGTTTTGCTTCTCGACTGATCACGCTATCTTCTAGCTCCAGGCGACGCCACACCCAACCGGCGGCGCGGAGAAGAGATGAGCAAACTGCCGAGAAAAGCCATTCCAGCGTCCGAGCGATCGGCGCATGTAGCAGTGGCAAAACAAATCACCTCAAGTGACTTGGGAGAATCCGGCAAGGCCAACCCAGCGTCAATCCCAGGATCAGAAATTGACTTGGAATATGACGAAGAAGACACAGCCAAAATTTTCATCCCAATCATCAAAGCATCCGAAGAGCAGAAAACAGTCACAGGTGTTGTCCTTCAACCCGAGACAGTAGATGCGCACGGCGACATCTATGACTCGACGGTCATCAAGAACGCCGCTTGGGACTTTCTTGAAGGCTTTCAGACCACCACTAAACTTGGCCTGATGCACAAAAAATTCAATGTGCAGTTTGGACTCCTCGAAAGCTACATCGCCCCGAATGGTCTTGTTCTGAACAACAAGACGGTGAAGGAAGGGGCTTGGGTGATGACGGTGCGAGTCAAAGATGCCAAAATATGGAAGCTGGTGAAAGAGGGGAAGATCACCGGGTTTTCTATCGGCGGCCGGGCCAAAGTCAAACAACTGAAGTCACCGAACGCGGAGTGAACAAGATGCCCAGAGAAGCAAAGCGAAGATTTGTCTCATTGCGCGTCAACGAAGTGTCGTTGGTGGATTCCCCTGCCAACGAGCAGGAATTCATTGTCATCAAAAGTTTAGATCAGGAGGAACCGATGGCCGGAACAGATCAACAAGTGGCCAACACCGAAACATCGGCACCGGCCAACGCTGAGTCGAATGGGACACAGCAAGCCAGCACCGAACCCGTGGAGAAAATGACTGTGCATGTCGAAAAGGCAGGAAATGACTCTATGGCCGAAGCTCTGAAGCAAGTGACAGAGTTGGTGAAAAGCGTAGCTTCAGTTGCTGTCAAAGCTTCTGAAACACAACCCGCTGCTGATGTGAAGAAGGATGCCAACCAGCAGACTTCCGATCAACCAACAGACACCGAAACCGAGAAAGCTAAGGCGTTTACGCCGAAGCGCTTGGAGCAGGTGAAAAACGCAATGAGCGTTTTGGAAGGACTCGTGAAAGAAGTGTCCGGTGGCAAGTCGGAGACAACCACAAAGGTCGCAGAACCCGAAGTGCCAACCGTCGACACCGCAAAGGCCGCAGAGCAGAACAACATCCTTTCACAGCAACTCATCGACCTCACCAAAAAGCTCGGCGAGTTGGGTGAGGCCGTGAAGAATGGATTGGGTGGCGTGTCTGAAATCACGAAGTCCATCGAGTCTCGCGTTGAGGCGATCGAGAAAACTCGTGAGCCGTCGAAGTCCATTGCGGGCGAAGGCGGCACAGAATCCACCCAGACGCAGAAGAGCTTTTGGTCAGGCGTCTTGTGAGACCAAAACAGGAACTGCCGAAAACACTTTGGTAAAACAAAAGGAGCAAAGCAATGACAGGCGTTTCCAATGAAGAACTGGTCCAGAAGGCGGTCATCACTACTGATGCTCTGGCTGCAGCTGGCAAGTTAAACCCCGCGCAAAGCGATCGTTTCATCGATTATGTGATTGATGAAACGGTTTTGAAGAACAACGCACGCGTTGTTCGATTCCGCAATGAGTCTTTGGAAATCGACAAGATCGGCATCGGCCGACGTGTTGCCGTTCCGAAGGCCGAAGCGCGTGACCCCAACGTTCGGCGAGGTCTCACCACGTCGAAGGTAACGCTCACCCCGAGCGAAGTGATGGTGCCTTTTGAGATTGGCGACAATTTCAAAGAGATCAACATCGAAGGCGAAAACGTCGAAGACACCATCATCCGCATGATGGCGACCCAGTTTGCAAACGACCTCGAAGAAATGTACATTCTTGGCAACAAACTCGGGCCTGCTGTTCTTGAGGGTGACATCTTCGAGAATGGTTCAACCACCCACTTCATCAAGGACAGCTATTTGGCTCTCCAAGACGGTTGGCAGTTGTTGGCTGACAGCGGACACATTGTGGACGCGGCCGGCGGCAGCGTTGGGTTGAGCATCTTCAGCCAAGCCATTCGTGCCATGCCAACGAAATTCCGCCGAAACAAAGGCGCCTTGCGTTGGTTCTTGTCGCCAGACCTCTGGCAGATTTATCTTGAGAAGTTGACCACACGCGCTACGGCGCTTGGTGATGCGGTGGCAGGTGGTGCAAACCACGGTCCATTCGGCATCCCGGCCATCCCGTGTCCGTTGTGGGATTTGCAGCCGCAAGTCACCGAACACATCGTGCTCAACGGTACCACAGCTACGGCGCTCACCAACGCCCCTGTGTCTGAAGTGCACGTGCTTCCTGCCACATTGGGTTCGGCGCCTACGGCTGAGTACAGCGCAACCACTGACTATGTGTTGGACGCCAACGCTGGCACCATCGCACGCGTCGGTGGAACCACCATCGGCGATGGCGCAACTGTGAAGGTGACCTACAAGGCCAACCCACAGATGATGCTCACACACCAGAACAACTTCATCGTTGGCATTGGGCGTGACATCCGCATCGAGAAAGATCGCGACATCTACAAGGGCACAGACCAATACGCCATCACGGCAAAAGTTTCTGTGAACTTTGAAGAAGTCGATGCTCTCGTCAAAGTGCGCAATATCGCCACCACCTAACAACCCGTGGTCCGCCACAGGGAAAGTCTAGGCCATTGATTGGAGGAACTCAAAGATGGCAAATGTAGCAGCTAAAGTCGAGCTGACGGGTAGTATGTCACACACGTACGCTGGTCACATCCTCAAACGAGGAACGCCACAGATAGTGACCAATCCTTCGCTGATTGCGTATTATCGCGCTCAGAAAGGGATTTCGGTCACCATCCTCGAAAAGGCCAAAGCACCGCCACCACCCGCTATTCAACAGAAAAAGCAGGTTGAAGACGAGGATGAAAGCGGCGTTGACGGCGAAGAGAGCGGCGCACAGATTCGGCAATACGCCGAGTCAGAGCTGAAGATGATGACCAAAGCGCAGCTGACTGAAATTGCCTTGGAGTATGCTTTGGCGGTCGATGATTCGACCAAAAAAGCAGACATCGTGGCAGCCATCATCGAATCTCAGAGTTGATGGTCTATCAAGGAGGCAGCCATGCCACTGGTTTATGTACCGCTCGGCACACCGCCAAGGCAGGTGGATGACTTCAAGGGTGATTGCGAACGCTCTGTGAAAGGGGCGCTTCACTTCCACCCAGAGTCAACCAGAATCATTTCCAAAGATGAGTTGGCGCACATCAAAGAGCACCATCGAGACTTTGGAAACCGCCTAGTGGTGATAGATGCCAACATGGCGCCAACAAAAGTTGTGAAGGCAGAAGAGAAGCCCGAGAAGCCTATGACCACCCGTCAGAAACAACTGGCAGGGCAAAAGGTTTCCCGGGCTCCTTCGGCCCCGCAGCCCAAGGCGTCATACAACTTCAGCAGCTCTGAAGAATCGGTCATTTCATCGACCGAGGAGCCGAAGAAGAGCAAACACAAGTAGTGTTGCGGCCTTAGTCCTGCTTGGCCATTAGTGCTCAATGGGAGGCCGTTGTGCTCAAAATACACACATCCGATGGTCAGACTACGATTGTCGACTTGAAGGATGAAGCATCAGCCAAAGAATTTCTGAGCAAATTACGCTCAACCGAAGAACAGCAGCGAATCACGGGAGCAACCGCGACTCGCCGCTGTTCAGGCCGTTTCTATTGTGAGACGTGCGGACGAACCGTCAAAGCAAAGTGTTCACGCTGTGGTGCAATCGATACCTCTTGTGGCAAGAGCGCGCAATTTTCGCTCAGCAGGCCTATTGGCTTCGAGCGCGTATGGTATCACA